ATAATCTTGGTGGATTAAATAAATCCATTTTTTATTTTTCTAATTCTGAAATTTGGCCTTCAGCTTGTGGTTCAAACATTTGTCCATTTTGTTCCTTGAACTCAACAATAGAATTTAATTCTGCTTCATCCACAACACTAAACGGAACTTCCTGTTCGCCAACTGTAACATTCAGTTTTTCAACTTCTTGTTGTTCGGCCATTTGTTTCATTAATTTGTTTAAAGCATTTTGCATTGCGTATTTTTCGTTTGAAACTTTTTTGTTTCTTTTTTCAATTTTTGCTCTATGAGCTTTTGCTGTTTTTCCCATTTTTATTTATATTAATCGTTTAAAATTTCTTGTTCATCATCCTGTGGAATAATATATGTTGTCTCAACTTTTTGTTTTGATAATCTATTTTCTTCAAACCATTCAACTATTGCATTAATTGCCCATACTGAACCGGCGGATAACATACCATCAAAGAATACTGAAAAATATTCGTTAAGTCCAATAATAGTGTGAACTGGTGAGAACATTGTTAATGATAAAAAGAATCCAACCCAGGTACTAGTACAAAGTGGGCAGACAATAAGTTCTGATAGAAAACTAAAAATTGGTCTTAATAATTTAAAACCTTCTTCTGAACTTTGTTTATGAATAAAATTTCTTACACCATTAAATATGGATCCATAAACTAATATGGTTGTCATGCCGTAAGCTGCTAACATAAAAATCACTAAACTTGTCATACTGTATCATTTAAATTTGACCCCCTCATAAAAATAGCTTTTAAAGGATTTTTCGTATTTTGGAGGTCTTGGTTTATTTTTTCTAAATTTTTTATTTTTTCATTTTTTTCTGTGAGTTCTTTTCTCAACTTTTGTAGGGTCTCTTGAAGCATTTTTTCGTTTGTTTTGTCTAAACTTATGTCTAAATTACGGCTAACTTCGTCTAATTCTTTATCCTTTTTAGAAATTTCATTTTCAAAGTATTTGATTTTTTCAAGTAGTTCAGTTTCACCCGTCTTGTCACTAATATATTCTACTTTTGTGACAACTTTTTCTACTGGAACTTCTTTTATAATCACCTTCTCAACAATGACTTCCTTAATAACCTCAACTGGTACTTCCACCCGTATTTCACGGATTACCTCAATTTCTACCTGTTTTTCACCAACAATACCCGTTTTTAAGTCTTTTTCACCATCATTAAGTGTTTTCCCCAAAAGACCATACTTCTCAATGTTAAACCCACTGTCAAAACATTTCTTAATGAAACCATCAACATCTTCAATGTTATTTAGGTTACAATAACTTTCAACACTTTTACTAAAAATTTTTGAGTACTTCGGTTCCATTTTCAATATCTTCAAAAGATTTTATTGCGAACTTCAAAAACGGTTTTGGGTTTTCAAGGTCTGTATAGGTATATTCTTTAGTTCCGAAATCATAAGTTCCGAAACCGTGGTTTCTGATGCTCTCTCCAATGTTCTGTTGAATTGGTGATCCAATCATATATCCTTTACCAGTTTTAAACTTAAATTCCTGTCTTTTATGGATATCTCCACATAATACAATATCAAGTCCGTTAAACTTTTCAACATCATATGCTTCTTCACCAAAGTCAAAACCAAGATCTGTTTTCATCCCTTGGATTGGTCCGTGAAATAAACCAACTTTAATTCCGGTTGCAACATTCAAATCTGGTGGTATGTTTCCTTGGTATTGTGAGTAAACACACCAACTAACATTATCATCCTCATAAACACCACGGTCCTTGTAATAAACAATGTTTTTGTTATTTAATGAATCAATAATCGGAGATAAAGCGTCTAACCTATCAGTATTATTCACAAGGAAATCGTGGTTACCAGGAATAATAATTGTTTTTGCAATATATGAACATTCAGTTAATAACCATCTGACCATTTCTATCAATTCCGGTGTTAGTTGATTTTTTGAATGGACAAGGTCGCCAGTAAAAACGATTCTATCCGGTTTAATTTCTTTCCATTGGTTAATGGCATTTTCCATTATAGATCTATATAGATCGTGGTCTTTAAATAATCTGATGTGTAAATCAGAAAAGTGTACAAGTTTTTTTATCATTACATTACAATTTTTGGGGGTGTTCCTAAATCATCATACCCATCATCTTTGAATGGGTTCGATGGTACGGGTACTGGTTCGAATCTATGTGGTACTATTGTTGATGGATTGGGAAAAAATGGGTCAACATCTTTAACTTCATTCATTTTTTCAACAATTGGTGTTATTGGGATGTGTTTATCCTCTAACCTACCATATAGGTATCCTTCTAACCAAATATAAAATTCTTTGTGTGTCATACTAATTCTCGATTATATAAATTTGCTAATATTATTCTTGCAAACTTAAATTCTTTTGCCTTATTTAATTTTAACCCATATGCGTTTGCAATAACTTTGAGGTGTGGGTAAGCCTCACTGATTGTCATTTTACCAATTTCCATAATTAATCAATAAAAAGTTCAAAATCTTTATTTACGTGTCCACAATCATTACACATATAAGTTGGGAATGGTACAATTGTATCTTCAGAGCTGCCAGTCAAAAGTTTTGGAACTTTTTTAATCATTGTGACTTCTTTAAAGAATTTTGATTCACACTTTTCACATTTAACAGTTTCCTGTTGTTTTAAATCGATTCTAGGTTTAATAATGTCTTCCATTTTATATTATTTTTTAAGTTTATTCAACATTGGTTTTATATTCATATCAAGTATAGTATTTATTGTGGATTTATCAACTCTGTATTCCACATATTCACGGTTTTCTGTGAGTCTTACAATGATACAACCTAACAATTTTATATCTTCGTACTTGGATCCTTCGAGCATTTTAAGAAGTAGTTTACCATATAATGGTAATTGAGTATTGTAATGGCCTAATGCGTTATTAGGTAGATATTGAAATGGGTATCTCATTGGTTTTGTATACCACTGTTTAATAAAATTTTTCTCTTGGTTACTTTTCCAATCTGTTATTAAAATACCGATTTCATTATTTTTACTTAAGACCAACCACGCTTTATCTGGTTGGCCTACATAGCCAAATTCTGGATGACCTAAAACAATCTCCGTATCAATTAAAACACATCCCCGTTCTTTTAATAATTCAATATAATTTTTACCACCTACAATCATTGAATCGCTCACAACAATTTGTTTCGCATCACATTCAAATATTGGTTTTCTAACTTCTTTATCTATATTAAATTCTTTTAAGGTGTGTTCTTCCAAATAATAATGAACTCTTGATCCCATATTTGTGGATTTTGTTCCTTTTTCAGCCCATTCCGCTAATAATCTTTCGGTTTCATCTGGATTTCCCCCAGACATTTCATACGCTTTTTTTTCTGTCGGAAATTCATCATAAAATAATTTCATTACTTTTGATACAGATGGAAAATCTGATCTTAATGTTCCGTCTACATCCAACATTGTGTATTTATGCTCATCTTCTTCAAAGGTTAATTGAAACTCTTTTTGTCTTTCAGATAAGATATTTCTTATTTCCTCCGCTACTTTATTTAAATCCATTAGTCTCTTATTTCAATATAATAATCATTTATTTGTCCTTTTAAATCACAGACATCTCTATCATCCGGAAGTCTAACAATCTTAACCCTACCCCACAGTTCACCTCCATTTAATTCGTGATATAATTTAACAGCGTTATTCCAAGCATCACCATCCAAACAAATTATAACATTTCCTTTTGCATTATTGTAGATTGTTTCAAAAAGGAGTTCCGACATATGTTTTCCAAGCATTACAACTGGATTATCTAAAAACATTCCATCAAATGCACCCTCAACTAAGTATATATCTTTGTTCCAATCAATTAAATTTTCCCAAAATATAATTTGGTCTTTTTCTGCTTCTGGATTTCTATATTTGGCCCTACTATTAACGTCCCAACTTCTACCGACATAATAGTTTAAATCACCTTTTGCGTTGTATGATGGTATAATAATTCTACCCATATGACTTCCTTTATCGCAAAAACCAATTCCAAACCTTTCGATTATTTCATCATTTATTCCTCTGCTTTTAAGGTAATTGTAAGCTTGTTTTCTAACCGGATATACTGGGTGTGAGTCTTTGAATAATGTAAAGCTATCAGGAAGTACAACTTTTGATTTTTTTACTTTTACAACTTTTTCGGTTTCATCTGGTCTTAAAATATTATAAAGTTTTTTTAACTTTCTATTACCAAACTTATCAAAAAGTTTTCCTAAATTACCGTGAGTTCCTTCACTGTCGCCACAAGCCCAACATTTATAAACACCATCAAAGTAATTTACTTCAAGGTTGTGTTTGTTTCTTTCATCATCACACACTGGACAGTTAAATGAGATTTGACCACGATTAGCATAGTGTAATCCGTGGTCACCCAAAACTTCTTCTAATAATTCTACGATTGCTTCTTGTTCATCCATTCACTATAATATAAGTGAATTTTTTAACTTAATCAAATATTAATTTTTTTCCATTTCTTTTTGATTCATATAAATCAGAAACATTGATATAGTGTTTTAGAAATCTTTTTTCGTCAATTGAATTTGCATCAATTTTAATATTTTCGTCTTTGTGCTCGCACTTTGAGACCTGGATTGTAGACCAAACCCATAAATTTTCATATAACCAGGTATTAACCATATAATCATAATCCCAATTATTTTTTTCACACTCTTTATGGATATGTCTTCCAATTTCTACGGTACCAATTACATGATCACCAAGTTTTTCTCTTTTTTCAATTGATTTTTCAGTTCTTATCGCAAGACTTAAACCGCCTTGTGTTCCAATACCCATATAACCTAAACCACGGTATGAATCAAGTTTCAAATCAGCTTCTGGTGTATTTAAATTTATTGCATTTTTTAAATCTATTAGTTTTCTGTAGAAATACCTTTGGTACTTTTCTTTGTTTTCATTCCAATAATGGTCTCTTCTATACTCATTAAAATATTTTTTTACGTCTATGCCCATACTGAAATTATATTATTCTACAAAGATAAGTAAAATATTTTAATTAAACAACTTCAAAAGATTTTTTTATTTTCTATATTTATATCTATATGCCTATAGACATAACAATTAACGATATTTCTGGTCAAACACCATTTGATGTTTACGTATGTAACACCGGACAGACATATTGTGTTTATTCGGCGACAATAACATCTGGTAACTTACCTTACACTTTTGAAGTTCCAATTTCTTTTCTAAACTCTGAAAGTGTTAATTTAAGAATTATTGATGATAATGACTGTCAAATAAATCAAATACTCATAATATAATGGCTTGTACTGAAATAAATTTTTGTGTAGATTCTGGTGGTAACCTTTATGATGGTGAATACTCAACAGATACCAGTACATATAATGGGTTTACTTCTTATACTGGTGATAGTGTACCATTTTTTATTTACTATTCATTAACTGAAGATAGATGGTGTTTATCTACAAGTTTGGGTGGTTCTTGTTTACAATTTGGTCCGGTTGGTATTGTTAGTGATTGTCCTGATTTTGATGAAAGTTTTTTTATAACTGGAATTTGCATTACAACCACAACAACAACTTCTCCTTGTGATGTTTTTGATTTTGAGGCGATTTTTGATTGTTTGGTCCCAACGACTACCACAACAACCACGGTAGTTCCAACAACAACTACAACAACTACAATCCCTTTTGATCCTTGTACTGGAGTGTCGGTAAATGCCTCAATAACTGCTTATACAACGACAACAACAACAATACCTGTTACAACCACAACAACAACAGAAATTATAAGACCTTGTAATTTTGATGGTATTGTAACATTTAATACATTTGATGAATATATGAGATGTGGTAATAGTAAGAAATTTAGAGATTGTTTAACGGGTCTTGAATATTTTTCAAATGAATTAGTATTTAACGAATCTGGTGATACTTTAATTCAAAATTGGGTTTATAAATCAACAATAAATGGTGTGTCGACTTGTGTTACGTTTATGGGTCTGGTTGATAACATTAGTGGTTCAGATTTGGTTGTAATAAATGAAACTTTAGGTTCCGAATTACAAGGTGCTTGCTTAGAGTGTGTTCCGGATCAAACAACTACAACAACCACAACGGTCGCACCAACAACAACCACCACAACAACTGCTGGTTGTCAAATAATTCAATATATTGTGCAAAATAATGGAATTACTATTCAAGAGCTTAAATATTTTGATTGTGATGGTAATACAATAAATTGTATAATTGGTACTGGTATTAATTCAACTAGAAAAATATGTTCAAGTAATCTTCCGATTGTATTACCTAATTCCAATGTTTTGGTATATCCAGTTGTTCCACAAACATTTTGTAGTTCTGTAACAATTTGTTAAAAAAAAATATCGTCTAAAAAGACGATATCTAATTTTATATGTGTTTTAACATATAATTTTAATTATATGTGATTTATCATATATTACTTCCAAATTTCTTTTAACCTCATAAACCCTAAAACACAAGTATAGGCATCTGTTTGGTCAAAATTTTCTTTTTTAAGTGTATTGTTTTTTGTATAACCCCAAGTTATTTGTGGTTCACGTTTTGCAACCCTTTCCCAAATTAACATTTTTTTATCAATATCTTTTGGTAAACCACCAAATAAAACATATTTACCCTTATCATTTTCTTTAACAAATTCTGGCCAAGCGTATTTTCTTGAGTTATAAGTTGATATAAATTCCGGAACAATACCTAAAATATTATATATTTCTTTACAAACAAAACTATTAAATCTTAATAGGGTTTGGATTGTATATACATTATTTGAATTTAACAATGGTTCTTCGATAATTACCTTAACAATTCCCAAATTAACATATTGTTTTAGTTTTTCGGCAAAAATCTCCGATTTTAAAATTAATTCTTTTAATTTATCATCATCACCCTTAACAATTTTTGGTCTTGGTGAAATATGTGTTAATTCCAATAATTCTTGGTTTTGTACGTCAAATAAAGCCCAACCAATTGTACGGGTTGAGATATCTAATCCCAATACTTTTGGTGAATTTTTAATTTGTTTTCCCATAATAATCTTTTTATTAAGATTATAACTTAAAAGGTATAAAACTAAATAATTAGATATCTATCTTAACTACGTATTGTTGGATGCCTTGTCTTAATGTTGGTGATTGTAACTTTGACATTACAAGAATATCCTTATTATCATCAAGTAATGCAATTTCAGTTACATATGATTTCGTACCTGGAGTCCAAGATGGATTTGTTGATACCTGGAACTCACTAGAACTTAAATTTATTTTATATTTCATTTCATAAATTGTTGCCATTATGTCTGTTTCAAATGAACCATAGAAATAATATTCATCACCAAAATTTAATGATTGTCCTGTATATCCAACTGGTGTTAAGTTAACATAATCATTTAAATTGTAGAATGGTGCCGAATTGTAGTTGTCTGGAGAAATAATAAACGTTGTTCCAGTTAATGAGCTTTGGGTTATAAAACCATCTATAAAACTATTTTGAATTTGTGTTGTAAAATCTATTTTTTTCCACATTGCAGGATTTGGTCTTTGTCCTGTTGGTACTTTTTGTACTAAAATTTCAAATTCGTCACCAAAAAAACCATTTGGTGTAATACAAGGTGAACAATTTGGTAAATAATTTGTTGTTGTAGTTGTTGTTATTGGAAATATGGTTGTTGTTGTCGTAGTACATCCACTACAACCATCAACCAAATCAATAATTAAATCACCTTTTGATTGGATACCAGAACTTGAACAGACTACAGTTCCAGTATTTCCTGGTAATGTAAGCGGTGATGTTTTTGTTTCATCACAACAAGGTGTAAATATAATATTTGTACTTCCAGTAAGTTCTGTATTTGTAATTTGATATCTACCACAGAACGGATTAGTTGTTGTTGTCGTAGTAATAGGTTGCAAACTATATGGTTGTATTAAACAATTAAAATCACCACCAAATCTTACTGCAACATTTTTTGAAACGTCTGGGCTACACTCATTATTATTACCTTTAATCGACGAATAATAATTACAATGTAATGAATTTGTAAAACAATAAGTGTTATTAATTCTATATGTCACAAATAAAGTTTGTGAATCACCAGTTAATATACCTTGTGATGATGTTGTTGTATCGCAAGTATTTGGTGTTATTAGAGAAACTTGTGGTGCCGGTAATGTCCAGTTTCTATTTGACTTATACGACATAGCCGCAATAATTTCTTCATCATCAATAATAACTAACTTACTATCTGGAAAAACCTTACCAATCCTATTTGGTAATCCATCTGAATTAGGGTTTGTGTCCCACAAATGATAATATCTAATACCAGGTTGATTCATTCCTTCATTTTTTGTGGATTGAATGTAATATGGTGTAAACAACTCTTTACCATCAAATCCTGGAGGATCTACCCAGAAAGTTTGACCATTACAACAATTTGGGTTTTTATGCCACATTAACCAAGGAATATGTAGCTTAAAGTTTCTTGCTTGTCCAGTTGTATCATCTGGATTGGTTGGGTCATATGGTTCTAACGCAAATTTTTCACCATAGAAGAAATCAATTGTTTGGTTTGTATAATGAATTATTGCGATTGCTTTTTGTTCTTCTGGTTTTACTGGAACAATTTCACCAAAAGAATTATAATAAAAAGTATAACTTGTATCTGTTTGTCCTAAACTAGAATTATACCCAAAATATTCTTTACTACCAATATAATCTATTGATCCAAATTGTGTGTAGTCTTTAAATTGACTTGGGATCAAGCCTGCTGGGTTTTCGGTCCAAGGAATATTCATATTCCATACTTTAACATCAAATTGATCTGTATCACAAATAGATTCAAAATCAATAACTTGTTCACTCCAATGTGGCATAGGTGTTATACTATCGTATAATTGTGTCATACTAGAAGGGTATATAATTACCCTAGAATAACAATTTACAGGATAACAAGTATAATTTGGTATATTTCTATCAACAGTTATTGTGTCCAAACAAACATCAACAATTTTATATGTTAACATAATTGTGCAGCTCTGTACTGGCATAAAACATTCCGGTGCTGGAGGTAATGGGCATTGTGGACTAGGTGTTGGTGTTAAACACGGAGTCTTTGACGGTGTTGGGGTTGGTGTTGGTGATAAACAAGGTAGAATAGTTGTTGTTGTCGTTGTAGATGTTGTTGTCGTTGTTCCAGTAGGTGTTGGGGTTGGTGTTGGTAAATTTATACACAAACAATTACAATCCGCTTGTCCATCATAAAAAATTGTTATAATATCACCAATTTGTGGTTTTACGGTGTTTGGTGTGTTACATCCAGAATAAATAAGTGTGATTTGGTTTGACCCGTCTAATGTTGACATATCAACAACATAATTACCGGTTAAAGCATATTGATTACCCGTCAAAACTTCCCAATTTACTGTAGATGCTGTTGTGATTCCACCAAAAAATCCTCTTAATGGGGCTCGATTAAAAACTGGATCAATAATAGAATCCATAAATGGAATACCATAAGTGTTACTTTGGTTGGTATCGGCATAATAAGGATATTTAACATATTGTCTATTTGATTGTGGAACACCAACAGTATTTTGACTATTGAATCCAGGTTCTAACACAAAACTATTAGATTGGTTGTAGGTTTGGGGTAATTTATCATATGATACTTCACTATCTCCAACTTGGAAATAAGATATTTTGAAATTACCTTGTGATAATTTTTGTCGTCCTGCGTCTGTAATTCTTGTGTTTACTAGACCTGCGGTATTTTTAATTATGTATGCCATTATCCAATAAATATGCTTTTATATTTTTTGTGCTGCAATTTCAGCAGGTGGGTTTACAACTTGTACATCACAACATATACAATTATTGACTGTTGGGTTTCCAACAAGATATAAACTAAATGTTCTATTTGCGCCACGACATAAACCTAGTGGTAAATTATTTATAATATCAGTATACGAACCGGTTATTGTTTGTCCACCACTTATTGTTAATTGTTTTGTATAATTCTTTATTTGTTGATTCTGCGTTATTGGAAGAACAGAGCAATTAAGACTCAAAACACTTTGACTATTATTTATAGACGGAATACCCATATCACCTAAACCACCGTCAAATGTAACAACATTATCTAATGTTGGGGCTGGTGTAATGCTTGCTGGATAGTAATTAAGTTGAGAATATTGTTCGATAGAAAAAGTAATTGTCTGATTTGGTGTAAGATTATTAGATGGTTGTATCTGGAATGTATTTAAATTATCGTCAATTGTTAATGTTAAAACAAAAGTTTGTGGATTTGTTTGTGTTAATGTAACAAAATTAGGTGTTGATTGATTACCTAAACTATCTTTTACTACAACAATGTAGTTTCCAGCGTTTAAATTAGAGAATGTTGATAATGTACTAAAAGTTGTTCCGTTGTTTATTGAATATTGATACGGCGGAACGCCTCCATACCCCTGTATTGTTATACTACCTTTTGTTTCACAAATTAAATCGTTTTGTGTTATGTTTGCAGTAACTTCTTTATAACTTACACAAGTGCCTGTTGTTACGGTAATGTCTATAATATTAGGGTTACCAAGTCCTTGCCAACCAATTAAAGGTGGTGTTGCTGGATTGTTATTTATAATACTACCAAAAATTGAGCTTCCAGATACAACCCACTGATTTGTCGTTCCGGTATTAAAATACATAAACGATATGTTATCATCTGATAACCAACTTTGATTACCGTTAGTTATACCATAGGGTTCAAACTGAATTTGATCTAAAATTACATATTCTACTCTTGTTCCACTTCTTCTTCTAATTGTCATACACAAATCACCATATACTGGTAGTGGTTTTATTGTTGTGGTTGTTGTGGTTGTTGGTGTTTCAGCGGTTAAAACACAAGTTGTGTTGGTGGTAAAATCACCATAGAAATCAATAACAGTTGCATTGTAATTTCCAGCGTTAAGATTATAAATTAATGGTGTAATACTTCCGGTACTCCAAATTATTGTATAGGGTGATGTTCCACCAGTTATTATTAATGTTGCTGCACCATCAAATGAATTATAAGTTGATGGATGTGTTACTAAACACTCAACTTCCATCGGGAATATTGTTAAGACATCACATTCATTTCTTGGTTGTATTGTAATTGGTACAGAACAAGAACATCCTTCTTCTTGGTTAATTTCAAATCCATAAGTTTCAACACAGCTTTGTACTCCAATGTATTTTACTTCGTAACATTTTTCTGGTATTGGTATAGGGTCTGTTATAGTGATTAATAATGAATTATTTACATATCCAGAAAAAATTGGATTTGCACTAGTGAATGTTGGCACAGTTCCATCACAAGAAGATATTTCATAACAATCTGTATCGCAAGGGTGGTTTTCAACGCAGCTTGGGCAACCTAAGTCACCAAAAACTTCTGGGTTTTTAAATATTGGATAATAATTTGGTTGTAAACCAAATTTTATTGTTTTTTTATCGTAAACATAAAAACATCCATCATATGTTTCACCGCTAGGTGATGAAGGAACATAATTATCGCAGTACACAGAATCGTCAAGATTCAAATAATCATCATTTGCAAGAATTGTTATATATTGATTATCAATACAACAAGAACTTAAAAAATAAATTGAATTTGGTGTTACAAATGGGTCACGTTCAAAATTACTTGTGTTACCGGTTATTGGGAATAAAGAACAAAAATTTATTATAGCACTTTCTTGTGGTTCAAAACTATCAGAAACTGTATTTCCAGAACAATCAATAAACGTTAATGTTTCAGTTGTTGTTCCGGTATTAACAATACTAGTGACTTTACAAGTTGTAAAACAATTTAGAACTAATGGTGGGAATTGGATTTTAGCCATACTAATAAATAATTAGTTTTTTGTTTTTTCAATATAAGATTTCATAACCTCAATATATTTTATTGTTGTGCTATTAGAATCTATATAATCGAAATGATTTTCATTTTCACGAAGTTTTTCTATTGGGTCAACATTTATGTAATCACCTTTATAAAATTTTGTAGATTTAAGGGTGTCGGTTACACCTGCCATATGAAGAATAGGCATTTTTTCATATTTTTCTACGTTATCTGTGGCCCAAGAAAAATCAAGTTCATTTGTAATTTCAGTTTTATAGTCAGATAACCATAAATTCCAAAGTAATGACCACATTTCTGCGGTCCAAAATTGTATTTGACCAGGATTGATTGGGAATCTTCTTTGGTAGTCTAACATTTGATTATATAATGGTGTGCAGTCATCATAAACTTTTTTCCAAAACTCTGAATTTGTATTTTTTATAAGATATTGACCACCACCAGAATTTTTTTGATTTTCTTTTATTATTTCCACATCAATACCAACAACACTTACCATTTCTTTTATTAATTGCCCTTTTTCTGAATTTGGGTGTCTAGTTTCGTAGTTATTACAACAATACATAATATAATCATAACCAATATATCCAATTGTGTCGGACAAGTAATTAATACCACCTTTAGCTAGTTTTTTGAAATCCGGTAGTGTTCTAAAAATTATATCTGCATCGTGTAGAAATATTTTTTTACCTAATTTTGGAAATTCCTTTAAAAATTGTGAAACAAGATATGGTTTTATGCTAGGGATATAGGATTTTACATCTCTATTATCTTCATAAAAATGAATATTTACACCTAGTTCTTTTAACTCTAAAGCACCTTTACTCGGTTCTTTAATTCCGTGAACTAACGCTAATATTACGTGAATTTGATTTGGGTCAATTCCTTTTTCTATAAAATTGTGAACATAAAGTTTAATTTGCCAATGAAAATATGGAACATCAGGTTGTGCTGTAACAAATACAATATCTTTCATATTGAAAATATATTGTTAAATTTTTTAAAGTGAACTAATTTACTTGGTTGATAGTAACAATAAGAGATGGGATTGCGGGTACACTTCCAGTGGCTGGTTGGTGTTTTAATAACAATTGGTTATCTACATTACTATTTATTTCCCATTTTAATTCAACATATTCATTTGGTGTTGTAGTACTAAAAAAGAAATTCCAAGCAGGAACAATATATATACTATTTGAAGGAAATCCAATCTGACTAGCACTATATAATACATCAAGACCGTTTTGATAAAGCCATATGTGTGCGTGTGTAGAACTATTACCACCAGTTTTTACCATTTGAGCACTAAATGCTAAATTATAAACACCAGGATTTTGTATTACAAATATTGTATTTGCACTTAAAATAATTCCAGTATTCCAAGAATCTGATGTGTTTGCCGACATAGTTAATACTGTATTAGCAAGACCTGTTTGGTCTCCAGTGTCATAAAAAGATGCGTAATTTTTATTTAAAGTACTTGTAATATCTCTTTGTTTAATAACACCAGTTGATACGTCTCTCACTAACATATTATCATTTGTACTATCTGTCTCTGGTACATTTTGTAATGCCAAATAATTTACGTGGAAAGTACAAGCTGATACTGATATTACATCTTTACCATATGTTGCCGACATTTCGTGATTAACGGTGTTTCCAGATCCACCTAAAATTGTTCCGTAATTAGAAATTGATGTATTATTTATACCACCTAATATTGATGAGATGTCTCCACAAGCAGCATTAAATCTACCTCCACCAATGACAGATGTTGCACATATTGCCTTATTACCCCATCCACCACCTATTATACTATATGTTGAGCTTGTTGTGTTTGATCTACCTCCCGCAATTGTTGTTCTGAAACCTAATGCTGTGTTTTGACCACCACCACCAACAAAACTACAAAAAGATGTTGCTTTATTTTGTTCTCCACCCACAACAACAGAGTGTATTCCAGATGCTGTATTACACTGGCCACCACCAACAAAAGAATATAAATTAGACGCTGTATTTCCAGAACCGCCAATTACCGTTGAGTAATTACAAATTGATTTGTTTATAGAGCCACCACCAACAAATGAATAATTACAACTTGCAGTATTTTGTAGTCCGCCGTTTACTGTTGATGAACATCCGATTGACCTATTTTGACCACCACCAACTACTGTTGAATAGCTATTTGAGGCTGTATTACAAAAACCACCACCAACAAATGAATAATTTCCAGACGATGTGTTTCCGGTTCCACCACCAACAAGTGAATAATCACCACTTGCATCAGCACTAACACCAATTCTTTGTGTTGAACCAACCCCAGAACCAACTTCATATAATTGTGTAGAACCAGTCGTAAATCCAGTTATTGTTACTGAACCATTTTGTCTATCTAACACTAGTGTGCCACCAGAATATGTTCCTCCGGTAACATAATAATCTGTAGAACCAGTCGTAAATCCAGTTATTGTTACTGAACCATTTTGTCTATCTAACACTAGTGTGCCACCAGAATATGTTCCTCCGGTAACATAATAATCTGTAGAACCGGTAAATCCGAATAATATTGCATCAGATACTTGCTGTATTGTTGTTTTATATGATGAACCGGCTGGATTTTGTGATGTATCACCAGTTATTACAATATGAATTAAATCTTGTAATGTTACTCCGGTTGCTAATGTTCTGTCGGTAAGAAATGCCATCTATAGTTTTATTTATAAATACATTAAGTTTTATTATTGGAACTGATAAATTTGATAATCCATAAAGAAGAAGTCGTCACCATCTTGATATTGTTTTTCAACTGGTTCCGTTTCAATACAAATAAGTGTTATTAATCTTTCACAATTAGTAGAATCAATTAGTTTTAACCCAATTGCTGGTGCTGTATTAAATTGTGGTGGTAATGTTATTGTAACTGGTGTTGTTGTTATTTCACCAATATAAACACATTGATTTCCATAAACATCACAAGCATAACCACTAAATGGTGGTAATAAACCAGTTATTGAATTTATTATTAAATTTGTCATAATCAATCACAAGAAACACAAGATATATTATATTCTATTACCAAATTTGAAATTATTTTTGTATCATTTAATAAATTATACGTTTCCTTTCTACAATTTTTTTCAATTTCACTACAATCATTTGTTATAGTAATTTTATTATTTGTATAATCTATTATCACTTCACCAATACCAACAAATGTTTCTAAAATGTTTTTTAATGCAAGTCCCCAGTCTTGGTCGTTTGGAAAATCATTAAGTCCACTTGAAATATAAAATATGTCTTGTTTTGTTTCTGTACCAACTGTAACCTGGACACTAAATTTTGCGTCATTTACAATACAATTTGTATCGCCAGAAGTTAAATCATAGAACCCCTCGTTAAACATTTGTTTGATTCCTCTTTTTCCAATTATCTCAGAATTTTGAAAATTACCTTCACAGATTTCAAAAGTTGTATATGTTCCTAAAATTTCAGTACCTTTTAATTTTGTAGTTCTTGTAAATGAACATCCGTTAAAATCAATTACGGTACAAGAATAAACCCCAGATGTTAGACCAGTAATAGTAAGACCAGTTTGTGGTCCAACATTTCCAACCCAATTAAATGTAAATGGTGGTGTTCCACTTGTAATTAAAACATCAATTTCACCATCATTTCCAAATACCGGATTAAATGTAACAAAATCAAAATAAACACTACTTGATGGTGTAATAAATATTGGTTTGTTTTGAACACATCCAGTATTATCTGTAACAGATAATGTATAGTTTCCAGATGGAAGGCCATTGAAATTACCGTTAAATTGAAAAGGTATATTTGTAGGTCCAGATAATGAATAAACTATTGGGAATGTGGCGCCACTAGAAACAGAGACACTAAACCCACCATTTGAAAGTCCGCAAGTAGTTCCAGTTGTTGTTGCGGAAATTACAAATTTATCAACAGATGAAATACTTGTTGTTCCGGTATAAACACAACCTAAATTATTATCAATAAATAATGTATATGAACCATTACCTAAAGATGCAAATTGTTTGTAAACACCCCCAACTATGTTTGATATATATGTTCCATTTGCACCAGATAATGTGAATGTATAGTTTCCACTTCCAAAACCATTATTAATATAAACATCTAAAATACCATTATTTGCGTTACAATTTGAGTTTGTTGTTATTAAATCAACTGAAGCAAATGAGTTTGGTGGTGAAAGTGTGTACTGACCAGTTACGGTACATAATGCTGAATCTGTAACGGAGAATGAAAATTGACCAGAAGATAAACCAGTAAATGTGTAATTTGTATCAAAAGTTACTGAAACATCGTTGTTTGATCCACTATAATAATATGGTGCCGTTCCACCATCTATTACAACACTTAATTCACCATCTGGTTGTAAACAAGTTGGTTGTTGTGTTATAACACTTATAATTTGAATTGGTTGTACCTCATCTATTTGTATATACTCAACATTTGTACATCCTTCAGAATTTGTAATTTCAACAGGGTACAGACCTTGAGTTAAACCAGTTACGGTAGTACCGGTTTGTCCATTAACATTAGCCAACCAGTTTATTGTGTAAGCACTTGTTGGGTTTGTAAGACCAGTAATGTATATTTTTCCATTATTAATTCCTGGTACACACCCAGCAGAATTTACCTTATAATACCCAAATGTAAAATTTGTAGAAGGTTTTATTACACAGGATTCTGAAGTACCAGAACAACCACCATAATCAAAAGCGTCAACGTAATATGAATCTGGTGAAAGGTTACTAAAAACAACATAATTTTGTAATGTCGATGTAGTACCACTATCAATGTAATTATTTAAAATATCATATAAGTATATCTCGGTTCCATTAACATATGTTTCAGTGGTTGCAGTTATAGAACCATTATTAAGATTACAAGTTGTTCCTTCACAATTAACAGAAACTGTAACACCAGATGAAATTGTAAATGATAGGTATTGACTTGTTGGTGGTAAATCCGAGTCTTGAATTGTTAAGTTATAATTACCAACTGGTAAGTTGTCAACATAATAAAAAGGATCAGAAGAAGTGACTGCAGAAGTTGGTAAGAGACCGCTAATACTAGGCCCTTCGTAGACAATCCAATCAGGACTACCTCCAACTATTTCAAATTGTAAAATACCAGAAGAAGTGTTGGTACAATCACCAGTAATTAATATTGATGGAAATGTTATAAAACTCATTGTTCAGTACAAAGTATAGTAAAGTTTATACCTAGCTCAAGGGTAAATATGTCTTCATCGTCAAAAGGTGTGCAATTAACATTATAAATAGTTAACAACTCTTTATCCGTATTAATATCGTATGTGTACCCATCGTTTTCAAGTTCTGACAACATTGTCTCAACACCATTAACCCATTCTGTGTTAGTAGGGTAATTTTGATACCCATATGTCTCACTAAATAAATCGCTTGATAATGTTACACCATTTAATTTTGATATTGCGTACCATTGAACATATAAAGTATCAAGTTGGCACTGATCTAAATTAGATAGTCCTTGACTTATTAAGTAGGTATTTAAAGCTGTGGTTAATAAAACACCAAACCTACCACCGATTGGGTTGTATGTCCAAGGATATAGACCACATCTAAGGAATTGTATTGGACAATCGTATGCAAATAATTGTGTTACTAACGAACAAGGCTTACAAGGAATTGGTACAATCCTACAACCAAATTGTCTTCTCCATACAAATTTTTGTCTATGGAATATTGAATTTTCTAATCTAACTCCTGTATTCCAAATTGTTGTTGCTGGAACCATTTGTTCTACTAATCTAATCCAGTAATCACCAATACCATTAATATAGTCCAACATTGTTTGATAATTAAAATTATCATTTTTTATTCCAGCTAATTGTTGTGATTCTAAATACTTCCAATATATTGACGATAGTGTTGGGTATCCACCAGTCTTACCGTCTGTAATAAATTGTCTATTTCTAACGTTAATCATATTTCGCCAGAAGGTTTGTGCGAACTCAAAGAAAGTTTTTTCTTTTGGTTTTGGTATAATTTCAGTCCAGTCTATACCACCTCTTTTTGGGTAAGGTGTATTTGGGTTTGGATTACAATAAGTTGGTTGTACGTAATTTAATCCTTGATTTGGAATTGGGAAATTATATTGTCTTGACATACTCCAAACATCGTATACTAAACCAAAACTTGGGTTCAACATAACGTCAACATTTTTAACATTCAAAACAAGACAATCATCGGAAGCGTAATAGTATGAATTAAAATTGCCGTCAGAACTTTTTCTTAAATCACTTTCATTATCATACCAACTTTTTTTATTATCAATAACTCTTCTAAGTCTAAACCCTAAATCCATATATGGAAACTTCCTATACCTTTGTAGGTATTCTTCACCATAATTAAATGGTAACAGTTGGGTTTGGTAACTAGGATTTGAACCAGTAAAAACAGATGTTGTTAAGTCTATTTTTTCTGGCATTCTGTGTTGTGGTGTTGATTCAAACCAACCACCACCTATTTGGAAATAATAATTTTCACTATCTACTGGTGTGCTTGGACAACCAAAACTATCTATTGGGTAATCTTCTCTAGTTAAAGAAATGTCGATTATTTTACTTGATGTTGTAACTCCTGTATATTGCACCCCCATAATAGAATAAACATCTGTTAGGTCTAAAACTGGTATTGATTCAACATATGTTCCTGTTGCAACAATACTAAACTTAGAATCAAATTCATTTATATTAATTCTTTGATCCGCGATATAAATATATTCATTAAAGTCAACCAAAAAATCTGGTGCACCAACCAACCTTAAAAGTATTTCTATTGATTTTCTAGTTCCTTTTGATTTGAATAGGAACGCGGAATTTAATATTAAATTTCTAAAGTATTGGTAATTTATTTCATCTGGTGTTTTACCTACTGGCACGCCACTAAAATTACTTTCACTTGTACTAAAAACAGAATTTAAGAAATTCTCTTCAGTGATTGGTGACATATTTATTTTCCAACCCAATGTTTCTGCTAAATTCTTAAGTAATTGTGATGGTATATCATTTTTAACGTTATACCTAACTGAGTTCATTGTTGATAAAGCGTCAATAAATGTTTTAGTTTCGTCAAAACTTCTTCCGTAAATTTGTAATACTTTTTCAACTTTCTTATCAACAGTGTCAAATTCTTTTATCGATGCCGTTGTTAAAAATCTAGAAATTAAATTTGTTTTATATAAATCAAGATTTGTTGCAAAACTGTTAAGTTCGGACAAATAATTATCAAATGACCTAGTTTGTAAATCTAAATTCCAAGGACCGTTTTTTGGAAATCTTAATGCTTTATAACTGAACGTAAAAGTACCATCCTCATTTTCAATTGGAACTGAAAAATAGGACGTATAAATTGGTGTGTTATTTCTATTTAATAAGAAGTTTTCTACCTCATCAAAATCTTCGTTAAAAACTTTATTAACATAAAAGTCACTAGGTCTAATTATTATATTGTCGTAACTCACAGAATTACCAGAAAATGCGTTTCCTTCAATATAAATTGTTAAGACTTGATCTGTATTTGTTACTGGTATTATTTCATTTATTGGGTAATGTTTGTCATTTACAATAACCACGTATTTTGAATAATTAGTTTTTAAATTCCTTAAGTTTGAAACAGATAATTCGGTTGCTTGGAAATTTTTTTCAGCATTAGTCGTAAAATCAATACCAAATGGATTATTAATGTTTTCTAACTCTAATTCAAGTTTTGTTTCATTTTCAACAGTATTGTAAACAATATTTATTGCTGTTGTTCCTGTTAGATAGTTTATTCTTGGATTTGTAACCTCAAGGGCTGCTGGAAAAAAATTAATTATTTTTTTAATCGAGGTCGAAATCCTTAATACCAAAGAACCATATAGTGTAAAGTTTGTAACTTGAGATAAATCGTAATTTGGGTATACCTGGAAATTATTTGCGATAATCATTTTTGACTCTTCGACATTAGAAATATTCATAGTGTCGAGTGAGATTGGGTCTGAAAACGAACCAATTTCAAAATTCCTATCTTGTTTTTCTGTAATATTAGTTGTAAAGGCAAAATTTGCTTGGGTAAGTCCACCACCATCAACTAATTGTAAACCAACTAGATTGTCAGAAAAAGATCCTTGACCGGATGCTTGTGGTGGGCATGTAAACTTATTTATTGCCATTATCCAGTTATGTTATTGAATGCTTTACTAAAGTCTATATTCGTTCCTCTATCTTGTCTTACCTCAAATAATAATTCATTAAATTGATCACGAATTTCATATAGATTGTATTGTTTATAAATGTTATTTTGACTATCGTAAATCGTATAAACACCATCGTCAATGGATTTGGTTTGATTACCATAAAGAGCAATTGCAAGTGTTGAAATGTCGTGTTCAACAATTTCAATTTCAGTTGTTATTGGATTAAAAAATGTATTTGTTATTAATATATTTTGATTTGGTTGACCAATAAACGGAATAGCGTTTGGTTTGTTTGTTGGTGAAGATGATGGTGAAAGAGTACAAAAAAGTAAATTTGTAACACCCTCAACGTATCTATATCTTACAGCTTTTTGTGATGTGTTTGTTAAATTAACATAAACTGGTTCACAATAAAACGAAGATGTTATAAGTCTAAAAAAGTTAGGAATTTTAGTTCCGTTATCATTCAAATATTCAACTCTAAAACCAATTAAACCTTGATTAACAAATTTATTTCTAAAAGTACTTGATACGTTATTAATGTCAATTACAATTCCCTGAACATTCGGTAGCGATGATAATACACCACAATCTGTTATTTTTGTTCTAATTTCTGCTGGTCTAATATAAAGAGTATATATACCCAATTTATTAAATTGGTCAGCAGGTAATTTAAGATTGTAAAGTCCACCTAAAATTTCTACATTAGCGTTTCCACCAGTATTAATATTATGAAAATATGGTTTTAGAACAGCCCTAGCGTCTAATTTTGTAAGTAAAAAATTATCCGTGTCGTCTCTTGACGGTGTGTAATTTAATATAATTTCGACATCTTCTGGACTAACATCTGCTGGTCTTATGGTTCCGTAATTTCCTGTTGCCACTTTTAATTATTTATAATGTTTATCTTTTAATAAATACGACCTTTTAGAATTTTTTGACTCTAAAAAATCCATAACCATACTTAGTTATGTCTCCCAAGTTATCTATTTCACCAAGTCTCTGCATTGTTTCTAACCCCGAAACCTTACCACGTTCTATAAATAACTCCGATTCAATCGCTGGTTCATCAATAACATTGAGCAATGCCTCGTTTTTTGTTATTGCCGATAGTGTGAATAAATCTACATCTATACCATAAGAAGAAATAAAATAAATTGTAGTACCGTCGGACAAATCCCAATATAAAATATTGTCTATTGTATATGCGGTATAACTATTTGTTGGGTCTGGACCTAAATAAACACCCTGTGTTCCAGAGTTTCCAGTTATTGGTATATTAAGTTTAAACTTTCCACCAAATAAATTAAATTTTGGTCCGTAAACAACAAGATCATTCACACTACTTTGTGTAAATCCCGTGATTAAAAAAGGAACCGTAGTGTAATTACTACTGTCATAGTCAAGAATATTTGTGTTTGAGTCACCGGTAAATATATAATCGTAACTAACTGGTGTTCCAGTCCAGGTACAACCTGCTGGTGTAAAATATGCTGTGCCTTGTGGATTATCAATTGTTAAACCAGTATATGGTAATTTAATTGGTTTTTCTACGTTAGATATACCCCAAGGTGATTCAGACTTCAATTTAATAACATAATCTTGTGGTGAATTAACATAAGTATGTGTTATTGGTGAACTACTTGTTAAAATCGTTAAAGGTGAGTTATCACCCCAATCTAATGTGTACTTACTTAGTGCTAAGAATTTTTTAAGTTCTTTTTCTGAAGTATTAAAAAAAGTTACAGTATAAGGCGAACTTGTATCTGCAGACCATAAAAAATTAACAATAACATCTTTTTGTAATACGGCACCGTCGAATGGTGTATAATACCCAATATCTATTGCTGTTTGTGTAAAAAGAAGTGGTACTGTTAAACAAGTAAGTAGTGATTGACCATTTGTTCCGCCAGATAATAAATAATTCATTGGTAAATAATAACCAGTTGTTCCGGTTAGGGTATTTACTGTTGTTGATGTTATAGGACAACAAGGATCAACTGAAACCGTAATGTCAGTTTCACCAGTGTAGGGTACTTGTACGATATCACCCAATATGTTTTCCCTAGAGATTTTAAAATAATACTTTTGTTCTTCCATATTATGGGTTTAAATATTCATACCAGTTTATCGATGAAACATCGGTTCCAACTCTAAGTCCAGTTATTGTATCATAAACCTCATATGTTTTTGATGGGTAATTTAAACTAACTTTATAGTAAAAGTAATTTGCTTTATTAAATGTATAGTAATTACCTGATGCCGAAAATATTGATTGTGGTCTATTCATCATATTAACAAAAATTCCTCGTCTTGCATTAAAAAATTTAGCGGACATATAAAATTCATTTATGTTTATATAAAAATTCTCACGTAACCAATAAATGAAAAATCCTTCTTTATCACCAACAAAATCTAATCCCATTTTTGGTTTTCTAATTTGTACGTTCTGTAAAAAAGTTGAAATTGTTACTGTTTCAAAATCTCCTTGTTGTACCGGTAGTATTATAGAAAAATAATTTTTTTGGTTGGCTTCGTTTGGTGTATCATAAAAATCTAATTTGAAGAATGACTTTGTAAAAGGTTTTGAAAAATAATAAACGTCTTGTTTTGTAAAATCTTCATACAAATAACTATTGTACCAGGATGTTGAGTTACTTATCGTGTCCCCAGTATCAAAAAAATAAAATTCATAGTTTATCTTAGTTAGTATGTCTACATTATTTGTTGCAACATACTGACTATGTGAAAATCTTGAAAGTTCAAAGTCATTTGGTAATCCAATAAGTTCATCAAGTACTTCACCTTGGTAAGTATCAATAGCTTGATCTCTTTCTGAAAAATCCCATTTCATTTCAATTGGTAAATCGATTTGTTTACCAATTACTGATTTTACTATTTTATATTTATTCACACTCATCTTCTGTTGGTTGTTGTATTTGTGTTATATCCGGTTGATTTATACCCTCATAGAATAACCTAAAAATTGTTGTATTAAAAGGATAGTGTTTTCCGTTTGTAAATGGATAATCAACACCTAATCCAGAAGAATCTACATAACCATAAGGATATATATCTCTCCATCTAAAACCATTTGAACTATTTGAATAAAATGCCCAATTTGGTATTCCTGTAACAACATTCGCGTCGCCTTCTTCAACGTATTCAGAAAAAACTCTAATTGTTACTGGATTGTGTGGGTAATAGTAATAACCAAGTTGATTAGTTAATGAAAATAAATCATACTGTGTAAACCAATTTTGGTTAAATGTAAATTTGTGAACTTTACGTGAGACAATCCTTTCTTCTTGTGTAAAGTCATTCCACTCGCAAAAATCCCCATATAATAAATCATTTTTTTGTAAATCACTATTGTAATAAAAAAGACCAGAACCTAAATTTGATGTGTAAGAAATATTTGCTATGTTTGTATCTGATAGACCATTATTTAAATCCCAATAAATAGATGGGGTGTTATTCTGTAAAGGCATATTAAATTCATAACCTTCTCTTAATTTATTTGTCCAACCCCAATATCCTTTCCAAACACTTGTAAAGTATAACTCACTTATTGGTCTATTTTGATTATCCTTTAATGTTGCAATATTGATATCTCGATTAAATGATAACGTATAACATTGTGAACCTTCAACTATTGATGTTCTTGGGCAAGTTGGTGGTGTTAGGATTTGAAGTGGCGTTCCTCCGGACAAAACTTTTTCAAATTGCGTTTTTAAGTTAAATATATTTTCTTCAAAACCAGATTTTGTTAAAATAGCATCGCTAACTTCTGTTAAAATTTTGTTAACTTTAACATAATATTTTGACATTGTTTCAGCTGAATTTACCGGGTCTAAAACTTTCTTTAAATTACCAGTATTTCCTGGATTAAAATTTGTTGTTAAATAACCAATGTCAAATACGTTAAATATATATTCTCCACTACCAGAACCACCATCACCAAGGGAGTCAACCTCAAATAAATCTGTGCCATTATACGTGAATGGTAACTGGACGTATTGACCAGAACTTAATCCGTGTTTCATTGGACATCTAAATGTAATTAAATTATTAACTCTTGATGTGATTAAATATGGTATTCCGTCTTGGGCTTGAAAAGTCCAAGTTGCAATTGTTTGTGGGTCATGAACATATAATGTTTTTGTGTAGTCGTTTGAATATGGATATGACATATAATGCGTCCAATTGTATGTTGATGCGCTTTTGTTTATAAAAATTTGATGGTTATTAACACCAGAAGTGTAACCAACTTGGTTATTATCAGTTCTTATAAAATCAAATTCAGAATATTGTGGAAAACCATACCATTCAATAGGTGTAAACCCACAAGCAATTTTTTCAGTTGTTTGAGTAATATTTGTATATGCTAGGTAATCAACATATGGTTGATAAGTGGTACTTCCAGAATATTTGTTTTTTATTATTAGATTATATTTTGTACTTGGTCTAAAAATATTAGACGATTCTCTTTCATTAACAAAAGTTTCTTCGAGATTAACATCTATATATCTTTCATACTCAACTTGTTCGTGTGATGTTTGTTCAAGAACAATTTTTTGTTGACCATCAAGTACTGGTGCACCCTGATATCTTTTGTTACTTTGTACTATTAAAGTTGGATTATCTATTGGCATTATCCTTCGGTGTTAATGTAAACTTTTATAAACTTATCAATAGCCGTATTTCCATTTGAAAGTCCGAAATAGAAATGGTATGGTGCTCCAACTAAAACACTTTGGTTTGGTAATCCGTTTACAACACCGTTAGGTAGTATTTCTGGATTGTCAGTAGAATCAAAGTTTGTTATGAATCCAAAATTTTCAAGGTTATTTGATTTTCTAAAATATGGATCTGTGTTAAAATCTAAATCTTGATAGTTTTTACTAAAAAATCCACCGTTTGATAAAACTTGAGTGTCCCAGTTGTTGTCTTCGGTACCAAAAATACTATTTGTTGGTCCTGTAATTCTCCACAAATAATGTGGTACATTCTGGTCAGATGGATAGCCATAATAACTAAATACACCACCACACTTATAACTTAAAGCTTCAATACCCGGTGATAATTTTCTTCTATAACTATAGTCTTCGGTAGATGATGAAAAGAAAATACCAAATACAGGTTTTGCGTCTGGTGTTGCATCTGAACCAATGTATAAGAAATTATTAGGGTAATTTTCTTCAATATATGGACTAACTCTCCATTCAGAATTTATCGATAACGCTTGTGCGATATCACCATCAATTCTTTCAGCTTTTCTTGAGCTATTAAAAAATTGTACAATTCCTTTACCTTCTGATGAACCACCACTTGGGCTTCCAATTGGTATGATTTGATCCCAAACTGACGCGTTAAGTAGTCTTGAAATAAAACTCATTTGTAGTAAATCTGAATTATCTTGGTAGGATGTTGACTTTATTTGGTCAACAAGATATCCATTAAAATCTGGGTCATTACATATTTGACTAATAAACTTATCTCTAGGTCCCATATCCATTACTGTTGTTGGGAATTGGATTCGTTTTGTGTTATACCCTAAACCAGGAAAATCATTTATTAAGTCTGATGGCCAAGACTGACTTGGTGTTGGTGATTCAACACCAATAAAACTATTGCCATTCCAGGGTGAAGACCTATAATAAAAACCATTAGTTAATTCGTTATAAACTATAGTGTCTTGACAGTACTTATATTGTGGTTCGTCTGGTTGTGCTAAATTAAATTTGGTTGTTTTATTAAATGTAAACATATATAAAACGCCATTAATCCAGTTGTTTTGGAATGTTTGAGAAAACACACCTCTACAGGCTGCGAAATTTAATGTAAATCTTGTTTTCCATTCAAGAAGTAATCTGCCATCGGCTGGAAACTGAAGTAAAAAAGTTTTATTTAATAAACAATAACAACCTCTAACCATTCTATCATCTGGTATATCGCAATTAGGATTTATGCTAATATTTGTACCACTACCTTGGTAACATTCAAGTGGTCTCATATTTTCACAACTTAATGTTGATGTTAGACCTTGTACCAAGTCTGACTCATCATAAACCGTTTGACCGGCTGAAGGATCTGGAGCAAAAGATATTGTTGGTGAAGATTGTCCTTGTGCTCCAAAATATTGGAAATTACTATTTTGATGTAACGCATAACTTGTTTCTCCGTAATTTTCTTCAGTTCTTGTTGATGTTGGTAATCTATCGCTTCTCATAACAAGATATTGTGGTTGTCCAGGTGTTTGATCAACTGTAAACACTATCGGTGTTGGGTTGTACTTGTAATAAGCCGGAGAATAAACAGCGTATTTAGTAAGTCCTACAGAATATTGGTCATTATTATTACCAAAAACTTGAGTCATAGTTTGAGGATTATATAGTTGTCCTGCTGGTGAATTTGATGCGGTAAATGAACCTCCAGCAAAATAATAATTTAAAGTAGATTGTGATAAAGTTACGTGATATGGTGTATTTGTTGCGTCAAATATTGTTGGTAAAACTGATGCTCTTCCGTTTGAATTACTTAGTATTATATCTTGGTTTGGACTTAACAAAGATATTGTTTGGAAAGTCAGTAGTGGTGATGGTTTGTATCCACTTGCAATTGATTCATCTGGACATAAATAATAAAAAGGTAATGTTGATGTGAAACCAGTAAATTCGTTACAAGTGACACCACTTACTGTGTATGTTTCACCAATTCTAAAATTATATGGTTCAAAAAATAAATCTGGCGCTGAATCGTTTTGTGAAATAATATGTGTTGTTGGTTTTACACCTGTTGCTTGTATTGGTATATTCAAATAATATTCACCCTCAACAATTGGTCCTTGACCAAAAGACTTACCAAAAATTCTAGATAAATCGTATTTATTTTTTTGTTTTGGTGAATGTGGGTCAACACCTCTAGTAATGATTAAAACTTCTAAATTACCAAATTGGGAAATATCTTCAACAATGTTGTTAAATGTTGAATACTGGTAATTATTTGCTGGTGGTGGTCCTTGTGTTAAATTACAATCACCATCTTGATAAACAAAAACAGCATCGTGTTTTAGATATTTGTAAGGAAAATAATTTACGTTTGTAAAACTTGCAAGACCATTAAATTGATTGTATGTATATCCGGAAATTAATTGGAAGTATTCTAAATCTATATTGTACTGTAAATAATTTTCACTTTCACCAGAATAGAATAGTTCATATTGTACTGATTGGGAGTTGGTTGGTGTTGTTGCATAACTTAAATTTGTAATACTAATACCTGTTGTTGTTAAACCGGTAACGGCATTATTCCCAAATTGATTTTCACCAAAATTATTACCATCGTGAAAAGTTGCACCACTTAAATTTGGGTTACATAATGAAATTACCCCGTCTTGGAATGTAAATAATTTACCACTACCGATTTGACTTGCGGTTCCAGCTTTTGCTAATATTACTAATACTTGGTCATTATGTTTTGTATTTTGATTATTTGTACTTGTCGTGTTAAAAGTAGCTTCAATTTGATTCACACCATCAAAATATTTTTGTCTTAAATTAAATTCGTTTAATTTTTGTGAATATGTTTCTGTATATGGTTTTGCAAAAAATCTCCAGGCTTGACCACTATATTCTTGTGCTGATAATAAGAAATGATTTGGTGCGTGTAGGAATGTTTTATCTGGAACACCATAATAATCATTTCCAACATCAAGTGATTCACTACCACTTAATAGTCTTTGATACCCAAGAGTTGCGGCAATAATAACATTTGTGTCTATCCATTGTTCTCCGATTGAATAACTTAAGGATTTATGTCCACAGTAAGGTATATTCCAAACTAACGATGAATTACAATTAAATGGTGGGACTGTACAACTAAGTCCATTATAATAATAAAACCCACCAGTTGGTTCGTTTTGTGGGCTATTTTGACTAACATTTGGATGTGATAGTGTTGGGTATGAAGATGGTAGATTAATTGGGGCGATAAAAGAATTATCCGTTATTGCTGTTGTTGGTATACCTTGTGGTAAATTAGCACCATTAACTTGTGATTGGGCGTCTGATATTCCTTGATTAACACTTGATTCTGTTATATTATTTGCCTCTGAAAAATCAGCATTACCACATTCACAATCACACGCAGTACAATCAGGGTATGATAACATTGGTAACCCAAGTCTTGGGAAGTTATCGATATTTATTAAATATTTCAATGTAAAAGCGGTAAAAGCAATACCTGCTCCAACCATAAATAACACTTTTGCACCTTGTTTTATAATTTGTAAAATTGTTGCAACAGAAATTACTGGGCCACCTAAGTTTGCATCACCAATTGATGCTATGTAGTAATATAAATCAATACCGGCATCAACACCAAGATATGTTATGTAAAAGCCTAAAAAGATCAACAAGTATTTAAGTACTGGCCAAATAAATGCAATTAAATGTGCAACAAATAATAAAGGAATAAAAACAAGAGGTGCAAGTATTGATAAAAATAAATTAAAAACAAAAAATAAAAAATCAAAATTTCTTACAACATCATTTACTGGAAATGTATTTGTCTCCGATTTACAAGTTCTATTATCAATTTCTTTTATACCTAAATGTTTTCCTCTCCCAAGACCTTTTTTATAACGGTCAAGGAACATTGCTGTTGTATATACTTTATTGTAATGAAATTCATAAAAACTATCTTCACAATTTATTGCAGCTTGAGGGTCAGTATAATCGTCCCAATCTAAACTAAATGAATATGATTTTAATAAATCAAAATAGTCTTGATTAAAGAACTTATAAACAATGTCTGATGGTTGGTTTGGGTCTTCTGGAACCAAAGTTACATTTATAAAATCATTTGGTGTTTGTGTTGAAATTACTTGGGGATCACCATAATATGGTGTCCAGGGTCCTCCAACACTTGGTCCTACCTCAACAGAATAACTTGATACGTTTACAATTTCTTTAAAAACTAAACCACTATTTCCAAGTGGACCAAATATAACACTTGTACCTTGTCCAGGTTGTATTGTCCCAGTAAGTAGTTGTACTGTACCAGTTTTAAGTGGATCATTACTATATGTTGATGTTGTCCATCCGTGTTCTTTTATATTTGGAACAAAGAAATTTGCCCTTTGAAATTCATTTTGTAATCCACCTTCGTTTTCCCACTTAAATTTAAATCTATATCTTGCCTTTGTTGGAATACCAATTTTTGGGTCGTTTGAAATTGCTTGTTCACCAAATTCATTCGTGTAAACGTATTCTAGGTTCATTGGTAGATTAACCAAATACGAACCATCTGCATCTATTACTTTTCCATCATTTGGTAGTTTAAACTCTTCAAGTATTGGTAGACCTAAAGCATCAACATTAATTGTTTGTCTAATAGATAGTATTTGTCCTGGACCCGCAATTAACTCACAAAGATTTCCAGTATTGTTTTTTGGTTTACAACTTACTCTTAACGCATCGTCATCAGTTGTTGATATTATAGAACCAAGAAATACTGATTTTGGTTCAATACTTATATTCGCTTCACTTAAATCAAAATCAACCCTTGTAATTCCTAATTGACAAACATCTGTATCACCCCATAATGGTGAGATATCAATAATTTTATTTAATGTTTTTATCTGTGGAAGTTCATTTAGGTTTGTCGATGACTTAAAAGTATTTCCATCAACTTGATTTTCTGTTGCAATTCCATTCTGAATTAAATCTTGTGGTGTTAATGAAAAACAACCAATATCCGACAAATCAACATCCAAGAACACAGTCTGGGTTCCTAAAGGAATCCCAAAAATCATATAATCACCACTTTCATTTGTTTTGGTTGTAAACTTATAGTATTTGTCATATACTTCAATATAGGATTGATCTAATAAAACTTCTTCTTTTGTTGGAAAAGTACCTGTTGCTGCGTGACCTACATATGATGGTAGTTTAGGTAACAGATTATATCTATAACCATCTTCACTTACATCAGATAAACTTTGATAAGGATATAATTCAGTTATTACTGGGTTATTTTCATCTTCTGGTTGTAACGGTATGAAAATAGAAACCCTTGCGTTTGGTAATCCAAAACCACCATTAACAAATACACGACCAACAATAACGCCATAGTCAGAACACTGTCTACTGTAAACCTCACTCTGTAATATTTTAAGAGAAAGTATGTTGATTTGGTCAAAATCTTGATCCAGATTAATTTTAATTGATTTGTCAACCCCAACCTGGGTTCTTATTCTATGTGACTTAGGCATTAAATTGTCGTTTTTTCATAAATAGTTTATTTCCTATTTTAGAAAAATAATCTTAATTATAAAAAAGTAAAAGAAACAAAAATTCTTCTTCAGATGTTAGTTTACCATTAAGTGTTTTAAGATAATCAATTAATCTATTTATCGGTCTTCTTTTTCTTTTGACCATCTTTTTGAAACGTCGTTTCTTAATTTCATACCACTTTCTAATTCGTCAGCAATTTGTCTTAACATAAAAACTTTAGATTCTTGTGATTCATATGAATCCCGTAAAAGGTCTTTTATATTGTTATAAAGTAGATTTTTATCTTTGTCTTCTTTTAATGTTTTTCTAACAATTCTTAACAAATCTGATTCACTAAGTCTTATAACCTTTTTCATATTTTTTTATTATAAATACTTTGTTATTAAGAAAAGTTAATTCCTTTAAAGTTTAAAACTCTAACATTAATATCTTTATTTGGAAATCTAATTTGATACATTTGAGTTGGTTCTGCAAATATTGTATCAGCAATTAATTCTATTTGTCTTGTTGATGGGTCAATATATCTTTGTGATGTTTGTGATGACGAGTACTGACCACCAACTTTATTAAAGAATTGTACGTCAGATATACTTATAACACCATCTAAATTTTGAATCCGTTTTCTAATTTCAGAAATATATATATTTTCACCCATTTGTCTATTAGCTGGTGAAAAATATTGGGTTATTATATCTATAATTTGTGTAACAATTGTTCCTTGATTTTGACTTGCATCTAAAACAACATCAACATTTGTACTTAAATCAATAACATTAGCACTTTCAACAGAAATATAATCGTTAATCATTCTGTAATTTGATAGGTAATTAGCAATATTCTGTTTTAGTGTATTGGATGTTATTTCTGTCAGTTTTCCATCACTATCATAAGATAATAATTTAATCTTAATTTTATTATTTTCTTCTGTGATTGTAACTTTAGCTGGTGCACCAAATTGTGAAGGCATTGTTCTAATAATTGATTCATAATCATTAATTGTAACGGCTCTATTTTGTGCTGAAAAGTTAAACGATACCATTTGTCTTACTTCTTCAGTCGATGGATTGTTTGCACCACCAATTGCCGCTGTAACGTTATTACATCTTAAAGAATTGATAACACTTCTATTAACGTTATCTGAAGGGCCATTAACCGCAAAATTAACAGTTCCAATTTGACTAATCACATTTATACCTAAATTTGTATTACTACCCCCTCCAACCCTATATTGTATAAACATTGTTGTGTTAGGTTTTAAAGCACTACCTAATGTTAGATTATTTGTGTATTTTGATAAATCAAATGAAAGACCGTCTCTTGCAAATTCTCTTAATTGATCCTCAGCTGAAGTATTACCACCACCAAATGTCATTTTAAAGAATCCTTCTGGTGTATATTCGGTTATAAATTTATCTGTTGTTGTAACATATTTTCCAACCTTAATGCCTGGGCTATCAGATGTTTTTGTTGGGTCTTCGATAAAAACTCTATCCTCCATTAAAGCTTGAACTTCATACCACCTATTATTTTGTCCAAGAAATTCTTGAGTTGGTGGTATTGTTACATATTGTGTTCCTTCTTTTATTAGTACACTTGTTATACCTAATACATTTTTTTCCGGTAAAAATAATTCATAAAAAGGTCTAACGTCATTAGGTGTTACAACTTTTTTAAATACCTTTGTTACACCATTAACAACAACTTCACGTTTAATAATTGTGTAGTTTATTATTTTTCCGTTTGAATCAAAATTAGGTATTTTTAATCGATTTGGTGAGCCCTCGGCATTTACAGCGGATGAAAAATCAATATCATAAACAGTTTCAAATGGTTGTCCGGCGCCAAGAACTTGCGCTCCTCTTCTTAATACACCACAGTAACTTAAATTTTCTTTATCACCAAAGGCTGGTACTGTGATTGAAAAATCAACAAGTGCGACGGAAGGTCTTTGTCCCGGAATTTTTAAACCGTAAGTCCTTGCGATATTAAAAACTGAAGATCTTTGTTGTGCATACTGAAGGACAGTCTCTTGGATACTTCTATCAATGTGAAATTGTAGGTTGTCTGTAACGGCGGCGTTTAAGTCTAAAAACACCGAAAAAATACCGGCGTCGTTAAAGTTTTGTACAAGGTCTGGATAATACTGTCTTGTAAAATTAATAAGTTCGGTTCTTATTCCTTGAAAGTCCCTTGTTGTGTACGATATTTTCTTTTCTGCCATTTTTTTAAATATTAAGTATTACAAAATCACTTGATTCAAAGGCACTATTTGTAACCTTATAATCAATTTTTACTCTTGCTGTATATTCTTTTTGTGATAACCCAGGTACACGAAACTCTCTTTGACCTTCTGAATTAATATATGTTGCTCCTGGGTCTTCTAAATCAGCAGTAGCTTCTTTTATTTCAACATTTGTTACTAAAACACCGGGCATATATCTTCCAACACTATCTCTAATTTCAGATTCAACATCAGAAAATGTTGGTCCATCTAATGGTTCAAAAATAAATTCATATAATCTTGTTCCAAAATCTGGTAAAAAATACCTAGTTCCTTTCCTTGTTAAAAGTAAGTGTATTAAATTACTTCTAATTTCATCATCAGCAGTTGGTGTAACACCAAGATACTTACCAAGTGATGATTGTTCAAAGGGAAATGCTAAACCATATGTTGTACCGTATGCCATATAACATAAATATACATTATAGTGATTTTGAATAAATAATTAAAATCTATTTATAATTGTCTGGCAACTTGATCAATCGCACACCAATGTGGTTTGTCACACCCTGTTTTTTTTGTACTTGTTGGATTGCTTACAATCCCCAATCCTGCCGCCGCATATGAACCAACCCATACATTACTTTCTGGTAAACCTAGTTTTACTGCGGAAGTAACACTTTGTTTTGCTGAAGAATGTGGTTCAATAACATATAAATTATTTAGACTTTTATTAAGTAATTTTAACTTTCTTGCAAATTTTTCAGAATATGCACAACCAGCACTAAAAAGTAAAACATAACTATTTGGTTCTGACTCTAAAGCTCTTAATGCGTTTTCATTATCTGTATGTGAATATCCTTCAACATCAGCATTAATTTTTAAATTGTCACTAACTCTTTTTGTTTGTTTTTTTACTGGTTCGTCACTACTTCTATTATGTAATCCAGAAACAAATATTACGTTTTTTATTTTACCGTCTTTTTTTTCTTCAGTATCTTTTTCTTCTTTATCTTTAGTGATTTTTACGTCTTTTTTAATATCTTCAATTTTATTTTTAATTTCTTTATTTGTTGGTACTTCATCAATTTTAATATCGTCTTTCTTGTCGAAATCAATCCCGGTCAAACCTTTAAACACCTCTTTAGTTTTGTCTTTAGCTGTTTTATATGAAGACTTTACAAAATCTAAAGCATCATCATACCAAGCTTCGTTTAACACATCATTTTCTGTATATTTTTCAATAATTCTTTTTAATTGACTTTCTGTGATTTTTATTTTCATAACACTTTTATTTAATAAATATAGTGATAAAAAAAAATCCCTACTTTCGTAAGGATTCTTTTAAATTTGTATTACCCCTTTCATATAAGGGTTCGTAGGGACAATGTCTACAATTATTTCCACAGCATTTGCCTCGTTTCATATGAAAAGATTCTGTCATAACAATATTTCCAGAATCATCTTTATAAAAGTCTTGTTCTGGAGTTTTTTTTGTTGTCTCTTGAACGTATAACTGTTGTACCCAGTCTTTTGATGCGTTTACTGTCATTTTAGTTTTGTTTTCTTTGGTTATAGAACGCTAACAATACTTGATATGTTAGCGTTACATTGTTTCCCCAGGTTATTTTCATAATATTAAATATTTTCTTTTTTATTTTCAACAACTAATTTACATACATTATAAAATTCTTCGTAAGATAAGTCTCTCTTCATAATGTTAACGTTTTTATGAACCCAAACAACATTAGATTTTTCATAACCAATTTTACTGTCTATTCTTTCTAAAGATGCTGTTTTATCTTTAAATGTTATTGGTAATCCGGTGTAAAAACATTTACCATTTTGTCTATTGTAAAGTTCGGATATAAACTCAATTGTGAGATTAAAATTTATGTTTCTTAATCTAGCCCCTCTTTCAATTTTTGAAAGTTTCTCTCCTGGAACTTTACCATATCCTTTCCAAGCAGGGTTTTTTTCTTCTTTCAAAGAATTACCACAAACAGAACATTTTTTTGAAGTGCCACTAATCAAATTGTATGCTGGAACATATTTTTCGGTTTTATCGCACTCTAAACAACGACACAAAACTTTGGCTTCTCTGTCTATTTGTAGTTTTTCCCCAATAACCAACCATTTTCCATATTTTTGTCCTAACTGAAAAAAATTGTCATATTTACTAATACCTTTACGTCCCATATATAATAAATATTAGAATGGTGAGTAAAGTTTAATTTATCACCATTCTAATATTAAAATTTAATTATATAATCTCACATCCTGACGCTCCACAAGCGATTTCACCGCTTAGGTTGGTATTATCCTGTAATTCAATTACTTTAGTTAAGTCAATATTGGTTAATGATCTAACTAATTTTTCATACTCTTCTTTAGAACAATCGGTAAAAGGTGCCTGTTTGTAAGTATGGTTTGAATAGGGTAATACTGATAAGCCGTTGTAAAATTTTCTTGATTTCCACATCCAGTCTCCAACTAAATCCCATTCGTCTTCTTTAATTGAGATTGTCGCTGATACATTGTGTGTGTTTTGTCCTGTTCTATGTCCATTTCTAATCCACTCTTGAGATACTTTTTTCACTCTTTCTAGTATTTGAAATACTGATTCATATCTCAAAATTGATCCTTCCGGTGACATCTGTGGTATTGTAATTACCGCGGTATCGTGTGGTCTAAAAAACTCATCTTCCACAAGTTCTGGGTGATTTATTGCAAGATATGTATAAATTGCCTCATTTTTTCCAACACGGATTCTTCTTAAATAATAATCATTATGCCAAGCGTGAATACCAGATGCCGTACCTAAAACCAATGATGATGTGCCAGATGGTTTTACAGTCGTTGTACGGGCAGCTTTGTTAATGCCAATTAAATTTGCAACTCTTTCGTTTTCTTCTTTAACGGCTTGAGCTGCTGCTTTCATATCATAACCCAACACAACACCTGATCCAATTCCAGTCATTCCAATACCAATAAGTGCATCTTTTTCTGTTGTTCTTTTCCAAACATCTCTCAAGTAATGGAAGTCTGTATAACCCGCTTGTAGTGTTCCGATGAATGCCGCACCTTTAACTCTATTTTCAAAATCTTCTTGAGATTCCAAATCTGAAGCGTTCACTTCACATAGATTACAGAATTGGTATGGACGTAAACCGATTTCACAACAAGGATTTGTTCCCCAATCTTTATCGTTTGATAAATAAATCCCTGGTTCACCAGCACCTGATAATTCAATTCTTTTCCAAAGACCCATAAAGTATTCTTGTGTTACTTTATGTCTTAATAGAACAGCAGAATTGTTTGCTCTACCTCTTTGTGGGTTTGATTCCCACCAATTTCCAGATTTACAAGAAATCATTTCATCATCATCAGCTGAAAATAATGAGATAAGTGCTGCACGTCTGATTCCTCCTGCTAATACCGCATCAGCAATATGACATACGATGTCGTGAGTTTCAATTGGTGTTAATTTATCACCATCGTTTTTGTTTTCCAGCACCTTTGTAATGTGGTGGATACAATCTTTTAATGGTTGAGGTCCCGGCGCTTTTCCTCCTGATGTTACAAGCATAGCTCCCTTTTGTCTAATATCTGAAAAGTCAAATATTGGTGTTGATGCTTTGTATCCGAAATAAGACTCCATTAATACTTTAATAGCATCTGCCCATCCTTCAATAGAATCTCCAATTAAGTATCTTCTTGTTCTTGTTGAGTTTGGTTTTTTAATTTCAGGTAGTTTATCAACGTGATGTTTTTGAACTGAAAACCCTACTCCTGTTCCACCTAGTAACAAAAACATTGTTTCTGAAAATGCGTCAGTGTGGTCTATCGGCAAATAAGCACAGTTATAAACTCTGTTTGGTGAGATTTCAATTGGCTTACCACCAAATTGTAATGATCTCATTGATGGTAAGATTTTCTTATCATATACCATTTTATAGACGTTTTCAATTTCGTCTTTAATTTTTGGGTATTTTTTTTGGTGCATTTCCTTATTTCTTGTCACCAATTCTTCCCATGTCTCCCTTCTATTTAATTCAGGGACAAATTTAGCGTATTTCATATACACCGTAATATCGCTCAATATTTTTTGTGAAATATCCATTTTTTACAAATTTAATTATTTTATTTAAGATTTTTGTTTTTCTTGTTCTCTTTGTTGTCTTTTTTCCAACAATTCTTTAACTCTTTGTCTTTGTCGTTCTTCTTTTTGTTCTTCTAAACCTAAGAATGTAGTTGTTGATTCAGTATCAATTTCAATCATCGCATTATCAAATTTACAATTTTCAAACACCACACCGTCATCTCCAATACGAGATTTGGTAATTGCTATTGTGGCTAATTTCATTTCTTTTTGTTGTAATGTCTTTGCTACTGAAATAATAACGTGTCCAACTTGTGCTTTCTTGATAGAACCACCCATTTGGTCTGTTGTAACAACTTCTGACGAAATAGAAGCTCTATTTCCCTGTGTTGCCGTCCAACCAACAAGGTTTAATTCGTGACACATAGCTTCAAAACCTCTCATTACAGATCCTTCACTTTTCCACTCATCACCTAGGTTTTTATCTGGAACAACACAATCAATGTAGTCTAAAACAACCATATCTATTTTAACACCGTCTGCAATCATTTTTCTTATTTCATTTTTAATTTGCAACATAGTTTTTGTATCAGATGGTAGTTTCTTTAAGATTAACTCATTTGGCATCGTCTCCTTGATTTCGTTTACTTTTTTCATCACCTCTTCCTTTTTTTCTGACAATTCGTCAGGGTGAATCTTTGTCCAGAGAATAAAATGTTTTCTCTGTATCACTTTTGGGTTGTCTTCAAAAAATACTTGAAGAACGTTAAATCCTAGGTTAAATGCGTGGTTTGAAATCTTTGTAAGAATGGTTGATTTACCTACACCGGTAGGTGCTAATATTACACCAATTTCCCCTTTTGCTAGTCCTCCTTTCAACAATCTATCAATACCTGGTATTCCCATTGGTATTGGGTGTCTATAGTCTTCGTCTAGTACTTGATCTAGGTTTGAAAAAACATCTAACATTGATGTGTCTTTTGACCCAACAAGTAATGCATCTCTTACTAATTCTTCTAGTGTGTCGTAGTTTTCAAACTCACCTCCGTCTATAATCTTTTGAGCCTTTTTCATTACTTTCTGTAACTCTTGTTGTTTACAGAATTTAAGTGCCTTTTCTTGTACGAAATCCACTCCGTCGATAGGTGCAGACTTGATTTTCTTAACTGTATCAAGTACAACCTTAACAGCGGTTTCTTGTTGTAATTCGGATTTTGCGACTTGTTCTAAAGTATCAAATGATGGTGTGTGATCATACTTTTTATAGTATTCTTTTATCATTTGAATAATAATTTTGAAATACTTGTTTTCAAAATAATTGTTTTCAATTACGTCAATAATCGAATGTGAAAAGTCTTTGTCTACAATGATTTGATTAAGTAATTGTATTTGAAAATTGTTGCCAAGATATTCAAAGTTTTTGTTTGTCGCCATAATTTTTCCTTTTATCAGTAAAGATAAATACTATTAGTTTTGAATAAATTGTGGATAAAAATAATTAAATTTTCTACCTGAAAAAATGTCAGTAAGTTCAGATAATATACTTTTCAGCTTTGGGCGTAGGTCTACGGTATATCTGACCTTTGGGGGGTATACTTTTGCGTCAAATGTTCTCTGACAAATTGTCATATTTTCAACCTTAATGTAAAGGTTAAAATTTTCTTGTCCTTCTGTAATTGAAGTGTTTAATACGTCAGGATTTTCCATAATCTCATACTGGTTTTCCATCATATAAACAACTGACCTCATTTTTAAATCATACTGAAGTTCATTACAAAATGTTCTAATGTAATCATAGAATTGTTCTGACTTGTGTGCATTTTTGTTAAATCCTTTTACATTAAAGAATCTTTGTACCACAATGTTGTCGTTACACATCAGAATAAACTCTACTTTTGTTACGTCTTGTTCTTTCATTTTTTTACTTTTTTGTTTTGTTTCTAAAATTTGTTTTTTCTTTTCTTGATAGTTTTAAAAATGGTTTTAAAAAATTTACCCAAGCGTCATCACCTTTTGGGAGAAATTTGAAGAATCCGTCGTCCATCATCATTCTAATTAGATTTCTATGTCCTCGTCCGTCAGGATCCAATGACTCTGAATAGTATAGTCTAACCAGTTCTTTTCCATCATCTGATATTAATGGATTAGCTAAATCCACTAATTTTTCATTGATTGTGAAAAACTCCTCTCCAAATATTCCCTCTTTGGTTTTTCCGCTTAGGAGATTTTGTAAGGCAACATTTCCTTTTTGTTCTGAAAGTAAACTTTCTGCCTTTGTTAAAATATCGGTATATTTTAATTCAGTATCAAGTATTTCAGGAAACAATTTAAGAAATGTTTTTTCACCCAAATAAAAAATTCCGTCAATATTATCCGAACTATCACCGGTTAATATTTTGTAAGTCATAACATTATAATGTGGTATTTCTGACGCATCCATTTTAATACCATCACCATTCTTATAATATCGTTTTTGTTGGGGTGAATATATAGTTACCTTCTCGGAAATTAATTGTGTTAAATCTCTATCAGAAGAAAAAATGGTCTTATCTTCATCCTGGGATATTTGACAATAGTAAGCTATCAAGTCGTCGGCCTCCGACTGTTCAACTTCTAATTGTCTAACAAACATTTCTTCTAGGTATTGTTTTACTCTATTCTTTTGAGTAATAAAAGATTGTTCTTTAAAATCTTCGTCGTTTTTTTGTTTTCGATTAAGCTTGTACTTGGGGTAGATAAGTCTTCTTTGTGAAGATCCAGTTTCACTATCCCAAAATACAACAACTTTATTATAATTACTTTCCTCTAAAAATCGTCTTAAAGTATTTAAAAAATGCCAAGTACCACCAACGTGTTCTCCTTTGTTAAAAAAGTCTCTAACACCGTGAAATCCAATTTTTAATAGATTATTTCCGTCAACTAATAAAGTTTTAGTCATTAGTTGTTTCGTTTATTGGGTTTGACAACACCGATTCTTTTTCTACAATGTAATCACCAAGAAATTCACTAAAGATAGCTTCCATTACAGGCACACAAATTGAGTTACCAGCTAAAGATACGTGTCCCTTTGTTGATAACGATGTTGTAAGTAACAAATCTATGTCTTCATCACGAACACCCATAAATCTATAACCCTCTCTTGCTGTGATATTTCTTACTCTACCGTCTTCAGTCATAATTTGTGGTGACCCACTTGTTGTAAGACAAGGTGAACAACCGTCAACAGAGTAAATTCTTCTTGCCTGATCATAACTTACATCATCTCTTCTTGCAATTAATCGACAAACAGAGTTACCTTTTGGTTGATGGTTGGTATATTGACAATCAATAAATAATTCTGGGTCCTGTGTGTCTTCAATAAAAGGTCTCATCGGAACTCTTGTTTTTTTGTGATTGTCAACATTTTCCATTCTTTGTTTTACATCTTCTTTTTCACCATCTAAAACTGAAATCATAAACACCCTTTCTCTATTTTGTGGACAACCAAAGTCGGCTCCATTTAAGATTTTCCAATACGATGTATAACCTAGTCCACGAAGAAAATAAATGTGTTTTTTAAAATTTTCATAGTGATTTTTAGATACAAGATTTTTAACATTTTCCATTAACAAATACTTTGGTCTATTTGTTGATAAAATTCTTTCAACATCAAATAATAATCCACTTCTTGTTCCTTCTTTAATCCCTCTTTGAACGCCTGAAATTGAAATGTCTTGACAAGGAAAAGAATATGTTAATAGATCACACTGTGGAAAATTATTGTGGTTGATTTTTGTAATATCACCTAAATTACCCATTTGTGTCTCGTGTAATACATCATAGCACTCATTCGCTTGTTTGAAATTGTCACAGTTTGCAACATTCTCATAATTAACTCCAATGTATTTAAGTGCTAATTCTTGTGTTCCGTATCCAGAGAACAAAGAAATTAATTTTAATTTATTCTTGCTCATATACTTTTTCTTCTTTTAAATCAAATTCACCATCTACACCTATAATTGTTTTCCAATATTCGGCATATTCACTTTTGTAAGTTTCAATAGACTTCTTTTCTTCTGTTGCGTCTTTTCCAGGTAAAAACCCGTGAGGCGTTACAATAATTTTACCATCTTCAAATCCAAGTCCGTTAATATGGTTTTTCATAACCGATACTTTTGTTCTTGATGCAAATTTAACAGTTCTTTTATCTTTGGTTGCCGTAATTTTTGTTGTTCCAGCACCTTTTTGATTTCCATATAAAAATACCAAAGATGAGTTTAACCAAATTGCTTCACCGCCTTTTGCTTTGATTTTTGGTTGTCCAAATGGATTATCTGGTAATTCAACCCAAGGTTGGTTTACGATAATTAAAGTGTTTTCAAATTTTGAATCCGCTTTTCTTGATCCAGAAATACGTTGGTTAATTCCCATACCAATCTTATCCGCTAAAACACTTGCGTTGTGTTGTTTGCCACCCTTTCCTTCGTATGTCATTTTACAAGGAACAGATCCAACTGAATCCCACATAATACATAAAGAATAGTCTAACTCACCTTTTTCTTGAGCATCTAATAATTCATTAATGTATTCTGTGATTTGTTCAATATAACTAAAATTGTTGTTAAACAAGAAGAAACCATCCCAAGTTAGTTCACCAGTTTCCTCATCAACAACTTCTTCACACTCAAAACCCATAAGTCTGGAGTGTTCAAAAGACCATTTTTGTTCTGTAATAATAAAAACAGGTAGTATTTCTTTTTTCTGTGCATCAACTGCGGTTTTAACAAGTGCTGTTGTTTTACCGGTATCTGAATGTCCCAAAAACATATTAATATGTCCCATAGCTGGACCTGGAAGTCCTACCGCATCCAAAAATGCCGGTCCTAAATCAAAGTATCTTTGTGGTTTGTATTTTGCGTCCGACGAGAATTTTTTCTTAATCGAACTAAAGTCATTTTTCTTGATTGCCATATAATTTTCTTTTTAAAAAGATAAGAAAAAATGGGTATATAGTCCACCTATATACCCATTTTTATTTAGAATTTTTTTTAGAATGGTAACTCTTCATCAACATCGTCACCGGTTTGTGGATCCTCAACCTTTGTTTCAGTTTTTGTTTTTCCACCACCCATTGAAATTTCTTCTTCAGAAGTATTGCTGTAGATGTATTTTCCAGCATCGGAGTCCCAACGTGGTGTTTCTCCTCGTGCGATTGCTTCAAGGTATTCAGTTGCTTTTTTAGAATAAACATCTTCCCAAGTAAGTTCATCTTCAATCCAAGAAGTCATTGTTTCTTCATTTTCGTGAACAGATCCCGCGTCTTCGTACATAACAGTTTGGATAACTGTGTAGAATGCACCTTTTGGTGTTTTTGCTTTGGTTAATTCAAGGATAATGTCACGACCCGTTGTCGCATCTGTAATATCACCTTTAGCTCTCCAAATAGGAATAATTTTGTCAAGGATTCCTTCGTTTTTGTAATTGTGTTTAAAACGCCAGAATTTAACTCCGTCCGACTCATTATCACGGTCAATTACTTTAACAATATAAAACTTACGTGGTTTGTATTGTTTAGCAAGTTCCTTGTCAGAATCTCTACCCGTAGACATAAGAACATCATAAACTTCACTTAAAGGTGAACGCTCATTGTCATTTTTTCCTGGATCATAAAATTTCTGCCATTTTCCATCTACTTGAATCTCGTGAAACCATACTTCTTTAAAAGGTGAAGAACCATCAGGTGTTGGTAAGATTCTTAATCTTTTTTGACCTTGTTTTTCGTTATCCTTAAGTATTGCAGCAAAATACTTTTTCATTCTTTCTTCTTGTGTGAATTTTGCAGTGGAAGAAGAGCCACCTTGTTTTGCATTCTCATACTGAGCCAAAACCGCATCTAAAACATTGTTTGTCGCCATATATATTATTTATTAAAAGTTTACAATAGAAAGTATAGTTAAATTTTGTGTCGCAGTCAACAAGAAATTTTAAAGTCGTCTTGTACGACCTTAAAATTATCTCATCATATTGTTTTCGTCTTCGTCTTCATAATCATTAAAAGAAGTTTTTACTTCTTCTGGTGAGTATTCTTCCACATCATCAGATGTTAAAACATATTCATTTTTACCTGATTGTCTCATTTCTTCTTGTTTGTCAACAAAGAAATCTGATAACTTTTGTTTAAATGGTCCCGAATCTAAACTTCTTAATTCAAGTTTTTCTTCTGGTGTTTTTGGTCTAAACTGATCAAATTTAGTTTCAAGACTATTAATCTTTTGTACCAATTGATCCATTTCACCTAATTTTGATTCTAAATTTGATAATTGTGTAAATAAATTATTAAAATATTCTTCTTGTTTATCTGACATAGTTTTTTGTGTGTCGACAAGGTCTGTAATATCAATTTCTTCTTCGCCACCTTCTTCGTCGGCACCAATTTCTTCCACATCAGCGTCAGCTTCAACATCGATTGGTTCACCTTCTGTTGGTGGTGCTGGTGTCGCGGGTGCACCTGCTGCCGGTGCCCCTGCTGCTGGTGGTGGGACTTCACCACCTATTGGTGCTTCACCTCCTGGGGGTGGTGGTGCTCCTAATTCGTCTCCTGGGGGAGGGGGAACTTGTTCCATAATGTATTTGTTAATACTATTGTATCTTGCAATTTCTTCTAAAATTTTTTGATCTACACTCATCTTATCCGTTCAATAATGTTTTTATTCCAGATTTTGTTTCAACCTGAATTTTTTTAAATTGTTTCATTGTATTATCAACTCTTTCAATTAGACCATCTTTCATTCTAACTGTGTAGCAATCACCAGTATCTAAATCACATACTTCTTTAAATCCATTACCAGCGTCTTTTTCTGACATTCTTGTGTTCTTACCTAAGTAATTGTCCAATATTAGTTTTGTGTTCATATTTTTTTATTTATTTATAAATATCTATTAAAGATAAAAAATTTACTTTATATTAAAATTGGGGTACCACTTTGGTTATATTCAAAATTTAAGTTAAATATTCTATAATAATCAGTTCTTGTTGGGTCTGGACTACCGTCACTTTTAATTGGGGTTGATTTCACATCAAATTTTAAATAATACTTACCAACTTGATCATTAATTGGTTCTCCAAGACATGTTAATTGATCAAAAATTTCATTAAAAGTCATATTAAATGTTTGTCCATCACTTGATACATATTGTGTTCCAAGAGGAATAATTCCACTTCCAGCACAAATAGATGTTGATGCGTTCAAAATAAGTATATCAACATAAAATATTTTTCTTTTGTCTGCTTTAGGGTTTAAACTAATTATTAAACCGTTTACAATGTTTCCAACACTAGCTGAAAGTAATTTTGGTTCAAATAAGAATATCGGAATTTCTGGTTCTTGTGGTGGTTGTACAACTGGTTTTGGTTGATTACTCAAAACAAAACTAACAGCTTCTGAAACTTTTTGGATGTATTCTTTCTTAACTTGTTCAGTTAATGATACCCAAACATTTTTTTCAAACGGAAAATTATTAACAATAAATTCGGAAATAGCAACAATATATGATTGTATATTTGTTACAGAATCTGTTGGTATATTCACAATTTGTGAAACTAAAATTTTTTCTTTATACTTTTCACCCAAAAATCTTATATGTGAGTCAAAATCAGTAAACACAGCATGTGGTTTTTGACCGCTAGAATAATTTACACAAACATAACTATTATTGAAATAACTTTTTGATATTTCACCATAATTAAAATTCAAAGGTACTGAAGCAAAATTATTATTGTAGCTTGATAAACTTTCACCATTTTTACTATTAAGATAAACTAATGAAAATAATGTATTAATAAACGCACTTATTTGTTGTGGTGGTGTTCCTTGTATTGCTGTTTGATTAATAATTTGTGTAATTTTATTATAAGCATCACCAATAGTTATTACTGTTTGAGTTGGTGTCGTTGCCGTATAACTTGTATAAGAAGGATTTAAACCAGTCGAGCAGTTTTGTACTTCACTTGCTTTTGGTTTACTATCTTCCTGTACTTTATTAGTTGCCGCAGAAGTTTCTTTTATTACGTTATTTGTTTCTGTTGTTTTTTTAACTTCTTCTTCTTCTTTAATCCTCTCTTTAATTGTTGTAAGGATATTTGTACTTAATGATTGTAATAGTGAATCAATTGCTGGAATACTATAAAATGGTTGTCTTTGACCTTCTATTGAAGTATCGAAACCATTTTCACTAATTCTATGACTTACATTTGTAATCATATAAGGACCGCTAAACATTGGAATATTTCTAAGGTTAAAATACATTGTTGGTTGTATTAGGGCGCAACCCAACATATCAATAGAACATTTATAACTTCTATTTCTATATATGTTGTATAGCGAAACACTTTGTGAGGCACTTGTTCTATTTCTTGATTGGTTCGCCATTTGGTTTAACATCTCAAGAGATTCTGCTGTTGGTTTTCCGACATCTTGACCGATATCCAATTGTTTAAATATTTGTTGGTTTTGTGGTCCAAAGTCTACATTGAAACCAACTACTTTATTTGATTTATCCCAATTGGTTTTACCTTCTTGGTTTTCAATCAACGGATTGTCACTTGCTCTTCTCATGTCAAAAGCATCGTCTCTAAATCTATAATCAGCATTTTCATTCATTGCTAAATGTTGACTAGTAGCATGCGCATACATTGCAACTATTTTTGATCCAGTTTCACGATAGTCAACAGTTGTGTGTGTCCCAAATAAAGTTTTGGCAAATTCTAAAGTGCCTTCCGGTCTTGGGTTTGGGTTTTTAGACACGTCTTGTACATTGTAGAAATTAGCATAAGCCGGTAAAATCCAATACGTAAATCTATTATCAGAAAAAATAGTATTAACAATCCCCAACATATTATTTGTGTGCTGCCATTGACTTATCCTATCTTTTAATAAAAATATATCAACAAATATTTTCTGTCCAACATCTCTACTTGCTCTATCAACAATTAAAACATCTTCAAATAATGTTTTACTTCGTAGGTCCGCTCCGGCAATCCAAGAATCGTTCATACCTTTAAAGGCGTCCCACATTTCATATCTTGATATTTCACCAAGATATTCTTTAAATTTAACCCCAGTTTGGTTTTGTTTAATGGATATGCTACCTAGTTTGTTTCTAACTGATGTTAAAGTATTATCTAAAATTAAATTCAAATATGTTTCACCATCCCTTATGTAACTATTCATAAGACCAAAAAACTTATTCATTGTTAAAGTTGGGTCTTTTAATTTTTGTGTTGCATACAATTTAATCATTGGAGCATAAAATTTCACATTATTTTCTGTGAACTCCATATCCATATCAATAAAGAAATCTGTAATATATGAACCATTATTTGTATATTCTAATTCTGGTATTTCAGAAAAACCAACATAGGTTTCTAATGCTTTCCAAGTTTCTGGACTTTGTGTTTTAGATTGTGCTAATGTAATTGTGCCTCCTTGTGTTGGTAATAAACCAGGTGAATTTTGTACATAACCGGCCCAGGTGTAAGGATCTTGTATAAAATCTGTTGAAAACGTGTAAAACATTTTTTTATCAAAATTAGATGGATTACCGTATTTGAATACAACTTGGTAGTCCATAAATGTTTCAATTGTTTTTTGAAAAGACTTTTTTTGGTTTTCTGTTATTTCATTTATTAATGCACTTCCGGTTAAACCTTCTGGATTAATCGTCTTAAACATTGTTTTCATCAAGCCTTGGAAATTTTCATATGTTTCTTCAACAGTGATTTCATCTTCCCTTGGTTGTAAATTACTCTCAAAGTCATAAACAGACGTACTAAACAATAAAAATTGTTTTTCAAATTGATCTAATATTTCTGGTGTAAATGTTGTAAATAATTCACTTATTTTTGAATATTTTGTTGGGTCTCCGAAAATTCCAAAGTTTTGTTGCTCTTCTTCGTTTGTAAAAATTTCTCTTATGTATTCGTCTGGTTGTGGTTTTGCTAATTTTGAATTATCAAAATAACCGTAGTTTGGCGCTTTCCAGAATAATCTTACAGCTCCATTGTGGAGTGCAGGATTATTACTTATATTAATTTTCATACTACCATTATTATTAAAACATTCTTGTTTTGCTTGGTTAACATTTGAACCAAAAGATGGTAGAGCGTAAATGGATTTTTTATCTGGTGTAAGGGTATAACAACTCCAAGGAAGACAAATTAATGAACTGTTAGGTGAAAGAATCCCAGGTCCTTCATTAATTAAGGCACTAGTTGTTGGGATCATTCTAAAGTTTTCACTTAATGCGTTTTGTATACTTGAATTTTGGTAGCCGGGTATTGGTTTATTTGTAACAATAAATGGTTGTGCCACGGTTGGTGGTGAAACAACAACACCTTGTACTGGACTTATTATGTATGTTCCGGTACTTCCGGTTGCGCCAGCTAATTGTTGTATTATTGTTGTTCCTGGAGCTAAAGTTGACCCAGACAAAACTAATCCAGGTTCTAAAGCGATAAAGTTTAACGAAACAACCTCCAAAGTATTACCTGTAACATAATACGTTCCTTCAATGTTTGTGGTTTGACTAAATAATTTTGTCCCTTTAAAGAAGACGTGAAAATCATCAAGTAATTTAGGATAAAATCCAGTATTAATAATTGTTTTTTGATTTAATCCTAATGTGTTAACACCATCTAATACGATATCATAATTGGTGCCATCAACTTGTAAATTATATTGTGTTGTTGTCGATGAAAATGCCGGATCATAATTACCAATATAATCTGTGTTATCCCAAATTCCGTCTAAAATATCAACACCATCCAGTTTGAATTTCTTATATCTATGCCAAATTCCACCATACTTTAAAACCCAAGCATATGGTACTTCGTGAATTGCTCCGAATTTTTTTAATGAAGGAAGTATATAACTATTTGTTATTACAGAACCATCTGAATTATATGTCTTATATTTATCTCTTAATGTTGCCAGCGGTAAACTATTTAAAAATAAATAAGCCGCTGCCTTATACGGTGATTTTTCAATTAAACTATATCTAAATTCATATAAACCTTTTTGGATTGCGTTTGTAAAATATGGTGTATTAAATAATGATGTTGTTTGTCTTGCAACAAGTTTACCGTCATAATTTTCATAAACAACATCTCCTTCGGTTGTATATTGTTCTTTAATTTTTCTTTCTTTGTAGAAAGTTTCTAAATTTTGTAAATTAAGTGTTTGATCAAAAACACTAGTTTTATAGTTAAAGTTAACAATAGGTAAAAGGTTGTCTTTGTTTTTTACAAGTTTAATAGATTTGTTATACTCTAACGTATCGCTTGTTTTAAACACATCTACCTTTGATTGGATTGCTTTGCCATTTGCTAAGTGGTCTTTACACCAATCTAAATCAGTTAGTGGGTATAAATCAGTAAAATCATAATCATCATTTATAACAGACCCACCAAAATAATTTATTACTGGTTGTTCATTTGTTAAACCAACATTTGGTAGTGCTTTGTCTTCATCTAATATTGATCCTTTATACATAAAAAATGAAACGTCCGTATCGTTTTTCAAATATGGTGTATTAATAATTCCACGAATAAAGTTTTGCCAACTTTGTCCCTCACCTTGATTTGATATATGTCTTAAAAATCCAGGATAAATTGATGCGTTTATATTATATTGTTTTAATTTTTGAGTTATAAATGGATTGTCATCACTTATTGCTTTAAGTATGTCTGTTGTTTCTGACTCACCAACATATTGTTGTACATTATTATCCTTAATACTTTTTCGATTAAATTTGGAATAAAATGAATTTACAAACATTCTTTCATAAATTTCATAGAAGAATTTTACCTCTTCGGTATTTTGATAAACGTCATTTCCAATTGTAAATTCGGTAGCATTAAAACTAAACCTATTTGGTCTTTCTAAAAAATTACCAGTTGGTCCATTATCAAATTTTGGTGGGCTAACTTGTGTATAACCTCTTAAAAATTCTTCAACAAATTGTACTTCTGGCCAAATTTCTGGATTATACGCGTTAAACTGTAACGCTAAGTCATCATCACCGGGATATGCTAATTCGTATTTTTCTTTACCTTCTTCAAGTGAAGACTTTATAATTTGTGGCCAAGGATAAATCGGTGAATCTAATTCGGCATTTTTATAATCAACACTTTGTACTGTAAGACTTGTGTTAAAAACTGCCTTTTTTCTGTTTGCGTCGTCTCTTAAATCCCAAGCTTTTGTGTGAACATCATCCATCATTCTTAAAAAAGCTTCACCTTGCGCAAAAAATACCGCTAAAACATTTCTAATTGTTGGTTGAAAACCTAATCCATTTGTTGGACTGGAAAACTCGGCTTGAATTTCTTTAGTTATATTTTCTTCAATTTCTTTTTTCTTTATTTCATATTTTTCTTGGATTTTTTTAATCAAATCTTTATATGATTTTGGTCCTTCAAAATATGTTAAACCAGGATATTCCCCAACATTTGAGTAATCGGTAATTTCTTTGTTTAGATCATTTCTATATTTAATATATTCTTCACTGGTACTTAAACCAGAAAATGTTTGTCCAATTCTTTTTTTGTATGTTTCAGATATATTAATATCACCAATATTTACGTTTTGGAAAAACGTACCTATAGTAATTGGTATTGGTATGTCTTTACCGATAGCAGAATTTGATAATAATATATTATTATATTTTTTTATAATTCCATCTAAATCTGTGATTGCTTTTGATTTTTGTTGAGCATCATTAAATTCTGGTTTGTATTTATAAAGAACTGTTTTTTCTTTGTTGTTTTTTATAAAAACATTTTCATCGTCAAACCATCTTCCTTTCCAAGAATTAACACCAGAATACAAATATATTTCACTGGTGTATTCACCTAGCTTAATCAAATAATCCTCAAGTTTATTTAAAACATCTAAATTTTTTTTCTTAAACTTTTCTTCAATTGCTGTTATTAATTTTTCTAATTTTTCCTTTAATTGTAATATTGTTATTTCTGGAAAATTATCATCGATTAACCCTTTTGATTTATATTCAGAATAAAGTTCTTTCATTTTCTGAAGACCTAAACTACTTGTAACTGTTTCAGTTTTTGAGTTGCCTCCACTTGAATTTGTTGTTACTGTTGTTGGTTTTGTTATTGAAAGTTGGTACATAGAAGGAACAGCATACATTGCGGCCCAACTTACCTGACTCATAATTGTATATTTGTAAGTATAAAACTGACAGTTGATTCTAAAGTTATGTGATGAAGGATCAAAAGAGCTTGTAAACGAATGTAACATCAATGGAAGTCTTATTGCTTTACCTAAATAACCTTTTATTGTTAAATAGAAAACAGGATAAGGTAACTGAAAAAATGCGGCATAAGGTGAATTGTTTCCGGCTTCAAATAATGCTCTACCTTTAATGTCTTCAAATGTTATACTAATTACTGGTAAAAAATCTAAACCATAGTCAATATTTATTTGAGTTATACCAAGTAGTCCATTATCGATAGCACCTTCAACGCCGTTTGAATATAAACTTTGATTAATATAATAATCATCAGATAAGTTTGGGTTTTGAGTTACCGTAATTTTTGGTTGGTTCACACCCTTACCTTCTATTGTTCCTTTACCGGTTAATTCGTCAGACCAATTAGTATCTAAAAATTGTTTAAATCCTGGGTTCAAAAAATTAATCTTTCCAACAGATACTGTTTTTACAGCTTCATTTGCTGGAACACCAACGGCTAATTTAGTTCTTGGTATTACCGAACATTCAAGGTTGGCATACATTACCAAATCTTCCTGTCTAATTAACCTATCTTTAACATTCCCATCGTTATCTATTACTTTGTTTGGGTCTATTACTGATATATTTTGGTAATCAAATTCAACTAATATGTTTTCTGAGTTATCTTCCATAGTATAGGAAATGGTTATCTATTGCACTTTTATATTCCTGTACAGAAGTTAGTAGCGGATATGGAATTGTCAATACAGCACCATCTGGTATATTAGTTTCCATACCGGTATATCTTGGGTTTGCTTGCATAATTAACCAACCAAATAGCGGACTATTATAATATTGTTGTGAAATTTTATCTAATCTTGATTGGCCAAATCTATATATATGTTTCTTATCAGATGATTTACTGGCCACATTTACGTATGGTACAACAGTCTGTTGACCATTTTGCAAAAACATTGCATACCTATTATAATATTGTTGTGTCATATTAATTAAATGTTATTTTATCATTAAAGTTATTATCATTATTTATATTATTATCAGAATATGTTTTTTTCAATAATTTTTCATTATCTTTATAGTTATTATCTTTTTCAGTTGAGTATTTCATTTTAGTTTCAAATGGTTCAATTTTGTAATTTTTAAAAGTTTGATATGTCGGACTAGTTTCAAAATCGGTTAAAATTTTTGTTTCAGCATTTTTTTCTTTAATAAAAAGAGTTTTAAGTTCTTCACAAACATTACGAATATCTTCTTCCATTAATGTGTTTTTCTTAACAAGTTCTGTCATTAAACTTTCAACAAATGGTTGGTATTTTGCATCATCAGTGAAAATATTTGACATACATAGATAGAATCTTTCGTCTTCTACGGTGTCAAATTCTAGTCTTAATATTGGTACAAAACTATAATCTTCTGTTACTACCTCTTCATCTAAAACCTTATTTAATGTAAGTCCACTAAGATATTCATCTAATCTATAACCTATATTAGTTTGATAGTTTTCTGCAACTAACTCAAATGGTGTTGGATTTGGTGATGGTGTTGGTGGTTGTAAATTATAAACAACATATTTACCGGTATCTAACTTAAAACCATCAACTTTATGATTAACTAAATCTAATTTTCTAAAGGTTTGTACATAATTTTCTTGGTATTTTGTAATTTCATTTTGTGGTCCTATAAGTGCCTCATTTAATTCATCTAATCTTTCTGTTATTATATCAATTAATTTATTTTTAAGTTGTCTAATTGCTGAATCTGGATATCCATTTGTACTCTTTTTAACTTTTAAAATAATTGGGTTTTTATCGTCTTTTACATCATTTCTAGCTTGTCTAATAATGTTTTCAACGTCATCTTCAACTTTTGTTGGTTTTCCAAAAATTTCAGTTAATACTTTATCAGGATCATATTGTGCTAAAGTTCCTGAAAAATATTTTACATTTTTATATAGGTATTGTATAAAGCCATAGTTTGTAACATTGTTTACAGTTTTTAACTGATCAAAAATTGTTATAAAATAATTTTTAGTGTTATCTGATAATTCTTTAAAGATGTCGGTGTATTCTATTTCACCTTCCTCATACTCACCATTATCAAATGATATTGTACTCAAAATTTTACCAATAGTTGAACCGCCATTGTTATTAATAATGTCTGGTACATCAGCACTAGTTGTTTGAATTGGTGGTGGTGGTGTTTCCTTAACCGAAAGTAGTTTCTTTGCAAAGTCTTCGTCGTTCTTTTTTCCACTTTGATCTGTCGCAACAGCTCTATCATCATATATTTCAGTATTAGCATAAAAATTAAATGATAATGCATTTTGTAATTGTGCGACAGGTTCCGCTAACCCGTGTCCACCAATAAAATCAAAACTCAATGAAACTTTAGCAATCATTGGTTGCACCCCAATTCCTTCTGGGTTAATATCATATATTAATGGGTCATAAGTTATTTGTAGTTGTGTTGGTACTATTTTAGTGTGATAAAAATCACCAACTCTCAATACTAATATTGGTGGTGTTCCAAATGATGTATTCCTTGCGTCGTTATATTTTGGTTTACCGTCTGGACCAATTACCGGTATTGTTTCACCCGGTCTAACACATTGATTAAGAAATGTTAATCTAGAATTTAAACCTTCTGGTGTTGTTGAGTGGAACGCCGGATGGAAATACTTTATCTTGTCTTGGATGCTTGCAAGAACCATTGGTTGATCTTCTTTTATTAAATCAAAATAATCGCATTCAGAAAATAAAAATCTTAATACTTTTTTAGAAATACCTTCTTTTAATTTTTTTGCAGGATCAATTGGTCTTGTCGTCACGGGTGTTACAACAACATCTTCGATTGGTGGGTCACCACAATTATTTTCACAATCCGTTAAGCCGCTAAACGGTGCTGTTGGGTCATCAGTTTCAATACAAATACCATTTACACACTTATATCTTTTATTTACCTGTGGTGTTATTGGTATCGGTGACGGTGACGGTGTTGGGGGTATCGGTGAAGGTGCTGGTGTTGGGGGTGGTTTTGGTTTTGTAACCGAAATTTTATTAATACCGACTCTACGACAAACCATAGCTGGAACACTATACCATTGAGAATTGTTTGTAACAGCATTTAAATTAACATCTTTAATATTGTTAGTACAATTAACACCTTTTCCGGCACCATTATTTGTTTGTGGTATTATATACTGTTCACCACTTGCAGTATATTTAAATTTAACTTTACCTTGACTTTGTAATGTAGCCATTGTGTCATTACCAAGTTTTTGTTTTAAAAACCATTTTTTTACAGAATCATTTCTTCTTTGTGATAAATTATTATTATACCCAACTGAAGCTGGGGCTGACGCTGATCCTTGTAATTCTAAAACTACGGTACCACCTTGATCTATAATTATTTCTTTAAGTTTTGGTAAAAGTTCATCTTTAATTTTTTTAAAGTTGCCAATAATTACTTGGTCAAAAAATGGTATTACTTCTGCTCTTGTGAATACATCACCACCACTACTTACTTTTAAAGGTGCTGAACTTGTATTATAGACAGTTTTTCTTCCTAAATAAACATCGTACCAATATTGATAATCTTGACTATTAGGTACTGTTGTTTCCCAGCTTCCAGATCCAAATGGATAATCATTGTCAAAATAAAAGGCATATCCTTCCCATTCTGTTAATTCGGTATTGGTGATTTCTTGTTCTTTATTCGGTACAGCATTTGTGTTTGATGTGCTATTACTATTGTTTTCTGAAACGTTAACAGCATTACCTGTATTGGCAATAATAGGATTGTCACCACCACCAGAAGACGCATCAATTTGTGGTTCTGGATTTACTGGTATTTCATCTAACACACCATATTTTTCTTCGTCTGTAAGTCTTGGGTCTGCTAATAATTTTTGATATTCATAAAGTTGATTAACAGGAATTGTATTAAATTTAGCGGCTAAATCATATAAATCATATTTCACACAACCAGCAAAAAATGAATCCATAATAGAGTCAACTTGTTCTGGTGAAAACTTATCTAATTGTTTTCTAATAATTGTGTTCATCATAGACGGATGATCAACAACAATTTTCCAAGCTATTGAACCGGTTCTTGTCGTGTTTTTATATGTATGTATTGGTTCTGGTCTACCAAGGAACGATGTTGGGTTCCAGTTAGCTGTTGATGAATCACTAAAAGTTAAATCGTATGGTGGGAACCACATAATTCTTCCTCCGTTTGGTCCTCTTTCACACACTGGTAAATCATCATATGTAAAACCTGGTTGACTTGATGTCCTCCAAGCAAGATTTTCCAAAGAAAACATATATTTTTTAACTTTTTGATCAAATATATTTGTTGATCCAGGATTTCTTAATGGCGCAATGTTTAAATTATATGTGTTATCTAACACTGAATAGTCAAATTTTCTACCGGCAATTGTAATACCATCTGTTTTTTGTAAATCACCATAAGTAAAATACGGTGTATCCTTTTGGAAAACTCTACAATATTCTCTTCCAACTTCCGAACCTTCAATTCCTATTGTTTCTGAATCGGTTACACTATCATAATAAGCAATTACTTGTGAACCTTTCGTCATTTCTTTGTATCCATCATTAAAGACTTTGGATACTTGATTAATTGCATTTCCTACGTGTTGTAATCTTTTTGCACCAGTAACATTATCGGCAGCATTAATTAATCTTTGTGTATTATCTAAAATGGAACCACCTTTAAATTCAAAACCGGTTGATTCTGTATCTGCGTTAAATTCTCCTTTAACTGCGTCAAATTGTTTATCTTGTGGTTGTACTGGGTCACCGCCAGGTGCAACCTTGAATCCTAAGTTATCTTTATATTTTGGTGAAACCCAAGTAAATTGTCCTGTTATTCCACCTTGGTTTGAATATGATTTTCCGGCTAAACCAAATTTAATTTTATCTTCATTTCCTTCGTAAAGTTTACCTAAACTATCAGGACCATAAACTAGACTTGGTTGTTGATTTCCAAATCTATCAGTAGGAATTTCATTTGCGGGTGAATTTATTGTTGATGGATCGGCTTGACTACTACCAACGTAATACCCACTACCACCGTCCTCTGTGTTTCCACCTAAAAGATTATTAATAGCATCTGTAACGCCAAGTATTAATCCTTTATCATAATTTGGTCTATAGATGTTATACTGAATACTTCTAAATAATACAGATTTTTGTCCGTAACCGGTATTCTCTAAAAATAAAACCGAAGGGTTTTTGTAATTTGGTAATAACGAACCTAATGCACCACCAGTTAAATTATTTACAACGTTAAGAGCTCCTTGTGTTTGATCATTTTGACCTTGTAATGGTTTTGTAAAATAATCACCAGGAATCAATGATACTGGAAAATAAGTACCGCTTAGTCTGTTTGCAAAAGAAACGGCGGCTAATAACGGATTTTGCGGAATTGTAATTTTCCAATTTTTATTAATTAGTGGTTGTTGACCGCTTGCAACAAGTGACGCTTCAAATGGATCTTGTAATGAATCTAAATTTACAATACTATTAATTGTATTGTTAACCTCATCTGCAATTCTTTTTTCAAAAGCTTCTTTTAATTTTTTCGCACCAATTTGTGCTAGTAATGAATCTTGTGATAGTGGTCCTGGTGTTCCCGTTGGATTTGAAGATGATAATATTTCAAAAGGACTATATATTGAATATAAAAAATTAATTGGTACTGATTGAAATACACTACCATTAGATGTTGCATATGGTGAAAAGTATTGTAAGTTATTAAAATTATCAGTAATAATTACTAAATCTTTATAACCACTTTCTGGTCCATAAACATTTTTTATGTATGCCGAATCAATATAAAATTCATTAACTAAATCTATTTCTGCGTTGTCTTGTCCGTATTCACCTTGATTTGGTGTTACTGGTAATGGCTCACCATCAGTTGATATAATATTGTTATAACCACCTTCTGGTCCATATTCATTTAATGTATAAAGTTGGTTTGCTTGTACTGTAGTCCCAATTAAATCATTCGGCGAATTAATGACTGAACTATCATTCATTGGTGATACTTCGTAATTTACATTTCCAGATGGTGGGCTATAAGCCCCTGGGACATTATAGGGTGTTAAATTCCTGCCCATTAGGATATTCCTAAATGTAGCTGTTGAATTAAACGATAATGAACTTTCAGACATTAATTTTAATTTTATTTATAAATAGATTATAAATAATTTTTTTGAAATGTAATTAAGAGTTTATTGTGGTTTGTACCAGGCTGGTATTAAATTATTATTGGTTTGGATGTCATTAATCTTTTTAATAAACTCAGCCATTTTACTTGGGTCTTTGTAATATTCAGTGATAGCATTACTCATTAAAGTTGTTAATGCGTCATTTCTTATTGCAGGATCCATTGTAACATTAATATCAATCTTATTTGTTAAATCAATTTTAGACTCTGCTGGTTTGTTTTGAGTGCTTGATGGTGTTGTGTTGTTCACAACGCTATTTGAACTAACCGCATTATTCGAATTGTTTATTGCGGTATTGCTTACACTACTTGTAGATTTTGTATTTTCTTTTCTGAATAATGTTTCTAATTCTGGTGAATTAGTTTTAAAATCTGTACCCATTTGTTCAAAAAATTGGTCACTTGTAATTGTACTATAAGCTTTACCTAATGTTTCAAGTGTTGATGATGCCAAATCTTTTAAGTCTTCGACACTACTCACATTTTTTATTTTCTTATACAGAGTTTCAACTTCAGTTGTTACTCCAGCAACTCTATCACCAATAACACCTAATCCAACTCTTATGTTTTCAGATTCCCTATATTCATCTTTTACGATTCCTTTTGGTGATTCTGGAGCTTCAAATCCAGCTTTTCTAACACCAGTTGTTATTGCCTCATATCCAGTTTGCATTAATGAAGTTGTTGCAGCTCCAAAACCCATAGCAGTCAATGTTGCTGATATTTTAGCGTCAATTGATTGTAAAGAAGAAAGTTGGTCAATTGCAAGTTCCTCCATAGATTTTCCTTGTAATTCTTGAGATTCTTTTAAAGATTGTATTTCGTTAACTTGTAAATCTGTAACTTCTTTCATTACATATTCTCCAGTCCATTTATCTTTTTTACCAGTTTTTTCGTCTACCACAAATTGTTTAACCTTAACTTCAGCAATACCTTGTTTATTAATTTGAGCCATAGTTGCAATCATTTCCCTATCTTCTTTTGATGTTCCAGGTGAAAATTTGATTTGTTTCATTTTATAATCTAAATTTGCGGCATTTAAAGACATTTTTGCTAGTTCACCACTCGTCATACCTAAAGCTTCTGCAACTTCTCTTAATCTTCTTTTTTCTCCGGGCATAATTTGAAACTCACCCAGATTTTTATTAAAACTTACAAAATCTTTTGACATTTTTACAATTTGATTTTGTAGTTCAGTTGGGTCATTTGCCGATAAATCCATTAACTTTAGTGGGTCTGTTAAAGCACTTGTTTGAACACCTAATCTTTGTAGAGAGGCTGCCATTTCTATTGCACTTTCTGGGTTAAAGGCTTTTTCTGTAATTTCAAACATTTTACCCATATCTATTCCGAGTTTAGATGCTTGAACTGACATTTTAGCAAGTCCTTTAACACCACCATCAAAATTATATAAATTCATTACGCCGATATTTTTTGTTACTTTGTCGGCAACATCCCTCACAATAGCACCAGATTCTTTTGCTACTTTTGTTACATCCATCATTTTGTCGGCAACACCACTTAAATTAACACCAACACCTCTAAATGATGATGCTAAGTCTTTCGCACTAACACCGGTTACTTTAGCGGTTGCTGCTAGTTCTGCCATTCGTTCGTCACTAATTGATATGTTAGTACCAAACACAGAAGATAAATCAATATATTGTTTTTGAACTTCACCAATTGATAAACCTAGTTCAGCAAACTTTGGGGCACTGTCTGCAATTAATTTTCTAAACTCATCTGCTTTTTTTGAACCGGTACCTAAGGCTTCATTAATTTTTGCACTTTCTTGATCCAAAAATTTTAATCTAGCTAGATTGCCTTCTAATGATAATAAATCAGTAATACTACCCTTAATTGTTTGCATTACGGAACCTACTGTATCTGCAACACCTAAAACACCATTTTTAGCGGCTGTTGTTAATAAGTCTGAATATTTGGTAGCATTTTGTAAAGTTGCGGTATTGTTAGCTTCGACTTGGGCTAATTCCAAATCGGCTTTACTTGTTTTGGCGCTTTCATCAAACATCATTGGATTCTAGTTTATTGATAAATACTTTATTGTTGATTTTGTTCTGAAATTTTATCAATAACATACCTTCTGAAATATGTTGGCATAATCAGATAGTCACTATAAGAAAGTTTTAACATTCTAGCTAAATAAATGTATTCGTCAATAAGTCTTAACTTATATTGAGAAGAAAGGCCGAAAAAACTCCACCCCAAAAGCAATAGATACTACTGCTCTTTCTCCAGACGGGGCTATAACTTCTTTTGATAGATCAAGTCTAGGTTCGTTTTCAAACATAAAGTTTCTAATATACTTGGAATCAGAAATAGGCATTGATTCAACAAATTTTGCAATATCACCTTTGTTTGCTTTTCCGTCCAATTCAACAATAAGTTTATTAAGTCTTAATGTAACTGTTGGTTGGATTCTTCCTTGTGGGTATGACTCTAATGTTCTTTCTATTTCTAGATAATCCCTCATATTTAAAGGTTTTAATTTGACCGTTGATTTACTCCTTGGTAAGGTAACAGTAAATGTACCGTCACTATCTGGGTTTACTGGATTTTTTTTAATATTTAATTCATCAAGAACAATTGTAGCATCAAATAATTTTCCGGTTTGTGGATCTGGAACTGAAACGACATATTCTGGTCCAAAAGATGTATTTCTTAAAAAAAGTAATATTGCCTCCAAATCACCGTCTAATAATTCTTCTGGTCTTAAATCTGGTTCATATAATTTATTTCTTAATAAAGGTAATATTAATGTTTCTTTAATGGATTTATTGCCGTCCATATTAACCAATATGTTTTCATCAGCAGCCGTTAGATATCCAACCTTAACACTTTTCTTTTTATTTGGATAGAAGATTCCTCCAGACGGTAGCGGTACTACATCGTGTGGTAAATTAAAATTCATTTGTCCATAATCATTAACATTAGTTTCCATATTCTTTTTTATTATAAAAATATCTTACTTATGTTTTTTGTAAATAAAAAACCCACATAACAAAAAATTATGCGGGTTTTAAATATCATTTGGAGTAAATTAGTATACTAAAATACAACGGTCCATACGAAGTGTTGCCGAAATATCAGCAATTGCATCCTGTGAATAAGATAAAGAACCAAAGTTCAAGTCTGTCATAAATGTACCTTCTAAAATCCATTTTTCAACAACTACCCCAGTTGGGTCTAACATTTCTAAATCAACATTCTTTTTGTATCCAGCGGCATAACCCATACGACCGGTAACTGATTCAGCACATAGACGCATCCATTCCATTAATGCTTGTGATGCAGACGGTCCGATTGGGTCTCTAAATTTAACAGTAATTGGATCCCAGTTAAATCTACCAGCAACATAAGTTGATGTGTTTAAAAATTGAATTTCAGTTGAACCTACTTTAATTGATGGTCTTGATGCGCTTTCAACGAACCACTCGTTAATTCCTAAACTTGAAGGAAACCTAACGATAAACCTGTTCTGCCTTTTTGGTTCATACGGAACTGGCATTTTCATTAATAAATCAGCCATAATTATTTAATTTTTTTTAATTGTTTATTTTCTTTATTTGATAAATATATCTTTATGAAAAATTTTTCTATTTACTTTGACTTTTTTTCAAATTATATATTCTATTATAAATACTACTTTAATAATTAATATATTAGTTTATTAATATTCTTTCTTTTCTCCTCCTGCTGTTAAATAAGTCTTTAATATATTATCTTTTTTTTTATCAAAATGTTTTTTCATAGATTCTACATTTCTTACATCATCATCTGAAAATCCAATAAATGGTGTGAAGTAATTACTAATCTTATTTTTCATCATAGCTTTTGTTTGCAAATTCCTTGAAGTTAGTTTTACATAATCAACAAACTCTTCCATAGCATTTATTTTTGCTTGCTCAGGATTAGTTGCCGAACCTTCACCAAATGAAACTGGGTAAAATCTACACATATCAAGATAAGACTTTATTAATTGATCTTTTGTTAATTTATCTTCATCCGCCAAATTTCTATATTTTAAGAGGTTTTTTGCTAATAGATTAGAATTAAGACCATGCATATTTTTCTTTATTAAATTATATACCCCTTGTTTTAATATACTTGGTGTATGACCTCTTGCTGTTACAATTGAAAATATTGAACCGTTATTAACTGCTTCTATAAAATCAGACCAAGCGGGCCCAGTAGGTGCTTTCATTGCGTCTTCCAAGAATTTTTTGTCCCCAGTAACTCTAAAATCTCTAAAAGGGTCTTCATCAAAGCCCACAATAGTATGTCCCTCATATCCAAAATCTTCATTTCCAATTAAAGTTCTATATTCAGCAAAATCTTCGGTCGACATACCAACAGATTTGTTGTTATTATCTTTCAAATAAATTTTTGTTGGCATATACATTAGGTTATCATCCCAGTCAAAAGCATAGTATTTCATAACTGGTGTATGAGCATCATCAATAATTTCATTGATTATTTGTCTAACTAAATTTTTGTAATTCATATTAATAAATATTACATAAAATAAAAAATGGGGATCAATGACCCCCACTTTATAATAATCTTTAATTGATTATACATCATCAAACGACGCACCAGTTGGTGTAATGTAGAATGTAATATCAATAAATTCTAAAGATTTTGTAGGTTTAATATAGATTTTACCAACCATTTGGTTTTTATCTAAGTCTTCGGTATCATTTGATACTGTTACTCGGAAATCATATAAACCTCTATCTCTTCTTATTGAATCTAAAATTGGGTTAACCGCATTCAAGAAGTCTTGTCTTACTTGTTGGTCATTTTGGTCAAACAACAATCTTACAGAAACAGCAGAAATTAATTTTCTTGCTTGTAATAACAATCTTCTTACGTTGATTCTATCAAGGGCTGATTCTCTTACTTGAAGTGTTTTATTACCCCAAATTACAGTACCTACGTCAGCAAATGTTGCGATTGGGTTAATTCTACCAAGATAAAGAACGTCTCTATCTTCTTGTGTTAACTTCTTACGAGCTTTAATTGAATTTACAATACCACGAGTATAACCCGCTGCCGCAAACCAAGGGAATGCAATATTATCAGTAAGTGCCAAGTTTCTTGTAACTTCAGCAGTTGCTGGAATATAGATTTGTGTATTGTTTACACTATCTCTTGTTAACACCCAAGGATAATATGTTGCAGTATAGTTAGAGTCAATACCTGTTTCTTCTAACAAATCAACAGCTTCTTGTGGGTAGATAAAGTTATCACCTTCAGTTGTTGTTGCAACAAACATATTGTAATCCGGCATTGTTGTAATATAAAGTGAATCCGCTCTTTCATTTTCAACCATATCGATTGTTGTTTCAACAAGATTACTATTGTTATACAAATCAATACCTGGTGTTGTTAATATATTGATATTTACAGCTTCTGGGTTGGCAAATGTTCTAATACCTAATAAGTAAGCGTAGTAATCTGTATTACCATATTCAACACTTCCATCACCGATTGCAATTTGTTTAAACAATCCATTTCCTTTACCTTTAGGGTATCTTAAAGATGAACAAGCACCATTTAAGAATCCTGTTCTACCTAAAGTATATTTATCAGCATTTGTTCTGTATTCTCTATAGATATCCCAACCATCAAATCCACCATAAACCATTACTGTGAATTTTCTAGCGTTTAATCTGTAGTAAGGATCAGTTGGGTCCGTAGGTTCCGAAGAAAACGTAGCGTCACCAACTTCAAAAGCTGAAGTACCACTTGAAGCAAAAGCTCCGGAAATTGTAATACCACTTGCAAGTTCGTCCATATGGAAACCTTTAGTTTTGAAATCCCACTCAAATGGTTCACCAGAACATAAGTTAAATGGTTTTCTTTTTCCTTTATATTGGAAGAAATCTGTATCGACACCCCAGTAAGAACCTAAACCTAAGTATGTTCTTCTAACGTTGTCTCCACCACTTGTGAACGCATCATCACCACCATTGGATAAACCAAAAGGAGGGTTAAATACTAATTCACCTGGTAAGAAATATTTAGTTTTATAAACTGGGAATGGTGATCTTCCACCTGGATATTCTCTGAATGTATAACCTTCAAAACCACAAGGGATTGAATCTATTGGTGCGTCTTCATTAATTTCAACAAGGACGTATCTAGACTTTAATTCATATTCACCATCTAATGTACCAATTTTTTTAGCAATAAAGTTATTTTCTTGTGGGTTCATTGAACAGTTAGTGAATTTTTCCAATACAACTGGGTTAGAATCACTATCAAAATAATCTCTAATTAAAACTGTAAACGTTTCATTGTTAAATGATAAGTCAGCTAATGAAATTTTCACTTCGGTGTTTGCACTATTACCGTCCGAAATTGTATAGAATTTAAATAAGTTATAAACCTTTGTACCTCTTAATTCTGATACAACCCAAGGTGTGCTTGGTGATTGGAATTTTTCTAAAAAGTAACCAATACTATTTAAGTCATTACTTTGAGCACCTTCACTAGTAACTAATTCAGCACTTAAACCTCTTATATAACCTTTGCTCCACGCATAATTAAGTAAATTTAAATACGATTCTTCGACCATTAATGGAACTTGAGTTCTTGGTTTTTCAAAATTACCACGACCAAATACTTTATTAATGTTTTTAGCATCACTATTAGATAATGAAACTTCAAAATCAAATTCTTTACCGTCGTAGTTAGTAATACCAACACTAAATGGTAAAAATGGATTTTTAAGTACACCACTATACTGACCAGTCATATCTATTGTAACATCTGTAATACCAGTAACTTCATAGATTGGATTTGTTCCATCTGAATAAGGTGAATTACCTCTTGATCTCAATGTTGTTACAACTAAATCATCGTATTCAGTAAATGAACTTCCAGTGTAATAATAAATCACACCCACAACAGAACCTGTAAAACACACATTTGGTATTGGTGGTACTGTTGTTGTAGTTGTTACTGGTAAAATTGGGTCGCAAATAAATTGTATAGTAATTGTAACATCATTAGGATCTAATTCGATAGGATCACTAGATACTAAATTACTTACTGAACCAGTACCAGCTAATCTTTGATAATCGTCGTTAGGGAAACTAACAATAGTACAACCACTAACCTCACCGGCTTCAATTGTTACAGAATCACTAATTAATATTGGTAACCCACTTGTAACGTTTATTGTTGTATCAAATGATAATGTTACATCATTTGTAACTGGTAGTGTTGAAGATAAACAAAATTGAACGACAATTGAACCTGGTGCAACACTTACAACTAAATTATAAGGACCAAAATTTCCAGTCGTTGTTGTCGTTGTTATCATATACGGAATGAATGGATTTTGTAAACTTGTATATGTGTTTGTTTGAACAAGGTTATCAACCGATGAAAAGAATGAAAACCCTGAATATAAACTATTTCCAGCATTTTGAAACAATGCATAATACCAAGAATCGTTTTGTGGTGAAGTTGGGTCTGAATTTTCAAAAACAACATTATCAACCGCAAATACATTTGTTTCCGCAGTGTAACCACCACCATATAAAGTATTATAATCTGCTTGTGGTATTGAACCAAAATATCTTATAAAATTATTTTGTGCGGCAGTTGGATTACTACTATTAATAACATCAGAAATTAATGCGTTAATTTGTGTTTGTAGTGTTGATAAATCACCATCAAATTCTTCATACGAAGAAGTTAGAATGTTTTGGATGTCGCTTGGGAAACTTGTTAAGTAACTAACAGCTCCTGTGTTTAGAGTACACGCACTAAATTCTACGGTAAATGGTAATTCTTTTTTAATCACACAAGCTGGTTCACATAAAACGGTACCAGCACTTAAACACCAATAATCTAATGTTTTAGAGTCCAAGTTTGCTTTAGTTAAAATAGACCAAGAAGGCCCAGCGTCATATCCAGATAATCCTAAAATTCTGGTAACAAACAATTGATTTGATTGTTGTAAATACGCTTTAGCGATATAAGCAGATTCATACTTTGGAATCTGTGTGTTTACGAATTTATCTGGTGATGTTCCACCAAAATAAGATTGGAATTCGTCGTAGTTTCTTACAAAAATTGGTTCAAATGCCGGACCTTTAATTGTTTCTCCGACTATCCCTAGAGTTGTAACACCAACGCTTTGAGCAACAAAACTCAAATCAACTTCTGATGTATAAACTCCTGGTGATACAAAAACTTTACTGTTAGTAGCCATTGTCTTTATTTAATTTATTCATTTATTTTAATATAAATATTAACGTTTTAAGCAAAAACTTTACTTATTATAAACTATTTATATTTTGGTATGATTTTTTTCTACCTTTTTTCTACCTATGTCAGAACAACTAAAAAAGATAAAAAATTTAAAGATTGATAAAGACGTTCACGATGTCTTAAAAAAATATTGTGATAAAAGGGGACTTAAAATGTATAAATTTTTAGAAGGTCTTATTTTGGAAAAATGTAAAGAAAAAAAAGATATATACGGTGAAGATTAATTAAGAGACTCAACGTATACTAAACTAGCCACTTGTGTTGCGTCTAGTCTAACAATCTGAAATAAAATTGTATCATTTGTGTTAATTTGTATTTCAGTTAAATCATTTCCGTAGTAATCCCCATTTATATAAACTTGGAATGAACTAATGTTATTTGATTGGGTTAAGTTCATTTTAAATGTATAATTAAATAATTCCTCAACCTCATCAGTTGTTACTGGAAATACAACATCATAAACCGTTGGTTCTGGTGGTTGTGCTCTTTTTTGTCTTCTTTTTTTATACGGAGTTTCGGTTTCAAACAACTGGAATGACCTAGTAATAGCAGGGCTAACCTCAAATTGGTCTTCATCTATTAAAAACCCCATCATTGTAAATTCATACTTTTGTATATAGTATTTTCTTTTTTCCAAATCCATAACCGACTCATCCGTTATGTTATTCATTTTAATTGGTATGTAATGTCCTTTAATTGTTTGATACGATTGAAGTGATGAAAATTTTTCAATAACAATTTGATTAAATTTATTAACCTCACGCATTCTATTACAGATAATAGCAACAGTATAAGTTATATCAACTGGGACTGGTTGTGGTATTTTATAAATGTCATAACCATTTTTATTTCCATCCCAAGTTGGTACCTTAGCATAAAAATATAATCTCCTATTAGGTATTGTGTAAACTATCGATGGGTTATTACCATATTTAACTTCTGGTGTTCTAATTACAGTTATAAATGGCGGTTCGGTATTTTTGTCAATATTTTGAAAGTCCCAAGTTTCAACAAACTGTGACCAATTTTGTGTTGTTATTAAAATATCTATCATTGGTATTGTTTTACCTTCGACAACACACTTTAATTCATCACGAACAAAATCTAAAAATCCACGATCTAAATCTGCGTGTAATAAACTTTTAGGTAAAAACGTTCCATCCGCCTCTATCATATCACGAAGTTCTCTTCTTCGTGGTAAAAGAGTTTTAGATTCAGTTAACGGAATGTATTTTTTTATTTTTTTTGGTAATGCCATTATTATAACGCTCTAAATTCATTAGGTCCGACTGGTGCCGCAACAATAGTTTTATAAAAAGGACGATAGCCTTTATATGTGTGTTTAAAATCAGACACTACCCTACCGTCATTAACAACAGTGTAATACCTTACAAAATTTTCTGTATCGTAATAACCAACGTAATCTCCAAGATCAATATCTATCCCAAGCTCCTCAAGTGTTTTTAAATAAACTGATATTGTTATGTTTCCTGGCTCAAGTTGTACGTTCTTGGTAGAACCAACATTTTTATTTTCTGGTGTCGCAATTTGCACAAACGCACTAAATTCTATTGGTGCTAAAAACTTAATACCGTCTGACACTGTTTCACCATAAACATCATCAGTTTTTGTTTTTGTTTTATCTACTCTGTAAAGAACACAAGTAAAGTTCATATCACCAATTAACCATTCTTGACCCATCTCAATTTCAAGATTAAAGTCGTTATCACCAAAAAATTTACCAAGTCTTGTTATTGGAACTCTATTATCCATAATTGTTATTTATTGATAAATATTGTTTTTATTATTATTTTTATTTATAACTTGGAATTTTGGAATTACAAAAACAATTAATAGAACATAAAGCACTCGATTTGTTGGATTCATATAGTGGAGCCAACAATCATATTCTTTATATGAAAACAAAAAAGGACACTAATAAAAAGTTTTATCCTACAAGAACACAAGCTGAATATGTTGTAACGTATTTTGATACAAAACCTAAAGTTGCTCGTAAGTGGGTTGAGTTAGATCCTTATTTTGCTAAAAAGTTTGCACAAGAAAGGTCTTTACTTGAAACTCCAGAAAAAATTTACATTGAAAAGTTATTAGTTGAAAAAGATAAATCTTATCATATCTGGGGTAAATTTTTTGAAAGGGATGGTTTGTCCGAATTTTGGGTTCCTAAGTCGTCTTTAATTAAATCACAAACGGTAGATGAGGTTAACATTGATTACTCTAAATATGATCATAGACCACCACTATCACATCAAAAAGAAGCAATAGAAAAACTTGTTGGTTCTAAACGATTTATATTGGCCGATGATATGGGTCTTGGTAAGACAACATCTACAATTATTGCGGCTCTTGAGACTGGTGCAAAGAAAATATTAATAGTATGTCCTGCATCACTTAAAATAAACTGGGAAAGAGAAATTGCAAATTATTCAGATAGAGTTTGTTATATTGCTGAAGGTAAAAAATTCTCAACTGAAGCCGATTTTGTTATTGTTAATTACGACATATTAAAAAATTTCCACAACAAGGAAGATAAAGAAAATTCTTTATTATTACAATCAAAATTTGAACTTGTAATTTTAGATGAGGCACATATGGTCTCAAATGCTCAAGCGCAAAGAACAAAACTTATAAACGATTTTACAAAAAACATTAAAAGAGTTTGGTTGCTTACCGGAACGCCAATGACATCAAGACCTATTAATTACTATAATCTATTAAACATAATTGAAAGTCCTGTTGCTCAAAACTGGATGGCTTATGCAATTCGTTATTGTCAGGGATTTCAGTTTAGAGCTGGTAATAGAAAAGTTTGGAACGTAACTGGGGCGTCAAACCTAGAAGAGTTAAGGGATAGAACATCAAAACAAATTTTAAGAAGATTAAAAGAAAATGTTTTAGATTTACCGGACAAGATTATTACACCAGTGTATTTAAGAACCTCATCAAAAGAATACAAAGACCTAATGGGTGAGTATTACGAATGGTTAGAAAATAGAAAAGATGAATCATCTTCACTTACAGTCCAGTTTTCAAAATTAATGAAAGTAAGAAAAGTAATTGCAAATGAAAAAGTAAAAGACACAATTGAGTTTGTGCAAAACATTGTAGACCAAGGAAAAAAAGTAATTATTTTTACAAACTTTACTGACACACTACAACTAATCCATAATCATTTTGGGAAAGAATCTGTATATCTGGACGGTAGTTGTAACAAAACACAAAGACAATATGCCGTGGATCAGTTTCAAGAAAATGAAAAAGTAAAAGTCTTTGTTGGAAATTTAAAAGCGGCAGGTGTTGGTCTTACATTAACAGCGGCTGAAGTTGTGATAATGAATGACCTATCATTTGTACCAGCGGAACACGCACAAGCAGAAGACAGGGCATACAGATATGGTCAAAAAAACAACGTCCTTGTTTATTATCCAATATTTGAAAATACAATAGAAGGCGTTATCTATGATATATTAAATAAGAAGAAGAAAGTGATTGGCACCGTAATGGGGGATGAACTACAAGAATCTGGTGATGTTGTAGAAGAAATACTACACCTAATAAATAAAAGAAATTAACCAAATCCCACCCAAAAGTGGGGTTTTTTATTTTATAATGTATTTATAGTTAATGAAAGTTAAGGTAAAACATATAAAATGTGATATGTCCGAAAAAGACAGAAAGTTAGCAAACGATTTTATAAAATTTCTACAAAAAAAATATCCATTAAAAGAAGAAATTACAATTATTTTTACTGGTGAAAGATTTGGCACAATGACATCTGGAAGTAGAACTAAAGATTCTGAACTTAAAATATTAACTAAAGGAAGAATGAATAGAGATATTTTTAGAACTTTAGCTCACGAATGGATACACGAATGGCAAATGAATGTAAAAGGAAAAAAACCAACTAACGATGGTATTGGTGGGCCACTAGAAGATGAAGCAAATGCTGAAGCTGGTTCTCTATTAAAGAAATTTGAAAAAAATTTTCCAGAAAAAGAAGAAATGATGTATGAAGGTATAAATAAAAAAATTAATTTATTAAAAGAAAATATTTTAATCACTGAAAAAGAAAACATCAAAAAAGAATTTCTTTTAGAGATGAAAAAGATTGGTATTGAAAAATTACCGTATTCGTATTCGGCATTAAAACAATTTGTTGATCCAGAAACAATGAACATACATTATAACAAACATTATAAAGGTTATGTTAAAAAATTAAATGACGCTCTTTCTAAAAAAAATTATAAAGATGTTGATTTAGAAGATATTATAAAATCTATTGGTAAGTACGATACAAAAGTTAGAAACAACGCTGGTGGTGCTTTTAATCACGCTTTATTTTGGAAAATGTTATCACCAAAAAAACAAATACCAAAAGGTGAAATTTTTGAAAAGATTACCAAACAATATGGTAATATTAAAAAAATGAAAGACGAGTTTAATGAAGTTGCTAAAGAAAGATTCGGTTCTGGTTGGGTTTGGCTTATTTTAACAAAAACAAATAGACTAAAAATTATGTCAACACCAAATCAAGATAACCCTTTAATGAACATTGTTAAAGATGGTGGATACCCATTACTTGGTCTTGATCTTTGGGAGCACGCTTATTATTTAAGATACAGAAACAAAAGAGATGAGTATATTAAAAAATTCTGGAATCACATAAATTGGGAATTTGTTAATGAGCTCTATGTTGGGAAATCTAAAAAAAAATTAAATGAATCTTATTTAAAAGTTTTATTAGAGAGCGAAGAATTTGAACCGGATATTAAACGTGCGATGAATCGTGAATTACAAAAAATTAGATTAATTCCATTAGACGCTGAAGCCGCAGAAGTTGCAATCAATAACATAATAACAACAGAAATTGATGAACGTGGTTTAAAATTTGATAGGTCAATAGTTGGTTTAATGTCTTTAGATTTAAACAATACTTCCGAAAGAACTAGATTTAGATTTAATAATTATTATCAAAGATTCATTAGAAGTAGGTCAAGGGGTCTTGATTTTGAGGCGTTAATTTCTGGTTTATTAGGTGGCAATATTTCTTCTGGGTTAAATACCCCTTATGATATTATTACGTCAGATAATTTAAAAATCTCTTGTAAAATTGTTAGAGACACAAGTGAATCACCAGTATTAAAAGGTGTGAAAGCTTCGTTAAGTAATTATATTAATTCATACACGGGTAGTGATGAAAATAAAAACCTATTACAAAGTATTGAGTCTGAACCAAATGTAATTGCAAAATTAATTAATAGTGAAAATCAGGATATGAGAAATGTTGCTGAAGATTTAATTAGTTATTTATTAGTAGATATTGACGGCATGTTACTTGGTGTACCAAAAAATGATTATGAAATATCATTATATTATTACGATAAAAACGCACTTAAAAATATTCTTAAATTACCTGGAATGACAACCGCACCAAAATCAAAGGGTTCTCAACAAATAAGGTTCTCAACAAAAATACTTAAATTAACAAATTCTGAAGTTACACCATTAAGGGGTTCTATTAAATTTCCAGATATAACTATGGAAGAATACTCAAAATTTTTATTAGGTGATGATAAAACAAAAGAAGTTCTTGATTTATTTAATAATTTAGGTCAAAAATATGGTGTAGGTAAATTAGGTGATAATATACCACAGGACGTTATTAAAAATCTTTCTAGAAATGAAAGATTTAAGATAGATATGAGAAGAATACTAAAATAATTTATTATGATATTTATATAAAAAAACTGTATGGCAATTATTGACGAACCAGAAAGAAGTAAGTTGTACACAAAAGTAAGACATTTACTTGGTGCACCATTAAGATCCGTTGAATTAGAGGACGAACAAATGGATACATTGCTTGAATTTTCAATTGATGAGTATTCGCAATATGTTCAAGATTGGTTAATAGAATCACAATGGACAGCACTTCACAATCTTAATTTAGATACACAATCATTAACAAAAGCTTTTACAACTAGAAGTTTAGATTATGAAACTAGGTATACATATGCCTACTCTAAAATCGTAGGACTACAAGCCGGTGGTGATTCTGTATTGAAAAAGGATTATATACAATTAGTACCTAAACAACAAATTTATGAAATTCCTGCTGGTCGTGAATTAAATGAATTGTTATGGTATTCTCCACCAGAATTAAATAATATGGTATTTGACCCATGGTCTTTTGGTTCTTTAGGTGTTGGCGGTGGTCTTGGAGGCGGTGGAGGTCTAGCTCAGATGGGTAATATGGGTGGTAGTTATTTTATGATGCCAGCCTTTGATATGTTACTTAGAATGCAAGAAATTAATATACAAAGAAGAATTATTGCCGGTGAATTAACATATCGTGTAACAGCATTACCTGAAGGTAAAAAAGCAGTTCATTTAATGAATACACCTGGTGGTAAATTCGACTTTGGTAATTCAACTTTAATGAGAGGTAGAGTTTGGTATTGGTATTACGATGATGGTGGTGATAGAGATAACTGTTTGGCAAAAAATCCAGATATAATAAGACTACCATCCGATGTTCCATTTGACAAAATAAATTGGTTAGAGTTAAATAATCCGGCCCAAGTTTGGGTTAGAAGATGGTTTATTGCTTATTGTAAGGAAACATTATCTAGGGTTCGTGGTAAATTTAGCGGGAACTTAAAAACAGGTGAAGGTGGTGATCTTACGATGGATTATACATCACTTGCAACTGAAGCTAAAGATGAAAAGACAAAACTTATTGACGAACTTATTGGTGCCGAAGGTAGACTTACTAGGTTAAAACCAGAAAAAGTTATGGAGAGAGAAGCATTACTTGCTGAAAACTTAAATAAACAGCTCAAGTTTAGAGCAATGCCTAGACAAATTTATGTGATATGATAAGAATAGAAAATATAACACCAAGAAAAAATATTGTAAAATACCAAACACATATTCCTATTGAAATACCAAACGAAGTTGTGGTACCAGAAGTTACTGATAAAATCATTTCAGACTCAATTTATAAAATAGGTAAAGAATCTTTATTAATTGTAAAAGACGTTGAGCAATCTGAAGTTACTTTAAATTCCGAAACAAGTTCTAAAATCACAATAAAATCTTTGTCTAGCGTTATAGTAAAGACTGATGTTGGTCAAATTGATGAAGAGTGGGACGAACTCCTTTTAGAAAAAGGAGCTTGTGTTCGATTTAAATTTGTTGATGGTAACTGGTATATCTTATCAAGTGACGGCTTAAAGATTAGTTAGATATAATCTTCCCACCCATCTTCAGCTAACTCGTAAATATAATTTGGGTCAACACCAACATTTTCCCAAAATATAACTTCACCCTTTTCCATATCAATTAGGTCTTTTTGTATATCATCCTGATCCTTTTCTTCAAACGGAACACCATTAATTAATATACATTGGTCTTTTGTAAAGAACGGTCTATCTTCTGGGTTTTTAACTAAAAGCCCATCTCTTACTTCTTCTTTAAAAACAACAAGTAATGGCTCTACTCGTTTATTAAAAGTTGCAATTGCTCTTTGGATATTATACTCACCGGTTAAACCTGGGTTACTTTCTAATTCTTGGGGGTTAATTCTGTAACAATTAAGTTGTATTACAGATTCTGTACTAGCAAGTTTATATGCAACATCGGTTGGTACACCGGTATTAGCTTCTTTATTTTTAGAATTACTACGTACCCAGTTATCGTCTGACCAAGACTTTTCCCAACCATTCTCAAGTAGAAACTTTTCTTTTTCTTTATACGAACCTTTAAATACTGTAGAGTCGGAGAAAAATAATTTTACTTGTTCGTCATTCCATCCGGCTTTTGGTCTATTAACTTTTTGTACATCTCCGTGTGATGCTTTTGTTCCATTATTAACATAATAAATAACATCACCAAGATTAACATTTAAACCCTCATTAATCGCAAGTTCCATATGGGCTTGTCTTGACATTAAAGCACCTGCTTTTGTTTTGGTTTTACTTCTTTTAATGTAATCATCAATTGATTGTTTAATCTTTGCTTTACTTGCAATGTCCATTAAAGGAATTTTTTGATCAAATATTCTTTGTACATATTCGTAGTACCACTCAACAAACCCTTGACCATCACCATTAAGTAATAATTTAACACCTTTGTCTAAAAATAACTCAATATACTTTGGCATCTTTTTAGATTTAATACTATTACCTGTAAGTTTAACTTTTCCGTTGTGTTCTAATGTTGCATAGTTTTTACGTGCTAGGTTAATACAAGAATCCCAAGTACCGTCACAATCAAGTCCCATTGTACCACGCATAAACCGGTCGTTAAATTCGGCCACATCAGCATCATAACCAGTATACTCTTTTCCTTCTTTCACTAACCAATTTAATCCACGACCAACATACTTCCTATCATCAACACCACCATCTGGCAACGAAAAGTTCATACCGTCCGTATCACATACAAGTGGGGTGTAACCTCGTTTCACAAAGAATTTTAACATTTGTCTTAAATATTGACGACCGGTACAAGTGATTTTTTCTCCCATATCCATATCGCCCCAGGGAAATACTTGTGGAGCCGAAAGAGCACCAAATAATGAGTTAATAAAAATCTTAATCGGTAACTGTTTTGTATCAAATGATTTGGCCTTCTTTTTATCTATTGATTTATACTCTGATGCCAAGTTCTTATACATAATACGACTATCCCTAAAATAAGATAATAACCCTTTCATTACACCTGTAATATCTGATTCCGGAAACACATCGTGTGTTAATTGGATTGAAGGATAAAGTGATGAGTAATCAAGTTTTAATACGTTCCTTGAAAATCCTGTTTTAAGTAAACGTGATAACCCACCAACAAAGTTTCTTTTTTCTTTTTTTGCTGGAATTGCAAGTCCATTCTTATAGGACCAAGCAAGCATTACAAGTTTCCAGATTGTTGCGGTCCCCATTGTTGATACTCTTTCATAAGTTGTTGGAAGAAGTGATGCAAGAAGAAAAGATCCCTGGTTAAACTCTTCGTCAACAAGTAATGTTTCTTCTAAGTCATCGTCAAGGTAACGCTCCACAATATCATCACCAGTTGTTTGAATATAAATGTCAGTTCTTCTTTCACATACCTCATCAATTTTTTCACTGACACCAACTTTCTTATATTTACCATTTTCTATATTTAACCAGTATAAGTTTTTTTCCTTATACAAAGAACCAATTTTATCGTGGTCAATATAAACCCGGTCGGCCGCTTCACCGTCAATAAATTTTGTAATATATTTAAGACCGGCCTCTTTAATGGATGAATTAATTGCTTGAGCCCTACGAACTGAATGGATAATATCAATAATGTTATAACCCCACATTTGAGTTTGAGTGAATTTCTCAACCTCATTACCAAGTTTTAACATAGAATCTTTTTGTGTTATTGATCTTTCTCCGTGAAGAGACTTGGCAATCTTTTTAATGTCAAGGTGTAACATTTTACATCTTTCATAAATCCAAAACCAGTCAAAGTTTGCCGAGTTATAACCTGAAATGATTGAGGGTTTTATTTCGTCTATAATTTTAAAAAATTCTACAAGACCTCGTCTTTCTTCATCTTCATTTGAACACTCAATTACTTTTTTGTAACCTGTATTTGTTTTAATCCCAATCATAAAGATACGACCATCCTTTGGTTCTAAAGAGGTCGTCTCAAGGTCAAATACAAGTCTTGTAATATCATTGTATTCATCAAATCCTTTAAATAATCTTTTTTCTTTTGATATTAAAAATTGTTCCGTTGGGGTTAGCATTAGAAATTTATCTTTTGCTTTTTCACCCCAAGGGTCTATTCCGCCGTCTTTAAAAAATTGTGATAGAGCTCTATACCCTTTTAGTGATTTAACAAGAAACGTTAAACCATTTTCCAATTGCTCATTACCATCGGTTCTTAATTTCTCAATTACGATACCGTATTTAGACATTGCTTCTTTTTGTAACGCCTTGGATCCTTGATAAAAATTAAGACCACGTAAGTCACCGACCCATGCAAATGCAATTAGACTATCTCTAACGATTGATTTTCCTTTTCCTGGTACTTCTTTGATTTTATAAATGTGGTCTTTTTGATAGTCAAATTCTATCGCCACAATGTGTTCATCTGGATCATTCCCTTCCAGAAAGGATTTAATTTCCTCTGCTGTAATCATAAATATATTTTTTTGAGCGGTTTATTTGCTTTCGTAGTTTACGAAATTTACCTTACCTCAATAAATATATTGATTTAACCAACTAATGTCAAATAAAAAACCCTCCTTTATTTTGGGGGGAGGGTTTTAATTTATTAATTTAATAATAATGTGTGTAATTCTTCTTCGGTCCAAGTTTCTTTAAATGCAACTTCTTTAAGGATTGGTCCTTGTTCAGTTCTAAATCTAATTCCTCTTGGTACTTGCCTAATTGCAATTACCTTGTGTTCACCAATTGTTTTTGGTTCTTCATACTTAAATAATAATTTAATTTCCATTTTTATTTTTGATTTATTGTTTATACAATATTTAACACACCACCATTATTCCAAACTGTTCCTGAAGCAAGGCCTGCTGAACTTGTTGGTAAATTACTCAAATGTAGACAGTTCATATGTGCCGTATTTGCCGCTGTTGTTGTAATACCATTACCAATAATAAAAGAACAATCGTGCGATACTGTATTTCCGGACCCACCAAGAATACCAGAGTGAGAATTTGTTATAGTGTTTTGAATACCACCAACAACAAGTGAATAACATCCACTTGATACGTTACAAGCGCCACCACCAATAAACGAACAACCACAATTTGTCATATTACCAAAACCACCACCTATTGTTGAGTAAACTCCACTACTAGTGTTGGTTCCACCACCACCTATTGTTGATCTATCACCAAAAGCACGATTAAAATAACCACCACTAACAGTTGATGTATCACCACTTGATGTGTTTTGACAACCACCACCAATTACAGAATAATCACCTAATGCTAGGTTACCGTTAGTACCGGATGATGAACCACCACCACCAACTGTTGAGTAATTACCGCTTGCGGTATTACAACGACCACCAAGAATTGATGACGCAAAACCTATTGAGGTGTTACAAGTACCACCAACAACAACTGATTCGGGCGAATCCGTAACATTACACCCACCACCACCAATAAATGATGCGGGTCCGTTTGCTGTGTTTACATAACCACCACTTACTGTTGATAAATAATTACTTGATGTGTTAAACGCACCTCCACCAATAAATGATGCGGGTCCGTTTGCTGTGTTTCCGTAACCACCACTTATAGTTGAACTTTCGCCGATTGTTGTGTTTCCTAAACCACCACCAATAAAAGAAAATTCTGAAGTTACAACATCATCTAAATCAAAGGTTAAATTATTTGTTGGTGATGAACCACCAATAGTATTACCAGAAACTAAAACTTGTTCTCCTTGTTCATATCTTACACCTGTATTTATGATTATAATGTTACTAACAACACCACTACTAACATCAAAACTAAATTGTAAGTTTGAACCATAACCAACTAAACTAGTTGGATTAACTGTATATGTGTTATCTGTGATTCCAGATAAACTACCAGAATTAAAACTAATTGAGGTTACAAAACCACCATAATTTGTATTTCCTAATCCACCTCCTATTGTTGAAAATTCACCTAGTATAACGTTTTCACATCCACCACCATTAAATGTGTAGTAATTTCCTGATGTGTTACACTCACCACCACTTATTGTTGCTCCGCCCGTTGCGCCACCACTTAATATTGTTGTATTAGAAAGCCCACCACCAATTGTATCAAATTGGTTTTCGGAAAGATTATTACGACCTCCACTTACGGTTGATTGATAACCAGATGATGTGTTAAACGCTCCACCACTTACGGTTGAGTAATAACCACTTGATGTGTTACGATAACCACCACTTACGGTTGAATGATAACCACTTGATGTATTTCTACGTCCCCCACTTACTGTTGAATAACACGCACTTGATGTATTTTCAAGACCACCTCCTACGGTTGAAGAATTACCACTTGATGTGTTATTAATACCTCCACTTACTGTTGAACCATAACAACTTGATGTGTTAAGATAACCACCACTTACGGTTGAATGATAACCACTTGATGTATTTCTACGTCCCCCACTTACGGTTGAGTAATTACATCCGGCAGTATTTAAAAGTCCTCCACTTACCACGGAGTAATCACCAATTGCTGAACCACTTACATTTACTAATTGTACGGAACTACTTCCAGAACCAACTTCATATAGTTGTGTTGATCCAGTAATATTTGATGTCCCCGTAACAATTAAATTCCCATTAATTGTTATATCACCACCTATGGTTTGTCCCGATAAGTTATTTACTATGTATTTTATTGCCATTTTATCTTTTTAATAAATAGTTTATTTTTGAAAAAATTTCTCAATTCTTTTACTTAATCTAACTCTTGGGTCATTTATTGTTCTACCAACATCTTCATATTTTAACACAAACCCAAAACTTAAAAAAACTCTTCTTGAATTGAATTCATTTGTCCAATGTTTATACAGAGAAGCTTCAAACCCATATAAATCAGATTCTTGTATTTTAACCGACTCTTTATCCACATAAAAATCATAATCTTCTGACAACACACTGATGTTACATTTATAATTAACATACCCATCTATTGATGCGTCATAGTGAGGATTTATTTTTCCTCCTTTATTCATATCAACGGATTGTAAAAAAACATTATCTTTTGGAAAATTAAACTCTTCTGTTATCCTATCTATTATTTTATAAATAAAATTAGGTAATGGTTCTTTTGAAACATCTGAAATTGATTGAAATTTTGTAATGTAACTAGTTAAAGGAGTGTTAGAAATATCAAACATATAAGATTTACCATTTAATGATTTGGATAACTCTGTAAGGTGATGATTACTATCATTCCCGGTATGGTTAATAGATTCAATCCAATTAACTATCTGATTTGACTCATCATTTGTGATGAATTTTTTTATTATTTTATAATTTTCAGATTCCATTTATTAAGAAATTCTTTTGGACCAATTTCTAATTCCATAATAGATAAGTTTTTCTTAGCGTAAATAGAGTTCATTTTTTCCTCAGATCCTGCCATGGTACAAAACCAATGTGTTGCAGGTTCTTCACCTGTTGATGAACAAGGTATTTTCATAACATTTTTATTTATCCAACCTTCTCTTACTTGTTCTACCTTATCGTTTTCAGTTAAAATATTTATTCTCATATTTTTTATTTTTTAGTCATTTTAATTTATGCTGGTGTTGTTGTTGTTCTTTCCCCATACGCAACTATACCCGATACTGTATTTACAATTGTAAACTTATAAATATACAATGTATTTCTAGCACCATTAGTCCATGATTTAGTCCATATTTGAGGAACTCCATCTATTTTAAACCCTGTTATTTTCCAAGTATTTCCCGATATATCAGCATTTGACGCAATTATCTTTATAGATGTCGAACAACCATCAGGTAAATCAAAATTTGTTAAATTAACTATCCAATCCGATGTTGCATCAACCCCAAAATGAACAAATGTTGTTCCAATAGAACAATCATAATTTACAGTACCAGATGGTGATGGTAAATTTGTTATCGCTCCTGTTATGTTTGGAGAATATATTGATCCTGTTATAGTTAATCTATCTGCATTTATAAATTGAAAATAATCAATAGAGTTAGTATTAGTCCCCGTAAGAGATGAATTTGGTTTATCATAGATGGTATTAATAATTGAATAAATACCCGCAACGCTAATGGGTGCAACATTATTACCTGCCTGAACAAGAACTTGACTATTAAGCAAAGTTAAAGTTGTTGCGGAATTAGTAATAGTTATAGCATTTCCACCTAAAGCTGTTACAATACAATCAACTATAGCTAGATTACCCGCGCTAGCGGAAGGTGTAACAACACTATTACATCCTTTTACAATGACTTGTGCTGAAGCATTACTTACGGATATACCAACATTTTTATTTCCGTTAATGATTATAGTACCCGAACCTGAAATTTGAATACCGGATATACATTGCATTTCCGAGTTAATAATCTCTACATAACCACTAGAAGATTTAGTAACTTGAGTATCAACGGTACAGTTGCTTATATAAGCTTGAGCCGTTCCACTAATAACAAGGTTAGTCATCTTCAAACCCGAAATACGGGAGCCAGAACCTAATGTGCCGATAGTTAAAGTTCCATATAATAAAGTATTAGCACCTGTAAGTTCAGATGTTTGAATTGTAGTATTACCATCTGCTACAGTAATGTTTTCATTATAACCGCCTGGATGAACAATAATTGTTTTTCTATTACCAGCAACCAAAGTTAATGCCTTAGTAATAGTTGCAACGGGATTAAGTAAACTGCCATCGCCTGTAGTGTCGTTTCCATCTATTTGACTTACGTGTATCTCATATTGAAAATTTGACGAAACATTATAATATGTTGTTGCCGATATAGTATTCGTGGTTAAATCACCATTTATGGTTTGTCCCGATACGTTATTTACAATATATTTTGTTGCCATTTTATTTTTTTAATTTATTTAGTCAATTGGTAATCCGGACATATACCCAACAGTAATATCACTCCACCCTATACCAAATTCATGCTTCATAACTTTATCTACAACGACATATGATTCAAATTGTGTTGTACCGGTACTAACATCAGAATTAATAAAAATACCACTTAAAAAATATACATCATTTGTAGTGTTTCCGGTTACTTGACTTGGTAAATTTGCAATAATATAATCATAAGCAGAATCCCTGATAGTTTCCGTGGCAAATATCATTTGTTTATTATAAACCTCTTCAGTAGTTCCTGTGAATCCACTTAAAGTAGATTTAAATGGCCATAAAATATCGGTCAATTTCCAAAAAGAATAATTTTCATTATTAAAAGGTGCGTTATTTTGATTTGGAGGTGAACTTAGTTGATTTACAACTTGGTCAATTGCTCCCGCAACGGCACCACAGGTATTATCGGTTAAACTATTTGCCTTACCCCTTCTTAACATTCTACCTGAACGACCGTCTTCAGTAACACCAATGTGTGGCGTACTTGTTACAAACAAGGTTCCACCAAGAGTTGTTGCTACGTGACTTGCAAATGCCCCAAATCCAACACTACCAACAAATGGATAACCTGCCAATCCACCGGACATAAACGGCCCTAAAAACGAATTAATACTGGTTGGCCATCCACCGATATTTCCGGGTAAATATGCTGCATCAACGTCATCAGAACAAATACCTTCAGCTAAAACAATATCAGTTGATGGTATTCCTTCATTTGTAATATATTCTGTTGTGTATGTTCCCCATACTTCAGATAATACCGCTCCTGAGAATGGTTGGTATCCTCCGTCAACAGTAACAGTTCTTACTGTTTGAGTATATGCACTCTGACCTTCTAACGGTGCTGGTACAATTATTTCGTATGTTCTATCATATAATGGAACGTCTAATTCGTATGTTCCATAAGGATAACCCGAAATATTATTAAATGGTATTGTTTGAGTACCTAAGTCAACGGTTCCACCAGTTGTGGGTAAAAAAGTAACATTTGTCGTAAGTCCCGATAAATTTGTACTTGTTATTCTAATTCCTTGTATCATTTTTTTTGTTTTTTTTGTTTTTTTTGTTTATTTTTTATAATAAATATTGTGTTATTTATTTTTTATATTACTAACCCATAATTTAAATCGTCTTCAGGTATATCTAAAACAACAATATCGTTAATATAAACTATTAATCCATAATTCAAATCATTTTCTGGTATGTCTAATGCGTTTAATCCACCTAAACAAGGAGCTTCGGTTAATGTTTCTATTGTTAGAACATCTGATTCATCATAATATGATAATCTATCATCTCCATTTTTATTTTTGAATACATTAACTGTTGTGATATCATATAACATACCTGTACTTAAACAAGTACCGACAATTTCGGCATTAACAATATTCCATTGAAATGAATCACCTATTTCATTACTACGGAAATTATCAGGTATAGTGTTATTATAGAAATATTCACCAATAGTATTATTGTAAAAATTATTCCCAATTCTATTTCCTTGAGAAGTATTTATTCCAAAACCAAATCCATCTTGAATTTCATTACTACTAAAATAAGACCCTATTGTGTTATATGTGAATGAACCATAAAAATCATTAAATGTAAAATGGTTACCAATTATATTTGAATATGTGCCGCCACTAAGATTGTTGCTCAAAAAATTATAACCTACATTATTAAATTTAAAATCATCAAATATTTCATTAGCTTTAAAATCTGTTTTAACTTGGTTATCTGTAAAATCACCTTGAATATCATTTCCTTTAAAGTTATTCATAATTTGGTTACTTTCAAAAGTAAGACCTAAATTATCATCTTCACCAATTGTGTTTGTGTTAAAACCATTTAATATTGAATTTTTTCTAAAATCAAAATAAATGGTATTAGTGTTAAAATCATTTAAAATGTTGTTATATTGAAAATTAAGTTTAATTATATTACCTTGAAATTCGTTTCCAATTCTATTACCCCTAAAATCATATTCCCCGATAATTGAACTGTCTCCAATTGTATTACCATTAAAAACGTGTTCAATAGTATTTTCATAGAACTCTGAATATATGGTGTTATTATTATATCCGTTTCCAATTAAATTACGATTAAATTGTGAATAACTTTGATTACCATTATACCCATTACCAATATCATTATTATAGAAGTCATCATAAATTTTATTATTATTGAACTGATTTCCTATTTCATTATTTTGAAAATCATCAGAAGTATAAACGTTATCCCTAAAATCATTTCCAATATTGTTTCTATAAAAAGACCCTCCTAGTAAAGTGTTACTATAAAAATCACTACCAATTCTATTATTATTAAAATTTGCGGTGATATAGTTGTTGTTAAAGTTTTCACCAATTATATTACCGTCAAAATCATCGTTTGTTGAGTTGTTATAAAAACTATCACCAATTTGATTATTATCACAATCATCATTAAATGTGTTATTATAAGAACCGTTACCGATGGTGTTGTTTCTAAATGAACCACCTAATAATACATTATTTGCAAGTAAAAAATTTCCAGTACCAAATTCTAAATGTAGATTAGAATAGTTACCAATATAATTATTAACCGCTCCACTATTATCAATAACATCTCCAAATGTTGTGTATTCAAAAACTTGGTCTTGTCTTACATTGGGTTGGTAATAACTCATTATACCATCATCATTTCCATAATAATAAATTGAGTCAGTGGTTACACTTATTGTTACACCTGATATAATTGCTAAAGAATTGCTTACAACAGATAAAACTTCAAAAAATGAAGGATTTAAATTTTGTACTGAAACAATGTCTCCTGTTGAGAAATTTGAGGTAAATGTTGTACCCGTGTTACCATATAACACGGCAGTTGTTCCTGTTAAACCACTTATCCCAACAAGACCACTTAATGGTTGATTTTCGTAATATGAATATCCACGATATCTTTTAAATAAAATACTTCTGTTGTCATAATCAGTTCTATTATTAAAGTTATCAATTCTTTCAGTGATTCTACCTTTTGCAGGACTGCCGGTTACTTCAGTTGTATTCCAAGTTATGTCGTATGTTATTTTGTCTTGAGGGTATAATGTAGAATATACGGTAGGTGAAAACCCTGTTGTAGATATCGCCAATAATAAAATTGGTTCTGTTGTTCCTGTTTTATAGTTACCCGTTGTAATTGGATTTTTTACATTATTGTAGTTTGGTTGGTCATAACAAGTTTGATAATCAGTCATCAAGTAATATCTACCAGGTATTAATATACCATTACCAGCATCGGCAACAAGTTGTGAATATGTTCCACCAGTTACAAATACATCTGTTGATCCTGTGTATAAACCGCTAATTGATAAAGAACCATTTTGTCTATTAAGTGTTATTGTACCATTAGAATATGTCCCGCCAGTCACATAAAAATCTGTACCACCAGTATATAAACCGCTAATTGATAAAGAACCATTTTGTCTATTAAGTGTTATTGTACCATTAGAGTATGTACCACCAGTTACAAAGTTGTCTGATACACCACTTAATACATAATTTTTAAATTGTACTATTGGTGTTTGTTTTGTTTCACCAGTTATACTACCCAAGTAATTTACAATTGGGATAATGTCGTTTGTTGTATAACCTGAATTACCTAAGTATGGTAACTGTGAAATTTTCTTATCTGCCATTTTTTTTATATTATAAATAGTTTTATTTTTTTTAAATTCATTACTTTTAGTAAATTATTTTATCATTATTTTCTGTGTTTAATACATCTCCATTTTCTGTTAATACATTGAATGTTTCAGGAATTGGTACGGGTTGTACACATATTGTTGTTGTGGTTCCTATAATAACTGGACTTGTATTACAACAAGGAAATTCACTAACATAACAATTATTATATTCTAACGAATCACCAATAAAACTTTCTTGTATATTAATATATAGTTTGTCTCTTAAAGGTAATATTAAAACACCATCATCATTTCTAAATAAAAATTGTCCTTCATATCTACCAACTTTTCTTGTGTCTGTATTTGAAAACTGATAATAAACATAATATTCTGGTTCGGCATTTGGGTCCAACATTTCTTTTGCGACAAATCCTGCTGGTCTTGTGATAATCTTTGGTATTCCAGTATCAATATCTACCATTGAAAAGAATATCGCAGATTCTTCAATAAGACTTGTCATTTTATTAAAATCACTTCTGCCATCTTTAACCACGGCCATCTTTAATAAAGGAAGAGTTGCGTTTTTCTTAATAAAGAATTCCATTTATAGTTTTTACTATAAATATACCAATCAACATTCTTTTCTTAATTCTGCACTATAAAAATCAAAACGGTTGTGCTCAGTTGGTGTGATAAGTAACAGTCCAGGTTTTAGATTACTTTTGACTGTTTCTTGGAAATTATAAGACATAAGTGTTTGTTCATATGGAAAATCAAATTTATTTTTTAAATAACATTTGTAGTTTCCTTCTTTTGACATAAGGATTGGCCAATTAGAAAGATAAATTTGTCCGCTAGCATATGGTACGCCTTCATATGATTTTATATTATTAAAAAGTAAACAAGGAGCCTCTGGATCATAACCTTGCACTGGTAAGTTAGGTTTTTCTGGCCAGTGGTTTTGTCTAAACTCTTGTGGTACATTATACCAGGACCATTGTGTTTGATGTGAACCAAAAAATTCTGTAAAGTTCATTTTAAGAAAATCAAATTCTTCTGTCTTTAATATGTTTAGAGTTTTTGAAAAAAGGTTTTCTACATATCGGTTAAACCCATTTTTACAAGTACCAGAATTTTTATTCACAAATAGCATATCATCCTCAAAGAAAAAATAATAACCCAAATCTTCTTCTTTGTTAAAATGTTCGGCAATAAATTGTCTTCCACCGGTTATCCCAATATTATCTTTTTTAATGTGGTCAAAACCATATCTTAAACAAAGTTCATTATATTTTGGTGTTGTATTTAAATCCGTTGAATTATTTAATAAAAATTTCTTCGTTCCGTTAATAAAATTTGGGTCATAAAATAACATACTTTTTATTAGCGACTCAAACTGTGATGGTGAGTTAAAACTTATAACATATAAGCCAACACCATTAGAATTTATGTTTGATTTTATAATTTTGTTTTTTTTATTTTTAATTACAAATGTATTATTTTTTACATCTTCAAAAAATTTATACATCAAACCATTTGATTCTATTTCACAATAATCAATCATTGATGGATAAAGATAAGTCATAATTGTAAAAATACTTTCTTCGGTTCCCATCAAATTTTTATTTAATGTGTCTATTAATAATTGGTAGTATAAAACATTTAAGTCAGCAATTTTTTGTTTTGTTCCACCAAAAAACCCACCTCTTGAGACAAACTCTGTTTTTGTTTTTGCGTAGTCACACATTTTTTTATAATCAAATCCGTGCACTTCGTTTTCCGCTTCATAAGGAAAGACAACAAACATAAATTTATCAAATAAACTTTCTATTTTATCTAATACATTATCACGAGTAAAATACCCCAAATTAACCGTGTTAGTTAATCCGGCGTCTATCCAGTAAAGTTTTTCAGAATTAAAAGGATCCAAAATAGATGCGTCGTGTAGTAAAAACATTTTGGACATTACAAGTGGATTGTAATATTCTAATCTTGCTTGTGTTGATTCTTTTAACCAACCAGAAAGATTATACCAATTTTCATTTGTCCTTATTTTTTGAATTTTATCAAAGTATTCGTTATTTCTAAACCAAGATAAATTCCTATTAATAAATTTTGTATTGTTTGGGTTTCTATACTTGAATACAAATTCCTCTAATTGTTTATCACCAAAAATAATTAAGTTACAATCTATTTGTAATAACTCTTTAAATTTTTCTAAATAATAATCAAAAGATCTATTCCACCCTTCATTTAGGTTACCCCTACCAATATCCCATAAACCTGTAACTAATGTTATCATAAATCACCAACTAGTCTATCACACCAACCTTTTGATTTTGAATGTGGCCATACAACCCAATACTTCGGTTTTTCTTTTGCGTTAAACTCCCTCCATATTTTTCCATAACCGTCGGCATCTGTTTTTATTCTTTTGATTTCTTCTTCTTGTGCGTCCATACGATAAATTGTTTCATCTTTATCGTTATGAAATGCAACAACTAAAAAATCATAATCGTCTTCTGGTATTTTATCTAATGGGACATCAATACAATGTTTAAATATTCTTAAAAAACTTTCTTTCCATTCTTCTTCGTTTTTATAATCATATGGGTTTGGTGGATAATTTTTATCTATTGTATATTGTTGTACGGATCTTTTCTCAAAAAGAACACCAGAATATTTTTCGTAATCACCAACTGTCCTCACATTTCCAAAACCATATTTTAATTCACCATCATATTTTTCACCATCAACCCCCAAAACTTTTCTGTTTTTACTATGTGAACTTTCATTTTTCTTATACCATACACTATCATCATCCCACTGTTTTGTTCTACCTTTTCTTGTGTATTCGTGATAAATAACAATTTTATGTGGATGGAATAAATCATATCCGTGCGTGTAAGCACGAACAGCAATTGATATTTCTTCTCCGTGAAAATAATATTCCGGATCATGCTGAACCTCAACTGAAAATTCACCTAACGTGAAACAAAAATGCGCCGAATAAAATCTTGCTGGGATTGGTTTTTGCAACTCTTGCCATCCTGGTATTACTTCTGGTAAAAAGAAAACAACACCTTCTGGTGTAAATCTATCAAAGACCATTCTCCACGGCTCTTTAACTCTTCCTTGTGGGTCATTTTCTGGGTCAAAAGAAGAAACATATCCTGTTAATAATGGTTTTTTATATCCATCTTCTTGCAATTCCTTTAACATTTTAATTAAAGTTTCATCCCAATTAGGTTCAAAACGCATATGAGAATCTAATTGTAACGTGTATGTTTCACCACTATATAATTGTTGGACTTGATGTCTTGCCCAACAAACACCGGTTGATTCTGTGTACGGTATATTTAAAATTCTAAAACGATTATCATTTTCATATTCAATTAAATCATCAAACTTATCATCTGAATGAAATTGTCTAGCAATACCTAATCTTAAATTTTCTGGGTATTTTGCCTTATCCAACATATCTTTAATTGTTGGTATAAGTTGGGGGTCTCTATAAGACGCGATTTGTATAAATATTGTCATAATTAGTTAAAAATAACTAACACTGATAAAAATTAAATATTTCACAATTGTTTGAATCAATAAGTTTTACAAGTAACGAACCCACGTTATTTAATGGTTGTGGGACATCAAAGATATATGTGGAAATATACGTACCTCCAGAAACTAAATAACAATAAGTGTTTGTAATATCACAAACATACACATCGTAAGGGGGGTTTCCTGTAACACCGGATATTGTTATTTGGTTTGTCATATTTTATATTTCTAACGACTTAAAAACTTAACAACTCATACAACAAAGAAAAAGCAATACCAAAAAGAACTCTGGATATCATAACACTAAATAAACACATTAATTGTGTTGAGCAAGGTAAAAAGATAAAAAAGATTCCCCCAAATATAAAAAAGGTTCTTAATAATTTAAAAAGGTGCCACCCGTCAGTTAAACCAACTAACAATGTTTTTGAAAATAAAAATTTACGACCTAACGTTGGGTCTCCGTCTTTATACTTATTTCTCCAAGAAATACTTGGATCCCAAAAAAGTTTATTTTTTAACTTAAAAAAATATGACGAACCATAGTGAAACTGCAAGGTGTCCATTACGGCTTCGCACATCCCAGCGATTATAAAAAATAAAAAACCTAAATATATCATTTTGATTCTTTAATAAAATTTATATACCAAACAATAGAGGCGATAAGTCCTCCATAACAAGTAATAAAAACCATAATTTTTAAATATAGGTTATCCAAATAACCATCCATTAACCAAGATGGGTATAAAACTGACCCAACTAAAAATAAAATGATTAATAACCAAGAAGAAACGTGTAATTTAAAATTTTTCATAACCTTTTATTTAATAAATATCACATTAGTTAATAACCAACAAATTTAAAAAGTATTTATTATTATGGATAATAAATTAAAAAATCTAAAATTAGATTTGTTGTTAAAAGAATTAAAACTTTTGGATTTGGAAAGGGAGTATGTTGATGAGTTTACAAAACATTACAGACCAATTTTTATGCAGGAATTAACTAAAAACGGTTACAAGGCACAAGTAGTGTCTGGAGAAACTTTAAATACATCAATTAAAAAAGAAAATAAAATTAATGCTGATGAGAATGAATTAAAAACTATAAAAAATATTTTTAGAAAAATTGCTAAGGTATCTCATCCAGACAAAACTAAAAATATTTATAAAAATAAATTATATGATGAAGCTCAAATTGCTTACGATAAAAATAATTTATTAGTCCTTTATAAAGTAGCAAAAAAACTAAATATTGATATTGAGTTAAATGTTAGTAATTTACTACTTATAGAAAAAATAATTAGTGATGAAAAAAAGGAATTGTCGTCCGTTGAAACATCCTTTTTATGGATATGGGCTAACACAGAATCACAAGAAAAAAAAGACGAATTAATAAACCAATTTATAAAAAAACACGGGGAATAGTTATGAAAATAGGAATAACACTTGGACTTAAAGATAATCAAGAATCTATATGGACAAACGGAATAAAACAAAACGTTTTGATGTTAACACATCTTTTAAAAAACTCAGAAAAAAATTATGATGTCTGTATTTTAAACTCTATGAATATAGATCTTACAGAAAAACCTTCATATCTTGATGGAGTTGATATTCACTACTTTAACGATAAGTTCTTAGAGATGGATTTATTAATTGTAATGGGCGCTCAAATATTTGATTACCAACTTGAGACATTTAAAAAATCTGGACCAAACAAAAAAGTAGTTTCATATAAGTGTGGAAATAATTATGTTATTCATATGGAAAACATATTATTTAAACCGAGTGAAGATAAAAAATTCCAATATGAGAGACAATATGATGAAGTTTGGTATGTACCACAACAAGATGAAGTAAATTCAGGTCTTTACAAAACATTATATCGTACAAATGCCTTTGCTGTCCCTTTTATTTGGTCAGAAAAATTTTTATTTGAATCAGTTAGAGAAATCCATAAAGGATTTAAGGAAGGAAAATACACTAAAGACTGGCAGTATGATGCAACAAAAGAAAAAAAGATTTTGGGTATTATGGAACCGAATTTGAATATTGTTAAATTTTGTTTAATTCCAGCGATGATTGCAGAAGAATCATATAGAACTATTGAAGGACGACGACATATTGAAAAACTTAGAATTACAAATGCTACCACCGTTTCAAAACATAAGGAATTTATGTCTATAATTCAAACATTTGACTTGTTTAAAGAAGGTAAGATAAGTGCTGAATCACGTTATCAAACGGCGTATATGTTGACACAACATTTAGATGTATTGATTTGTCATCAGTTATTAAATCCCCTAAATTACTTATATTTAGATGCCGCTTATTTAGGGTATCCGGTATTACACAATGCCCCAATGTGTAAAGATTTGGGTTACTATTATGAAGGTTCAGATACGGTTGAGGCATCTAAAATATTAAATTATATTTTAACTAAACACGATAAAAACATAGATGAGTACAACGAAAAAAACGATAAAGTATTACAACGATATCATATAGACAATCAAGAAGTGGTTAAAACATACGATATGTTAATTGAGAACTTATTTAATGGGGGAAATAAGGATTTAGTATATGACCCAATGACCAATTTATACAAATAAAACAATTTAATATAAATGTAAAAAGGGACTCTTTCGAGTCCCTTTCTTTTTTGAAAGTTAATCTAACGATTAATACATACCGTAAACAGCAACTTTATCACCTGTTCTAGGAGCAGAAATAAATGTTACTGAAGTTGTTGTAATTGTATAATCACCAGCATCTTGTAATAAACCATTCAAGTAAACTGCTTGTGAACCTGTTCTAAGTTCGTTATTGAATGTGAATTCAGTAACAACACCATTAGCAGTTTCAACTACACCAGCATTTCTAAAATAGATATTAGCAAAATCATCAGCTAATGACAATTCAGCGCTTTCCGCTCTAACTACCTCAGTTGACAAGTTAGCAACGATTTCAGTAAATGAATCAATTTCAGTTACGTCGATGTTAGATATCAAGTAAGAAACTTGAGTTGACAATTCTGTAGCAATTGAATCTTCAGCGTTTTCAGCTCTTACTATCTCAGAAGATAATGCAGTTTCCAATGATCTGTCAATAAATACTCTGGCAGACGTTTCAGTAAATAAATCATCCTCTAAACTTGCATCAGCATCTTGACGGTTGCTAATTTCTCTATCTATAGCAAATTCTCTAGTTGAAACTTCAGTAGATAAATCAGCTATGATTGAATAATCCGCAACAACTCTTCTACTAACTTGAGTTGATAATTCAGTAGATAAACTCGTATCAGCATCTTGACGTGCGTTAGCTTCAGAAGATAAATCAGACTCTAAACTTGCATCAGCATATGCACGTGCGTCAGCTTCATTATTGATTTCTAAACCAATTGATGTAACCGCAGATAACAATGCGTTATCGTTCTCTAAATCAATTCCATTAACGAACTCAACGATTTCAGCAAATTGATCTAAATCAACTTCAGAACCATCAAGAATAGCATCAATACGTCCTTGTTCTACAGATACTGCAGACGCTAAAGATTGGTCAGCTGCTAAACGAATAGACGCTTCATTATTGATTGCAGTTCCTCTGTTAGAAACTTCAGTAGATAAATTGTTAGTCAATACTAACTCAGCACTCATTGCTCTTGACTCTTCAGCATTAACGTCAGCGATTCTGTTAGAAACTTCAGTAGATAAATTGTTAGTCAATACTAACTCCGCACTCATTGCACGAGACTCTTCAGTATCAACATCAGCGATTCTGTTAGAAACTTCAGTAGACAAATCACCTCTTAATACCGCTTCAGCACTAGTTGCACGTGATTCCTCAGCATCAACATCAGCTATTCTGTTAGAGATTTCGGTAGACAAGTTAGCAGTAATAGACGCATCAGCAGAAACTCTATCAGATTCTTCGTTTCCTATAGAGGTTTCCAATGAAGCATCAGCAGCAGCACGAGCATTCTCTTCAGTATTCACACGTTCTGACAATGAAGTATCAGCAGAATTCATAGTTGAAGTCAATTCGGAAACTTCAGCAATTCTTTCTGAAATTTCAGTAGATAATGCAGCATCAACAGATGAATTAGCTATTGATAAGTCAGTTGAAATTTTACCTTCTAAACTTGTGTCAGCATTTTCTCTGTTTAACGTTTCAGTTGATAAATCAGACGCTAATGAATTATCACCAGCAATTCTTGCAGATACTTCAGTAGATACAGCAACTTCTCTGTTAGCAACTTCAGTTGATAAGTTAGCAGCAACAGAAGCGTCACCAGAAATACGAGCAACTTCTTCTAAAGATACTGCAGCAGTTCTATCAACAACTTCAGTTGATAAGTCAGATGCCAAAGATTGGTCAGCAGCAAAACGAGTTGATGCTTCAGCAGATGTTGCGATAGATGCGTTAGTTGCAAGTTCAGTAATTGCACCATCTAATTCACCATCCATTGATTGGTAAGCAGCAACGATTTCAGTTAATGAATCTAAAGCCGCTGGATCTGTGTTTGAAATAACATAGTTAACTTTAGCATTCAATGAAGTTTCAGCAGATTCTGCTCTTGCGATTTCAGAAGATAAATCAGTTTCTAATGAAAGATCAGCCGCGTTCATTGCATTTTCTAAACTCTCATCACCAACAACTCTTAAAGACGCTTCAGCATCAATGTTGTTTTGTAATGATTGTTCAGCTACCATTGCACGAGATTCTTCAGCATCAACATCAGCTTCTCTGTTAGCAACTTCAGTAGATAATGCAGTTGCAATTGAATTATCACCAGCAATTCTGTTAGACACTTCAGTAGATACTGCAGCTTCACGGTTTGTTACTTCTGTAGATAATTTAGTCGCGATTGAGTTATCACCAGCGATTCTGTTAGAAACTTCAGTAGATACTGCTGCTTCACGATTTGCAACTTCTGTAGATAAGTTAGAAGTGATTGATTGGTCACCTAAAATACGATTAGATACTTCAGTTGACATTTCTAATGATACGTTAGTATCAATTGATGCAACTGTAGATGTCAAACCTGAGACATCCGTCATCACTAAACCTGTTGGTGTGGTGATGGTTGCGTTTGTAAGGATTAAGTCCGACTGTCTGTCTAAGACTATTCTAGTATTCGCCATAAAATGGGTTTTAAAAAATTATTTATAAAAATGTGTTCTTTTACACCAAAAAACCTTAACACTAGGTTTTAAGTTTGTTGATAAATAGTATACCAGAATACCTCTTTAAGAAAAGTATTCTTTAATATAAATTTTTTTATGTGGATAAATATTAGATATTAATAATTGTTAGGAAGAACCCTAAACTTGTTTTCATATAAATATATTAATAATTCTAAAAAGACTAAAAAATTATAAATTATATAATAAATTTTTTAAATTCTTAATTGAATTGGTATATAAAAGTGGATCACAAGACCCTCTCTCATTTAAATAATCGTTAACATTTAACATTAAATCCTCTGTTTTATCAAAAACAAAGACCACTCGGTTTTTGCTTTTTTCAACCCTCATTTTAAAACTTTTTAACCTTAAAAAGGCAGATAAATATAAATCACTTGTTTTGTATTCTAATTCTTGCTCCATCATTTTTTATTTACTATTATAAATATGTTAATATTTTAGGTTGTGCCAATTTTATAAAAATTTTTTTAATAAAATCTATATGAACAAGTAATTTTACTCCAAGAAGTTGGGGCAAGATTAAATGTTATAGTTTTTCCGTTTATGGTGTAATCATTATTTTCACCAGGATCTTGTAGAAGACCATTTAAATATACGTGATCGCTTCCAGGTTTTGGTAGTGTGCTAAGCTCAAAAACTTTATTTATTCCGTCAATACCCCCAATCGGATTTTCGTGGTCAATAAAGTTTATTTCACTATAAGTTCTGTAAGTACATAATAATTTACTACCTATTTTTGGTGGTTCATTAAATGTTATTGTTTTTCCAACTATTAAATAATCTAATTGTTCACCTTTGTCTTGTAAAAGACCATTATAAAATAAATGTTCTGAATTTATTTCAGGTGTGAATCTTAATGAAAAAACTTTATTTACACTATCTATGTTTCCAGATATTAATTCTCTATCAATAAACGTGGACGCATTAACTCCCGGTATTAATAAATTGTCACGTAAATTATTTAAAACCTCTAATTGTGTTGATGATAAAAAAAAGATTTCTTCCCAATCCAAAATATCAAAAGACCAAAAATTATTTTTGAGTTTAAAGTACTTTGATCCCCCATTTACACCAACAATCATTCCAGGCCTTCTTCTATCATAAGAAATAAGGTCTAAATCAGATTCTTGGTCAACATTTCTTAACCCATCTACTCCATACAAAGGATCGGTAACAGCATAGGTATCTAAAGTATCCATTGGCGAAATGAACCCCATAATACCAACACCACCAATCTTACTAAAATCGGACATCTACATCAAAAATATACATATATTATTTATTCACATAACCATATATCTACCTCAGCATTTGTTGAGACATATGTTCTATATACTGAATAAATAGTTAAATATCCAAAATTGTCAATTAAAGAAACGTCTGGTTTAGAAATAATTGGAATAACAAATCCGTTACATCCTGAATTACTATTTCTAAATATTGATGGTTGTGGCATTGATTTAGGTATTAATATATAGATATAACCAATTCCATTTGAAACTGTTAAATTAAGATCTATTGATGTTGTTATATCTAATTTTATTAATGTTGATACGTCATTAGTTGTTAAATTTGAGTTTTGTATTTTTCCATAATAAATCACAGGAGCTGGAGGAGGACTTGATGTTGGTGTTGGTGTGTTTGTTGGTGTAGGAGTATTTGTTGGTGTATTTGTTGGTGTATTTGTTGGTGTATTTGTTGGTGTTGTCGTAGGAGTTGGGGTATTAGTTGGGGTTGTCGTAGGAGTTGTTGTTGGAGTATTTGTTGGTGTATTTGTTGGTGTTGTCGTAGGAGTTGGGGTATTAGTTGGGGTTGTCGTAGGAGTTGTCGTAGGAGTTGTTGTTGGAGTAGGTGTATTTGTAGATGTTATTGTAGGTGTTGGAGTATTAGTTGTTGTTGGAGTTGGGGTATTAGTTGGGGTTGTTGTTGGAGTAGGTGTATTTGTAGATGTTATCGTAGGCGTTATTGTAGGCGTTATTGTAGGTGTTGGAGTATTAGTTGGGGTTGTTGTTGGTGTGTTTGTCGGAGTAGGGGTATTAGTTGTTGTAGGTGTAGGCGTAGAAGTATTTGTTGGAGTAGGTGTAGGGGTATCTGTAGAAGTTACCGTTGGTGTGCCTGTAGGCGTAGGAGTATTTGTAGGAGTAGGTGTAGGCGGGATATTTGAAATTATATTAACTGCATACTCAACATCCAAATCCACATTTAACACGCGAGTATTTTCTAAACAATTTTGGTCTGATAACATATTAAAGTCATAATCTAAAATGACTTCTGTAAATCCACTTACCGATCCTAAAGGTATTGTAATTTGCTTGGTAACAACCATTCTTTCACCATCTAAAGAAACTAATACACAATCATACTCAACAGTACTATCCACATCAAGAGGTATATTATATCTAACAAATGACTGTAATATAACCGAACCTGGAACAATATATTGATCAATTAAAACTTGTAAAACTGTTGGGGATGGTGATGCAGTCGGCGTTTGTGTTGGGTTACATTCCGGAGTCTTTGTAGGTGTAGGAGTATTGGTTGGTGTTTGTGTCGGTGTCGGAGTCTGGGTAGGAGTATTAGACGGTGTAAAGTTTGGAGGCAAAGGCGTTACACACAAATTCCAAGTAGGAGTTGGTGTTGGCGTAGGTGTCGCTGTTGTTGTTGCTGTCGGAGTGTTTGTTGGTGTAGGAGTCTGTGTAGGTGTTGGCGTATTAGTAGGAGTCTGTGTTGGAGTTCTTGTAGGTGTTGGAGTTGGTGTTCTTGTAGGTGTATTTGTCGGTGTTGGTGTAGGAGTTGGTCTTGGTACGTTTAAAAAGTTTGTACAACTACCACCATCTGTTGATATTGTGTATGTTCCGTAAATTTCTTGTTGTGGTGTTAATAAATCTGGCTGGAAAGTATATGGAAGTATAACAAAACCAATATTTATAGTGATATTACTATTATCTGGTTTGAATAGTATTTGGGCGCTTTCACCGCTAAAATTAACACTTTGTATTGTAATTATCTGACTCATTGTATATTTTTATAAATACAATCAAACAGACTTATTTTTTAATTTTAATCATTTTATACCAAGCTCTTTCGTGTATAAAATAAATAAAAGGTTTAATTAATAGTTCACCCAAACCAATTAAAGATGAAACCTCTATTGATGCACCAAGTAATAACGCGGTTCCAATTGTTGTTAATGTTGCAAAAAATCTATAAGTCAAAGTTTTTAATATGTGTCTTTTTAAATCAACCTGCATATTATATTAAATCAAAAATAACCCAATTGATCATAGAACCATTGATGTTTTTGTTTTATCCAGTTACATGCTGGCACCCCAAGGACTTCTTTGTAATCTAATTTTAATGGTTCTATTTTTGATTTAATTGTGTGATCACCATAAATTCCATATACAGAATCATCTTCTTGTGTTATCTGTTCTACATTATTAAAATCGTGTTCGTAGTATGGTAGTTCTAAATAATTGTAGATTCTTTCCATTTCCTTTTTTGGGTTTGATGTAAAATCCTCAAACTTAACAAACAAAACTTTTGTGTTAATACCTTCTTTAAACATTTGGTACAACCTCTCAATAGCAAGACCAACTGGTTGTGATTGAGCCCAAACATCAATTCTTTTTTCTGTTGTTGTTCCTTGCATTTGCGCGTGGTTTACAACACCAGAATCCATATGTTGACTTTTTCTAAAATTCTTTTCCATTGATGCAAAAATTCCACGTAAATCCCTTACCATACAAATAATTTTTGGTTCTGGATAAAAAGAATTTAAAAATCCGTAATGAATACCCCAACCTCTACTTTTATCTAAAACGTATGGTTTGTCTGTTACACCATTAAAAAAACCGGTAACACCTTGATTACAAAAGTTTAAAAACCCTTGTTTCATCAATTCCGAATCTTGTGCTTTAAATTCTGGTGATGTAGTGTAATTTGCTCTTGCGGCATATACTAATTCTAAAACACCAGATGTTGGTGTTACATAAAAATCTGGATTTTGACCCATTACATTTTGAAGCAATGTTGACCCTGCTCTTGGTAATGAGCTTTGAAAAAATATTTTTTGTACCATAAATTAATTTTTTAGTGATTCGATTATTTCGTTTACATTAAAGATGTTTGTATCAAATAAAGGACATTCGTGTATTGTACCATTAAAGCTGTAATCAAATAAATAGCTATCTGGTAACTTAACGGTTGTTGGTAATTCAGCGATAATGTTTGTGTGTAATGGATAACCAAATACTTTTGGTGATGTTCCAATCCACAATATTGTTGACGGCAGACCCATAGCGGCGGCTGCATGTTGTAAACAAGAATCAATTAATAATCTTTTTTGAGCATAAGCTAATAGTGAAAATAATTCCATATTAGACATTGATTCCGTATGAGCTTCTACGTTTTGTAAAATATTAGTTTGATCCCTACATATTTGGATTATGTGATAATATTGTGAAAAGTGATCAACAATTTTTTGTGCAACATCAAAAGGAATATCTCTTGTCCAAGAATATGGATAAGGTTGTTCTTGTAATGGACCACCGTTTGTTTGAATAACCATTACAGGTTTATCACGTTTCCATTTATTAAATGCAACTTGTTGTTGTCTTAAATTAAATGAAAGTGCTGGCATTTCACCATTATATTCTAAACCAAAAAGTTTACACCAATTCATAATTAACGGTAACTTTTTTTGAATGTGGTCTGTTGTAAAATAAGGTTCGTGTTTAAAAATTAAACTATCTTTATCTTTAATGTAATCATCATAGAAATATGGTGTCATACCAATTCTATATACTCTATCAACAAAATCTAAATTTAAAAATATTTCTGGATACGCACAAACAATAATTAATTCTCTATCTGGATGATTATTTTTTATACATTTTGCAACAGCAGTTGATAAAACGTGTTTTCCTAAACCACCCTCAAGGTGAAAAATACTATATTTTTTTTCCATACTTTTATTATATAAATTTTTAATTATTTGTAAATGCGATTGTTTTATTTATTTCATCTATTACCATATCCGGTGTTATTGATAAATGACATTCGTTTTCTCTATCTGTTCCCAAAAATATTGGGCATTTAGTTTTTATGTTTGGGAACATATTAAAACATCCATTACAAACATATGGGTTTGTGACTCTAAAACAATCAAATTCATTTTGTCTTTTTGTGAAATTTGAAATCATAACCACCGGAACATCATAAGCCCAGGCAAGCCAAGAAAGTCCAGACGATAACCCAACAAAAAATCTTGAACTAACAATATGATTAATTGCAACATTTATATCATCGTGTCCGTGAAAATCTTTTACATTTTGTAAATTCATTGTGTTTTCATAAGAAACATTATAAACATTATAACCACCATTATGTAATGAATTAACAACTTCTTGCCAACCACTGGTTCCACCATAATTCCATTGTGAAATTTCCTTAATCGTTTCTGGACCGATTGTAACTTTATTTGGGTCTACTGTTCTTAATTTTGGAATTACCGGACACTTACCTGGTTTTGTGTCTTGTGGAAGTCTCATTGTATCTTTAGCAGCATAAAACATCCCGCCTAAAGTGTGTGCCATATTATTTTTATCATACCCAACATCAACTAGTTTATCTATTTCTAAAAAACCACTTTCATTTGCATTTATAAATTCATAATCCGGTCTTTTTGATTTTAAAAGATGTGGAAAAAATGTGGTTATCCAAACGTATTTTGGTTTATGATAATCCATAAATGCATCGATTAATGATGAAAAACAAATTGTATCACCCAAACAGAATGAGTCAAAATGTAATAATAATTCTTTTCCTTCAAAGTTTTCTAAGTTAGGGTCTCTTTCTTTATAGTTCATCAACTCAGAATTGTCGTAATGTCTTTTAACCATTTTTATATTTTAAAAGTTTAGAGTAATATTCAAACCAATATCTTTCTTGCCAAATTGTTCCTTCTTCCAAATAAACTAATGGTTTTTTTTGCCAAGGTTTTTTTACAATGTAGTGTAAAATCTTAATATGTTTTGGGAGTCCTGTGTTTTGAAATATTTCTTTTGAATATGTTTTTAAATAATTGTACGATACTGGTATTTCAGTTATATCATCGTAAAAATAATTATTTATGATGTCCTGGTCAAGATGTTCTGTAATACCATAGATTGTTGTAAGATGTATTAAATCATTTGTAATTTTTTCTGATAAGTACTTTTTTGAGATTACTAATACACCAGTGTTATATTGATCAATGTATAAGTCTCTAACACCACCGATATCACCATCAAAGTCAATTAGATAATCAATGTTTCCTAAAATAACAACATCGGAATCTAAAAATATAATTTTGTTAAATTCAATTAATGAAAAAATTTCGTATTTGGTGTAATCACCAAAAGACATTTGTTTTTCTTTTAGTTTTTCTATTTCAGAATATTTTTCGGTGTCAAATCTTTTTATGTGTATATTGTTATAAATTTTTCTTGATGTGACTAAATCTTCTGGTGTTAAATCATTTGTTATGATTACAAATGGTAAACTTTCACTAACAACTCTTGGGTTGTTATCAATTAACGATTTTAACATTACCTCAAATCCTATGAGATAATCTTTATTACATACTGTTACAAACATACTGGAAATATAAATGAAACCTCATAAAAATAAAGAACCCCAACTGTTTTAAAATTGGGGTTATTAAAATTTTATAATTTGCTATTATGGAACATATTTTATTCTACACGAATCGGCACCATCGTACCAAATAGATCCAGATGGTAATCCAAAAGAACCAGGAGGTAAATTTACAATACTTAAACAGTTAACATATGTTGTGTTTGGACAAGATGTTACAATATTTTGACCAATAATAAATGAACAATCGTGTTGTACTGTATTTAATATACCACCTAATATACCACCGTATCTTGAGATTATTGCGTTACAAAAACCACCACCAATCACACCCCAACCTAAAGTTGATCCACTTATTGTGTTACATTCTCCCGCACCAATAAAACTATACGCCGAACTAAAAGTTGTGTTTTTAAAACCACCAACAATCGCACTTTGACAAGATAATGACGTGTTACAACTACCACCACCGATTATTGTATTTTCTTCAGATGTAACATTGCACGCACCACCATTTATACTATTTCTATTTGATAATGTTGTATTGTTTCTACCGGCACCTATAAAGGAACTTGAGCCATTTGTGGTGTTACATCTACCGGCGCCAATAAATGAAATTGTGTCAACTGCGGTATTTTCACAGCCACCAACAATAGTTGATCCTGTTGTTACAGCAGTATTTAATAAGCCCCCACCAATTGTTGAGTAAAGCCCACTTGAAGTGTTTTGACGGCCACCACCAATAGTTGAACCATAACAACTTGATGTGTTATTATAACCACCACCTACGGTTGAATAATTACCACTTGATGTATTACACGTACCTCCATTTACAATTGAATAATTACCACTTGATGTGTTTTTAAGCCCACCACTTACGATTGAATAACTTCCACACGATATGTTGAAATTTCCACCAGCAACAGTTGATACGGCACCACTTGATGTGTTACAATATCCACCACTTACGGTTGAATCATTACCACTTGATGTGTTACGATAACCACCACTTACGGTTGAATTATCTCCACTTGATGTGTTACATCGTCCACCACTTACGGTTGATTGATAACCACTTGTTGTGTTACAATATCCACCACTTATTGTTGAAAAATCAGCACTTGATGTGTTACAATATCCACCACTTATTGTTGAGCAATTTGATTGTATCGTATTATAGTAACCACCACTTACGGTTGAGTACTGACCAATAATTGTATTATTTTCACCACCACCGATTGTTGAATCTTGTCCATCAATTAAATGGTCTTCACCACCAGAAATTGTTGAGTAATCTGAATTAGTAGTTATTGTACTATTTTCACCACCACCGATTGTTGAGTAACAAGCTGATGCTGTATTACTGTATCCACCACCGATTGTTGAGTAACAAGCTGACGCTGTATTACTTTCTCCACCACCGATTGTTGAGTAACAAGCTGACGCTAAGTTATCACGACCACCACTCACAGTTGAACATTCACCATAAGCTGTGTTATTACGACCACCACTAACAGTTGAGTAACGAACTGACGCTAAATTATTACGACCACCACTAACAGTTGAGTATTGTCCAAGTGAACTATTATTACAACCCCCACCAACAAATGAATATGTTCCAGATGTTGTATTTATTTGCAATGTAACATCATCAGTAACTGATACACCACCAAAACTAGTCCCATCAAAAAATAATGTATCACCATCTACATAATTAGTACCACCATATACAATATTAAGATATGAAAAAGAACCTGTATTAAATGTAAAGTCAAATATTGCACCCGTCCCATATCCAGAAACAGTTGATGTTGGTGCGATACCGTTGTAGGCACCATTAAAAGTTCCACCGGTATATACTGTATTGTAGTAATTACTAACAGTATTTTTTATTCCTGATTTATTTCCATAACCACCACTTATTGTTGAAAAATTAGTGTATGATGTATTTTGAAAACCGCCACTAACAAGTGAACAACTACCAAGAGCGTCATTTGATGTACCAATTCTTTGTGTTGAGTCTACACCAACACCAACTTCATAAAGTCCAACACCACCATTTATAACATTTCCATCAACATCAATACCTAAAGTATTTATTGATGTACCAGTTGTTACATTTTGAATATTTAAATAAGGAACATAAACAGTATCGTTTGTTGTTCCAGAAATATTTTGTCCTCCTAAAATAACACTTCTATCTGCGTTAATTGTTGAGTTATTTGAAAATACCATTGAGCAATCACCTAACACTAAGTTTTGATTACCACCAACAATTGCAGAACAATATCCAGATACGGTATTTCCATAACCACCAGAAATATTACTATTAAAACCAATTGCAGTATTAAACTGACCTCCAGCTATTACTGTACCGTCAGAATAAACTTCATTAGATAATCCACCTAATATTGATGCGTATGTTCCGTAGTTTCTATTTTGTGAACCACCGGCTACAACAGAAATGTTTGATACCGTTGTGTTTTCACATCCACCACCAACAAATGAACTAGACCCTAAGTTTACGTTCTTACATCCACCAACAACAATAGAAAAGTTTGCGTCTGATGTATTACAACACCCACCAAGAATTGCGCTACCACAAGAATCAACCGTATTGTATTCTCCACCACCAACAACAGTAAAATCACAATTTGCGATGTTTGAATTACCCCCACCAACAAAAGCTGTTGTGTCGGCTGCTGTGTTAAATCTACCTCCCGCAACAATTGCAAAATCTCCAGTAGCACTATTCTGTGCTCCGCCGCCAACGGTTGAGCAAGCGTTTATTGCGACATTTTCAAAACCACCACCGACAGTTGTGTTATAATCAGAAGCTGTGTTTGATTCACCACCACCAATTGCTGAATATTTTCCAGAAGAAGTATTGTTACAACCAGCAGTAACAGAAGCATAATTTTGTGATGCAATATTTAAATAACCACCACCAACAAATGTACAACCATCTGAAGTTGTGTTCTTACAGCCCCCAGCAATTGTTGAAAGGTCACCATCTGTTGTGTTTAATTCTCCACCACCAATAAAAGATGATGACGCACCAGAAAATGTTACATTTTTATAACCACCAGTGATTGAACCAAATGTTCCATTATCTGTATTACAATAACCACCACCGATAAAAGAATAATTCCCAGTTGACGTATTACATCTACCACCAGTAACTACACCCATACAACCAGTTGTTGTATTAAAAAAACCACCAACTATTGTTCCGTAGTTTTTATCTGCTGTGTTTGAATACCCACCTAATACTGTTGAATAATTACATCTAGCTTCATTGTTATTATCACATCTAACTGTAGAGTTTATCCCACCTACCGGGTCATCAATTATAACGTAAGCCATATTTGTTTTTTTTATTTTTAATTTATGTTTAAACCCCCACTATTAAATGGGGGTTTTTGTTTTTTATTAAAGTTTAATCCAAAGTTGAGTACCACCACCTGACGCGCTTGTTGTACATCTATAAACAGTACCACTTGGAAGTGCCGCAACTTCAGTTTCGGTTGGTAAACTTTTTAAAGTAACTCTTGAACAAGTGTTTGGAGATGAAATACCACCACCATTAACTGTAAAGTTATTTACAAAAGTTGTGAAACATTGATCAGTTGTAATGTTACATCCTAAAATGTGTGTATCACTTAAACAAGCTGTGTTTAATCTACCAACAGCAGATGAATATGAAGCAAGATTACTAATATTATTTCCACAACCACCACCGATTGTTGAATGAGGAACACTAGTACCAATCACGTTGTTTTCACCACCATTAACAACACTACAACAAGAACTATTTGTGTTGTTTCTACCACCAACAATGCTTGAGTGAGACTGTGTTGCACAGTTAAATTGACCACCACCAATTGTTGAATAAGATTGGATTAAACAGTTTGACGCTCCGCCACCAATTGTTGACGCGTAGCCTGTTGCAGATATTGAGTTTGAAATACCACCTAAAATACCTGATACCGTAGATGCCGCGGTATTTGTACTACCTAACACAACAGAACAAGGTCCACTAGCAACGTTTGCCGATCCAGTTCTTAATGTTGAAAGCGAACCTGCACCCGCAACAACAATTTGAGCTGGAGTTGATGTTAAACCTGCTGGTAATCCACTCACTGTTGCCACACCGTTTTGTCTATTTAATGTGATTAAACCGTTAGCGTTATTATATGTACCACCAGTTACGTAGTAATCATTATTTAAGAAACCAGTTGCTGTAACAATATTTCCGTTATTTAATGATAAATCTAATGTACCGTTAGAGTATGTTGCACCAGTTACAAAATTATTTTGTGTTTGGAAACCAATTACAGAAACACTCGGTTGTCCATTATTTTGTCCTAATGTTAATTGTCCTGTTAAAGAATTATAAGTACCACCAGTTAAATATGTGTCAGTATCAAAGATACCACTAATTGTTACAGAACCATTTTGTCTATCTAAAGATATTTCACCAGTACCAACATTGTAAGTACCTCCAGTTACATAATAATCTGTAAATCCTGTTGCAGTAACTATTGAACCATCACTATTTGTTAATGTTAATGTTTCATTGACTTTTGTCGCACCAGTTAATATAACATCGGTATATCCAGTTAAGAATCCAGAAACACTAAATGTATTTCCAGAATTTGTAACAAATGTTGCATCACCAGTTGTTGGGTTATAAGTACCACCAGTTACGGTCATATCAGATGCTAACACCGATAAATTAACTTGATAAGCATTACCATCATTTACTAAAGCCTCTAGTTCAAAAGTTCCTGGGTTCCAAGTAAGACCTGTTAAATAGTAGTCAGTTGTTGATGAACCGATAACAACATTACCAGAGCCATCAACCGCTAAGTTTGAAACTGGCGTTGTCGCACCAACTGTTTGAATGTTTAATTGTGGTACATAAACGGTATCGTTTGTTGTTCCCGTAATGTTTTGTCCACCAATAACAGCGGTTCTAACGCCAAGTGCTACGTTTTGATAACCACCTAAAATCATTGAGTAAAGGCCGGATGTTGTATTTTCTCTACCACCATTAATTGTTGAATACCAACCAATAGCTCTATTACACCTACCACCAGTAGCTGTTGCCATATATCCATTAGCAGTATTTAAAAATCCACCACCAATAAATGTGTAAAAACATTTTGAAATATTGCCATAACCACCAACTACTGTTGAACACGGATTACATGCCGTATTAAATTGACCACCACCAACAATACTTTTGTCACCAACAGCGGTATTACAAAAACCACCACCAACTACTGATTGAGAACCACATGTTTGATTTCCCCAGCCACCGGTAATATTCGACATATAACCGTAAGTTTGATTTAAGTATCCACCACCAACAAAATTGTAACCACCGTAAGCATTGTTAAAATATCCACCACCAACAGTATCGTATGTGTTGTTAGCACCATTATTTGTACCACCAACAACTGTTGCGGCATATTGTGTTGAGTAATTTGATGATCCACCAAGTACTGTTGAATTTTGTGCTGAAGCTGCGTTACTTGCATTTTTTCTAACTGTAGATGAAACACCACCACCACCTTGTACTATTACAGCATCATCAATACCAGAAATACCAACAGTACCGTTTTGTTGTTGTATTGTTAAAGTCGATGTTGATGGAGTATAAAAACCACCAGTAACATATGTATCTGTATATCCAGTTAAGAAACCAGTAACATTAAATGTTCCACCAGAATTATTTGTAAAAGTTGCAGTACCAGAGTTTAAATCATATGTACCACCAGTCACTCTTAAATCGCCAGCTAAAATACCTAAATTAACCGTGTATGCACTATAGTTGTTTAGTTCAACTGTTAAGTCGTAAGTACCTTGATTAAATGTAAATCCAGTTGTAAAATAATCTGTTGCACCAGTTGTAAAACCAGTCACAACAAAAGAACCACCTTGGTTGTCTTCAAATGTCGCAATACCAGTTGAGTTATCATATGTACCTCCCGTAACATACGTATCGATAGATGTGAATCCAGTTACTAAAACTGAAGAACCATCTGTATTTGTTAATGTTAAATTACCAGCAGTAAATGTACCACCAGTTAAATATGTATCAGTATATCCAGTTGTAAAACCAGAAACTTGTACTGTATTTCCAGATGTGTTTATAAATGTTACAACACCAGTATTTGCGTTATATGTTCCACCTGTTAAACCTAAGTCAGTTGCTAGAACACCAAGATTAATTGTATCTGTAAAACCATCGTTTCTTCCAATAGTTAAATCAAAATTATTTGTGTCAAACGTTACACCAGTAAAATATTTATCTTCTAATCCAGGAACAATAACATTACTTCCATTTTTTAAATCAAGTGTTAGAGCACCTGCATTATAATTAAAAGTACCGCCAGTCACAAAATTGTCAGTAGTAACAAATCCGCCTTGGACCACGTTACTTCCGTCACTATTTATTAAAGTTAATAAACCAACGTTATTTAATGTTGATGCACTTAAATATACATCACTATAGTTACCAATAACAACATTGCCGTTAACATCGACACCTAAATTATTAACAGACGTTGTTACTCCAATTGAATCGATATTTAATTTTGGTACATAAACGGTGTCTGCTGATGTCCCTGTTAATCCAGCACCACCAAGAATAACTGATCTTGCGCCGGTTAATACATTTGAGTTACCACCAATTGTTGCAGAATAATTACCACTAACATTATTTAACTGTCCGTTCCCAACAAAAGAGTTTACACCTCTTGCAATGTTGTTATCACCACCAGCAATTGTCGAACCTGACATTGCTGTGTTATTGTCACCACCAAGAACATTAGATTTTAAATTTATTGCTGTATTATAATAACCACCACCTACAATTGTATAATCCGATTGTGCCGTATTAAAAGCGCCGCCATTAACAACTGATGATTTACCGTTTGCAAAGTTATTACAACCACCACCAACACTACTTAAAAGTCCGTTAGCGCGATTAAGATAACCACCACTTATATTAGAATAATCTCCTTTTGCTGTATTTCCTCTACCACCGGCAACCGTTGCGTATCCGGTATTTCCACTTGTTGTGTTTGCTCTACCTCCAGAAACGGTAGAATAAAGAGCTGAAGCAGAATTTGTTTGTCCACTTCTAACAGTTGTTGTTAATCCACCTACTGGATCACTAATAATAACGTAATTTGACATTATTTATTTTTTTTTTTCGTTTATTTTATTTTTTAATAAATATTAAGGATTATATAAAGTATGGTTTTTTTAAAAAAAAAAATTAAGAACCAATTTCTGTTGCAAGACAAATTTCACCATTTTCTCGAATAAGTCTTCATATCGTTAAAAGATATGTAAGCATGACCACCAATACCCCAAGATTTCCCCCAACTATTTTTTATTCTAAAAACTTTTTTTGTTAAATCAACACCATTAATAACATAAGCATGACCACCGGCGAATTTACCAGTTAATCTTATGTTTCCAGACTTATCTGGACTAAACATTCCATTATACCAATTTGTACCAACTACAACTGGACCAACTTTTAAAACTGTGTTTACAAGTGTTGGTAAATCAAATGCCCAATAGTAAGATTTTATTTTACCAATTTGTTGTAAATATTTTACAGCACCCCTAACTGATGTACCATTATAATTTTCACCAGGCCATTGATCTAATTTTTGTGCGTTAAAATAAATTGTACTTGGATTTACAACTGGTGGTATTCCAGATTGTTGAACTGGTCCATCTTCTAACCAGTGAGACCAAGAATAACCAACACATTGTGGTAGCGCTCCTTGATTACCCCACCATCCATTTGCATCCCAAAATCTTTGTGTTAATATTTGTGGTTTTGAAGAAATAGATTGAATTACTTTTTGATTATTTTTAATTAGATAATTTAAATCTCTTTTATCTTCCACGTATATTCTACCTAGTTCAAATGGAAGTGTTGTTGCACTTGATGGTGTTATTTCAGTTTCACCACTTATTGTGTATGTAAAATCATTTGTTAAACAAAATTCAGTATCACAATCTGGACAGAACGGGTTAAAAAATCTAAATTTATCTTTTAAGACGTTAAAGTTATGTCTTATTTCAGAAGAATCTAAAGGTTGTACATACATTCTAAATTGTGAAATAGCACCATCAAAAGTACCACCAAATTCCTTTTCTAATAATATGTTTGTTGTAAGTCCAGATAATGATGTGCCAGATAGAACAGATGTTGGAAACAACTCTGGGTCTTGTATAAAATCACTACTTAAATTTTCACAAGTTGATGGTACCAAATTTTCGTGAAGCCCTTGCGTACCACCACCCCAAGAAATGTTAAATGGGACACCAACTTGTTTTTCTTTATCTGTTGGTAGTGCTCTTGGGATAATTTCTTCAAAATCATTTATTGTATAAATTAATTTACCATTAACATAAATTAATAATTTACCTTTTCTATATTTTTCATCTAATAACCAACTATCAGTTAATTTAACTGTTTCTATTTGTTCAGATTCTTTTTTACCATTTGAATATGGTGGCGCTATTAAAGTAAAAGTATTGTTTGCTAAACTTTCAAGGTATTCTTTTTTTGTAATGTTACCTAATCCACCCAACCATAATAAATCACAATTATCTAAATTTGTATATCGCCTCCAAACAACATCTAATAAAAACCAATGTTCTTGTTCTATAAACGCTGGATTTTGTTGTTCACAATAAGAATATATTGGTGGCGTACACCATTCTTGAATTGTATAACCGGTAACAAATGTTGTTCCAGTTCCAGTTACTGTATTTCCAGTTGTAATACATTCACCAGTAAATCTTAAAACTTTTATTCCAATACCTGGATTTTGTGGATCACCACACAACTTAAATGAAATATTATTTGACATTGAGTCAAGTAATGGGTCTTTTTCACAAGTGTCCTCTACGGATGTAAACCCAGAAGTAGGACAATCCAAACAATCAAGACAAGTATCACAAGTTGTACAAGTCGGCGTACATTCAGGAAGTGGTGTATCACAACTTGGCGTTGGACTAGGAAGTGGTGCTGGGGTTGGTGTTGGTTGAATTACATCTCCACAATAATGTGTTTGGCATTCCCAACCACAAGATTCACAAGCAAATTGGTTACAACCGCAACCACAAGTTGCCGCACTCATAGGATTACCCTTACAAGAACCACAACCATAATTTATATGTGGGTCGTGAATCCCATTTAAAGAACGTGGCGGATAAAGAAATATACACCTACTATTTGTAATATTTAAATTACAACAAGCACAAGTTTGTAAACAATTGGCAAGTGGTGTTGTAACTCTTGTATAACCAGTAAAACATTTTGGTGTTCCATCGGCATAGTGATAAAATTTATTTTCAGCTCTAGTACCCCAATAGAAAAAAGTATTTTTGTTATTTGGGTATAACCCATTTAATGTTGTTTCGTCAGAACTTGGTAGATATTCATTACATAACCTTGGTTTTAAAATTAACTCAACACTCCAACCTTTGTTCATTCTTTCTGGAAAAATGTCATAATCAAAACCAAACAGTTTATAAAACCCTTGATAAAAACCACCATATAATTCGTGATAAATGCCTTCTGTTGCACCAGTCTTACTAACGACTTCATATAATGTTTGAGCGCTAAACGCCTCAAATCGATTTAAATTTGTTGTATTCCCAGTAACTTGGAAAAGTTTAAGTCTTCTATCATAATACATTCTATCAAACTTAACACTGTCTTCAAATATACCATTTGTAAAATATATTGTCTGACCACTCATAGTATTAATTAATCCATTATCAATACCGGTAAATCCAATATCACAAGAAGTTGAAGCACTAAAAAAACAAAAATTAGAATTTTCTGGGTTATAATAATTTTGTGAAACAAAAATGTTACTTTTATTATAATTTTTATACTTTAAATTAAGTTTTTGTGCTGTTAACGAATCGTTTATATCAAAATAAAATGGAAGCTTGTTACCATAAGTTTGTGCAATAATGTAAGGTGAAAATATAACTTCTTCTTTATAGTCCCTTTCATCTGAAGCTAAGGACATATCCATACTATCAGATACTAAATCTATATTGATTTTTTTATAAACATATTGATTAATATTCTGTTGCGACATCTTTTTTATTAATAAATACAACAATCCAAAGTATTTATATTAAAACTATTTTATGATTGAGCTGAATAAAGAATATTTTAAAAAACCTTATTATTTCTTTTTAAAAGACAAAGGGAGTAAAATTTCATTGTATTATTCGGTTTCTAGCACGTTAAACGAAGCCAAAGAAAAAGATGAAAAAATTGATATACCTAAAACACAAGAAAAAAAAGTTAAAAATATTGTTGGTAATATTCTTAAAAGCAACAAAACTTTTAGTGTGTCAAGTATTAGAAACGCTTTTAAAAAAATGTTGGATGACACAAAAAAAGAAGTAAATGAAACAAAACTTCTTGCTAAAATTTTAGCTAAGGCATTAAATTCTTATATGAAAGAAGGTGATTTAAATTTAGATGAAGATGATGTTATATTTATAAAATCACAATCAAAAGATATATTAAAAGTTTTACCTTTAGTTGTTTTTCAAATTGTACCAGGATCAACCATTGCAACACCCTTTATTGTTGCTTTAGCGGAAAAAGCTGGTATAAAATTAACCAGCAAAGTTCCAGAAAAATACAAGAAAAAGGAAGGTGGTGAAATTGATGAACTAGTTGACGCTGATGGTAGTATGTCTAGTTCGCAAATACCAATTTTAGACCAAGGACAACATACACAATGGACACAAGATATGAGAGCTGGTTTAAATAGAATGGCCAATGGTAACTTTCCGTTTAAAGCTAGAATTTATTTTGGTGAAGCAGAAGAAAAACAAGAACCTTTAGATGAAGAAGATTTTGAACATGCTTTTGGTAAACAAGAAATTGATGATGAAAATATAAAAACTTTTAAAGGTTGTATTCGAGTTTTCAAAGATTTGGAAATTAAAGACCCATTTGAAAGATATGAAAGATGTATGACTTTTGGTTTTGACCCAGAACTTGATGAAGAAGGAAAACAGAGAATTGTTGAGTTAAGAAAAGAAAAAATGCGGTATATGATTGACGAACTTTTGCTTAATAAAAAATCAAAAGATAAAGATATTAAAACAAAAGATAGTGATGATAATTCACCTATTAATAAAATTTTAATGCGGAATTTAGAATCAATAAAAAAATTAGCAGAAAAAGAAGGAATAAGTTTAGATAAACTAATAAAACATCTTAAAGAAAGTGAATAAAGATTTATACGGGCAACCAATTCAGTTACCAAAAGAAATATCTGAATACTTAGAAACTTGTTTTAATCATGCTACTAATTCTGATTCAAATACTGAAGGGTATAACAGAAATCAAGAATTAAGAGATACTGGATATGTAACTTATCAACAATTAGGTAGAATTAAAAATTGGTTTGATAATTATAGTGGTGACGGAAAAGACGCCCCATATATATTAAATGGTGCTGATTATATGAAAAGTTGGGTTGATAGAACACTTGAGTCAATGAGAAATGGTGACGAAATGTCAAAACAAATTAGACAAGACTACCATCCAGAACCTATTGATAATGACCTTGTTGATGATATGGGTTGGTTAGCGGATATGAATAGACCATCAAAAGAACATAGTAAGTTCCAAGATGATATTAAAATAACAGAAAACCTTAAAAGGATAAACGAAATAATGAAAAAACTACTTTAATGGCAACTAGTGAAAGATTAGATTTTAGTCAACCAATGAATGATCTTGGTATGATTGGTGAAGACCAAAGAAAAAAGTTAATCCCAAAAAATGATTATAAACCAACAAACTCTTATTCTGCAACCAATAAAGATGCAATCTCTGATGGTGATGAATTTGGTAAAGGAACTGGAACTTTTTTGGATACAACTAACGGTGGATCATCCACAGACGTTTTTGAAAGAATTAACGAAATAAAAATTAATGAATATCAAAAAGACAAACCATATACTACCCCAACCGCTTAATGAAACTTTACAATGTATATAATAACCTTATTGTTGAGGTAGCATCTATAAATACTATTGTAGATGCTATTAAGAAACGACAACGGGTTATTGTTTACTATGATGGTGACGAACCAGGAGGAAAGGGATTAAGAATTGTAGAGCCGGTTTGTTATGGTTATAGTAAGGCTGGAAATCCAGTTTTAAGAGCTTGGGATTTAGAAGGTTCTTCACATAGAGCTTATTTAGGTAAAAAACCATTACCAAGTTGGCGATTGTTTAGAGTTGATAAAATAATTACATTTAAACCAACAACTGAAACTTTTAACGAACCAAGACCAAATTATAATCCGGCGGGAGATAAAAGTATGACAAGGGTAATAATAAACGCAGTATTTTAAATAAAATGAAATCAGAACAAGATTTAATAAATAAACTTATGATTTCCAAAAAAATAATGGAAAAACATAATGAAATTGGTAGAGGGTCGGCAACCCAACCAACAAGTTTTAACGCACCACAAGTTGACGAGTTCCAACCAGTAAGTGGAAATTACAATATTCCACAAGAATTTTTAGCGGAAAATGATATAAAAATACAAAGTAATGTTTCGCAAGGCACATCAGAAGAAAGAATTAAAAATTCAAAACTACCAGACGAAATAAAAAAACTTATGTTAGAACACCCAATTGAACAACCAACATCTTATAACGGTAGTGCAACATTATCTAATGAACTTGTTGAGAAGGCATCAAGATTAATGGGTACAAATCAACCACAAACACAAAAATCTACAACACCACAAAAAACACAAACAGTTAACGCTTCAATAAATTATGATGAGGTTAGAAATATTGTAAGAGAAACTGTTGAAGATGTGTTAAAAGAAAACGGACTTCTTGTTGAATCAACAACTAGATCTAACGAAGCTTTTAAATTTAGAGTTGGTAATCACATATTTGAAGGTAAAGTAACTAATATTAAAAAGATAAGTAAGTAATTAATTTTTACGTATCATTAGACCTCAACATAATTGTTGGGGTTTTTTATTTTATGGTTGATATTTTAATCAAATATTGGTATATTTTTTCTTATAAAATTAAGTATGGAAAAAATAAATGTATTAGTACTCCCTAGTGACCAATCAGGAGTTGGAAAATTTAGATCAGTTGACCCCCACGTTAAATTACAAAATATGTATCCAGATGATTTCTATGTGGATATTGACTACGAACCAAAAATAAATGATATAAATTATTGGAAAAAATATCAAATCGTCCACTTTCATAGAAGTATTGGGACGGATTATGATAACTGTCCTAATATTGTAAAAATGTTACAATCTATGGGTATAATTGTTATTGCAGATATTGACGATTATTGGTTACCAACAAAAGAGCATCCGATACATCAATTAATTATTCAAAATAAGTTACACGAAAAAATAACAGCAAATCTTAAAGTTGCAGATTATGTTATTACAACAACAGAACTTTTTGCAAACGAAATAAAAAAATACAATAAAAATGTAATTGTATTACCAAATGCCGTTGACCCACAAGACCCACAATTTAACGAACCAACACCAAAGTCTGATAAAATTAGAATTGGTTGGTTAGGTGGCTCTTCACACTTACACGATTTAAAATTACTTGACGGCATGGTTTCTAAACTTTCACAATTTCAAGATAAGCTACAATATTATGTTTGTGGTTTTGATATTCGTGGTACAATAACAGAAATTAACCAACAAACTGGACAAAAAACACAGAGAGCAATTAAACCGGAAGAAACTGTTTGGGTTAAATACGAACAAATTTTTACGGACAATTACAAAATTATTACACCAAGATATAATGATTATTTAAATACGTTTACTGAAAATGATTATCCTGGTGTTTTAGATGAAAATTATGTAAGAGTATGGACTCGACCCGTAACAAGTTATGCAAAAAATTATTCTAAATTTGATATTTCGTTGGCACCAATTAAAAACCATATTTTTAACAGAATGAAATCACAACTTAAAGTTATTGAAGCTGGTTTTTATAAGAAAGCATTAATCGCGTCAAATGTTGGTCCATATACAATTGATTTAAAACACGCACTTAAAAATGGAGGGTTTACTGATGGAAATGCACTACTAGTAAATGAAAATAATAATCATAGTGACTGGGCAAAAAATGTTAAAAAATTAGTTGAGAACCCAAATATGATTACGGATCTTGGTGAAAAATTATATGAAACAGTTAAAGATACCTATGATCTTAATGTTGTTACAAAAAATAGAGCAGAATTTTACAAATCTTTAATTAAATAATTTATGATTAATATACCTATAACCAAGATTTTATTTTTAGATATTGAAACCGTTGGTGGTTGTCCGGATTTTGAATCTTGTGAAAGATTTAGTCCACAAATTGCAGAACAATTTGACAAATACTTTGATTGGTTTTTAAAAAGATTCCCTGAAGACAATGCTCTTGGGGAGTCTGAAATTGAATGGAAAAATGAAGTGTTTAAAAAGAGAGCAGCACTTGTTCCGGAGTTTGCAAAAATTGTTTGTGTATCAGTTGCATTTGTTTTAGATAATGGTGAAACAAAAAAACAATCTTTTGTTGGTGACGATGAAAAAAAATTGTTAAAAGAAGTAAGAATACTACTTGATCGTTGTGAAAAACTTGGATTTTATCTTTGTGGACACAACTTAAAAAACTTTGATATTCCAATGCTTGCAAAACGCATGATCATAAATGGGATTCGTCCATCAAAGATTTTACCGTCATATGATACAAAACCTTGGGAGATTAAAGCGATTGATACAAAAGAAATTTGGCAATACGGCGCATATACATCAATTGGTTCACTAGACTTGTTATGTTCTTGTTTAGATATACCAACACCAAAGGATGGTGAGATTACCGGAGCCAATGTTCATAAAGCATATTGGGAAGAACAAAAATTAAAAGAAATTGGTGAGTATTGTGAAAAAGATGTTGATGTACTTATTGAGGCAATAATGAAATTAAAAAGTTTAGAGTAATGGAGAATATAGAAGATTTGTTTGACGACTCAATAGCGGATATTGACTATAATAAAGTATTAAATGAATTTGGGATAGATGTGGAAACACTTGAAAAAGAACTAGGTGTTCATCAACCAACAATAGATTTAAAATTTTCAAAAGAAAATGGTGAGGTGGCGACACCAGAGTACGCATACCCTTCTGATTCTGGGTTTGATTTATATTCAACAGAAGAATTAACAATTGAACCGTTTGGAAGAATTTTAGTACCGACCGGATTACGAGTTGATATACCAGAAAATTATGAAATCCAAGTTAGATCAAAAAGTGGTTTAGCGCTTAAACAAGGATTAATGGTTTTAAATTCACCAGGTACTGTTGACCAAGGATACACCGGTGAAATTAAAGTTATAATTTTTAACACAACCAATAGTAGTGTAAAAATACTAAAAGGACAAAAAGTGGCACAAGCTGTTCTGTGTCCTGTTGTTAGTGGTCGATGGGTTAAATTAAAAGAAGTTAAAAACGTAGAAGACAAAGATAGGTCTGATAAAGGATTTGGAAGTACAGGAATATGATTACAATTGGTTACTCAACAAGACAACATAACCCAACTTTAATAGAGTACTATAAAAAAGCTTGTGGTGGAAATAAAAATTTTGAGGTTATTGAAAAAGTTAATAACGGTGAAAAAGGACTTGCACAAGTTTATAATGAAATATTAAATGAGGCTCAAAATAATATTGTGGTTTTCTGTCACGACGATATTGAATTTGATACAAATAACTGGGGTGAAAAATTATTAAAACTTTTTAATAAAAATCCAGAGTTTGGTGTAATTGGAATTGCCGGGACAACAGATTTAATTGATGGTCGTTGGTGGACATTAAAAGAATCAATGACTGGTATTGTGTCTCATAAACACGAAGGAAAAAAATGGACAAACACATATTCTTCGGACCAGGGAAACAAATTAAAAGAAGTTGTTGTTCTTGATGGATTATTTTTTGCCGTAGATAAAACAAAAATTGTAAAAACTTTTGACGAATCATTTAGTGGTTTTCATTTTTATGAAATACCTTTTTGTTTTGAAAACTATTTGGGTGGTGTTAAACTTGCCGTTACAACTCAAATTAGAGTAACACATATGTCTATTGGCCAAACCAACCAACAATGGGAGGAAAACAAAACTCAGTTTGAGGAAAGATATAAAAATAATTTACCAATAAGATTATCAAACAATAAAACTTTGGAAGAAAAGATGATACTTGATATATCTAAAGTTGGTATTGGTATGACAACCTATAAAGCTGAACATAGGATAAAACAAAGTGCGTTTACGGTACCAAAATGGATGAAACATTTTGTTATTGTAAATGACGGAACACCGTATGATAATTCATCATATCCGGAACAAGCGTACCTTATTCAACACGAAACAAATATGTCTGTTGGTGCTGCAAAAAATACCGCGATGAAATACCTTTTAGAACAAGGATGTGAACATATTTTTTTAATGGAAGATGATATCTTAATTAAAGATGAAAAAGTTTTTGAAGAGTATGTTAAACATTCTGTAATTTCTGGAATTAAACATTTGAATTTTGCTCTTCACGGACCAGCAAACAAAAAAGGATCAACTGGGTTTACAACATTAGAGGATAGAAAAGATGTTGATGGTGAACCAAACCCAAGAATGATTATACCGTATCCAGAAGGAAATAAAATTGTTTTATATCCAAATTGTGTTGGTGCATTTTCATACTACCACAAATCAGTTTTAGATAAAATTGGTTTATTTGATCCAGTATTTAAAAACGCTTGGG